TATTGTACGTTATGCTTGGCATACAGATAAGTATGTATCTTTTTTGAAAAAACTTCAATGTATGAAATTATTGATTCGCATTCCTCCCACACCACGAGGGTGTGGGTTTCCTGCTCATGCAAATGAAAAAATTCACGTTTGAACAAGAATATTTGTATTTAGAGATTGAATATGTTTCTGGTGCGCCTCCTAAGAAAAAAATTGAAGACAGCGAAGAAGAAAACAGGGGGGGATTATCATTATCGACTGCCTTAATGGTAATGAGGAAGTAAAGCCCTAGAAAACTAATTCAAAACATTTGACACAAAGCTATATCTTATAGTATGCTGAATCTATGCATACACAAGGTCAAGCTATAGATTTTTTAGAGAAGTGTTGGGGACCGGCAAAACTATCAAATGCTGGTTTAAATGCCAATGTTCTTTGTCCTATTTGCCACGAAAAAACGGGCGAAACTGAAAAAAAGAAATTAGCCATCAGAACCGATAATTGGCTCACCCGATGTTGGGTTTGTAATTATAAATCAAAAACAATCTATGGCCTTCTAAAACGCTATAAGCCCCATCAGGCCGATGAGTTCATTAAAACGTTCAATGCTGCGTCTCTGATATCGGATGCCGAAGAAGCAGCCTTTAAAGCTCAGGAACAGGCAATAGAGTTGCCCAGAGGCTTTCAACTTCTTGCGGAATACTACGATAACCCAGAGGCCCCATATTATATTCGTCAAGCAGTAAAATATCTAAAGCAAAGGGGTGTTACATATAGAGATTTTTGGTATTTTAAACTTGGCATTACCGCCTTGGATTTAAATTATAAAAATAGAATTCTTATTCCATCACACGATCAAGATGGTAATCTTAATTTTTTCACTTCTAGAACACACAGACCAAGCGTAAAACCAAAGTATTTTAATCCAAGATTTCATAGAGAAACGGTTATTATAAATGAAATCAATATAGATTGGTCAGAAGAATTAACGATCGTCGAAGGTCCATTTGATTTATTTAAAGTGAATGATAATGCAACTTGTTTGCTTGGGAAAGAGTTAACAAAAGAGTATGCATTATTCCAGAAGATCGCAACAAATAAAACACCAGTTTTGCTTTGTCTTGATAGCGATGCAAAACGTGCCAGTCTTGATATAGCTAAATCGCTTTATGATTACGATGTAAATGTTCGTATTTTAATATTGCCAGAAGAAATAAAAGATCCTGGCGAAATGAAAAGAGATAGATTTATTGATCTAATCAATGATGGAAAACATGTTGTAGAGTTTGATGATCTTTATTATTTGAGAAACTTAATGCTCTAATCTAGAGTAAAACTGGAGAAACTTAATGACAAAAATAGTTCAATTTAGTGATGTTCACTGGCGTGGTATTACACGTCATGAAGAATATACCAATGCATTTAATAACTTTTTTTCACAACTACGTGAAGATGTAAAACCAGATTATATTATTGGCACAGGAGATTTTTTTCACACAAAAACTACTGGCATTACACCAGAAGTGATTGATAAAATTACATGGATGTTTCGTGAGTTGGCAGAAATAGCTCCATTGTATTTGATTCTTGGAAATCATGACGGCAATCTTACAAATGAAAACCGTCAAGATACTATTTCGCCAATTATCGCAGCCATGAACAATAAAAATATTACGCTCTTCAAGCAAAGCGTAAACCATACCATCCCAAACACAAACATTAATCTTTGCGTTTTGTCTTGTTTTGATAAAGATGGCTGGCAATCCGTCTCGCCAAAACAAGATATGATTAATATCGCCCTATTTCATGGTTCCGTAACTGGTTGTGAAGTGGATAGTGATTGGGTTATGTCCAATGGCGAGGTAGATCGCTCAATTTTTGAAAAATATCATTTTGCTATGCTTGGAGATATTCATAAAGTCCAATTCTTAGGACACCGACCCCATTCTGGCGTTACAAGAGATCTAAAACCCTGGATTGGATACCCAGGATCATTCATACAGCAAAATTATGGTGAAATGAAAACAAAAGGATATCTTGTTTGGGATATTCGTTCTGCTAATGATTGGGATGTTTCTTTTAAAGATATTCCTAACGAATATTCTTTTAACACAGTCCCATGGATGGGAAGCGTTCAGGAAACGGTAGATAGTGCAATTGATGTTTGCAATGGTAATCTTCTCAACAAAAGAATTCGCATAGCCTCAAGCGAAAAAATATTTGACGTTCAAATCAAAGAACTACATCAGAAATTAAAAAATTCTCTCAAAGCCTCAGAGGTTGTTATTAAAGCCGATGTAGCAACGAACATTAGTGAATTAGATATTGCTGGCGGCATACAAAAAATTAGCCTAAGAAATGATCCAAGCACTTTGTTTGATCTTTATGATAATTTCATTGTAAGAGACTATAAATCCACATTGTCCGAAGATCAAAAAATTAAAGCAAAGGATTATATTAAAGCTTCTTTGGAAAAAGTTCGTTCATCAGAAGAAGACTCTGTGCGGGATGTGTCTTGGACAATTAAAAAATTAGAATTTAGTAATCTTTATCGTTACGGTGAAAACAATGTAATCGATTTTGAAAAAATTCGTGGTATTACTGGTATTTTTGGAAATAATAGACTAGGTAAAAGTAGCATTGTTGGCGCACTGATGTTTGGTTTGTATAACACGACAGATCGTGGCCCTGTTAAAAGTGCGTACATTATTAATAAAAATAAAACTGCTGGTTCTTCAAGTGTAACCATTGAGGTAAGTGGCGTAGAATATGTCATTGAACGCAAAGTGGAAAAAGCAAAAAAGCGTGGTGGTATTTTTGACGAAGAAAAAGCTGCAACTACCTTAAAACTTTCAAAGGTTAATAAAGATGGAAGCAGAGAAGAGTTAATTAACGAAAACAGTGATACACGAACCGATACAGACAAAGTTATCCGCAAATTAATCGGAAACTCACAAGATTTTCTGCTCACTGCATTCTCTAATCAAGGAGGAATGAATAAATTTATTGATGAAGGTGCCACACAACGTAAGTCTATCCTTAATCGGTTCTTGGATCTTGATATATTCGAAAAATTAAATAAAATGGCCAGCGAAGAATTATCTGGATATAATGCTAAAATTAAGAAATTTCAAAATGTAGACTGGGATCAAGCCGGTAAACTTCTTCAAGAAGCCGTGCAATCAAAACAAGATAATATTACAACTCTAAAAACAGAATTAGAAGAAGTTAAAACGTCTAGAGAAAATTTGCTAATGTTTTTGCAGCAGCGAGGAATTGTCAAACTAAACAATATCCAGAAAACATTGGAAAAATCCAATCGAGCCGTAGAAGACATAGAAAGAAAAATAAGTCTTGCCGCAGCAGAAAAAATTACAGTAGAACAAAAACGTAACATATTTGAAAATAATCTAAAACAATATCAGGAGCAGATTAAACTTCTATCTGTAGATGATTTAAAAGCTAAAAAAGAGCTACTGCAAACAATTGGTAAGCAATACCATGAAACAAAAGCAAGACTTGGCGCAGAAAAACAAAAATTAGACAGCCAAGTTAAGTCAATCCGAAAACTTGATTTGGTCCCATGCGGAACATCATTCCAATCATGCCATTATATAAAAGATAGCCATGAAGATAAAAACTTACATGAAACACAAAAAGAAGAAGTCCTTAAGCTAATAGCATCCTTCGATGGTGTTCGTGAAGAATATGAGATATTACAGAACGAGAAAATCGAAGAAGGCATACAAAAGCATAATGAGCTACAATTGACTATTCAGTCAAATTCTATTAAGCTTGAAGCCGCAATCAAGCAAATTGAGCAAATCAATGGCAACATAGAATCGCTAACTAATACATTGGATGTTTCTAAAAAAGAGCAAGATAAACTAAAAATCGAACTTGAATCATTTGGTACTAAATCATTTAATGAAAAAATTGAAGAAGAGAAAGAACTAGCCCGCAAAATATCTCAGTTAGAGGGGCAACTACAAACAATATATCAAAATATTGGAGCAGATAAAAATAAACTAGAGCACCTAAATGCCGAAGCGGCAGAGGCAAAGGAAATAATAGAAGAACAAAGGGTATATGATAGTATCGTTCAAGCTTTTTCAAAAAATGGAATCCCTGCCTTTATTCTAAAAAGCCAATTACCAGCCATTAACGCTGAGTTAAATAATATCTTGGCCGGAATTGTACCTTTTCGCATCTTCCTTGAAACAGAAGTCGGATCAAATACTCTAGATGTTTTCATTGAAGATAAGGACTCTAGGAGGGTCATAGAGCTTGCTAGTGGCATGGAGAAGATGATTGCAAGCGTCGCTATTCGGGTGGCTCTAATAAGCCTCTCAAGCCTTCCTAAGCCTGACATCTTTATACAAGATGAAGGCATGGGAGTAATCGACGGCAACAATATTTCAAAAGTAATTGAATTGCTGAATACTATCAAAAACCGCTTTAAAGCTATCTTGATTATCACTCATGTCGATGAAATAAAAGAAGCGGCAAGCACGATACTCTCCATTCATGACAATGGCTCAGAGTCTTTTATTTCTAACTGACCATTCTTACAAACAACTACTTGACTCCTTAAAATATCAATGCTAATGTGTGTATGTGGCCGCCAAGGTGGTAGCCACATAACTAAAACAGTTAGAAATAATAGGTATCAAAATGGCTAAGACACGTACACGCAAACTATCCGAACAAGACCGATCACTCCTTGAGAGCCTTGGCAAATTCTCAATTCGAGCTAGGCATTCTTCTTGGGATAGTGTGAATCATCACAATGATATTGAAGCCGTTGGTCTTCTACGAGAAATTAGTGGTCAAGTAACTCTTCATGAATATTCCGCTCTGTCTGATGGTTGGAGCGCATACCGACTTCATGGTGATGAAGGGCATCTGAATCATGCAGTTGAAATTATTACGCAACGTGTTCAAGAAGGTGTAGAATCATTCTGAGATCACTATATAGATGATATGGTATAGAAGCTGGAAACAAGCCTTTACGCTTCCGAAACAAAGGCTTCTATAACATTGGACCGTTAAGTTAGTTGGAAAATAAACTGGCACGCATACAGTTTTCGGCAGTTCGACTCTGCCACGGTCCACGAATAATTACTGATAACAGTAATTCTGTTAAGTTAACCAAATCGATAATATCGATCGTATCATATGCGCCTAACCATTGACACCTAGCGGGTGTCAATATTAGGTACGCTAATATGGCAAATTAAAAATTGCCAAAACAAAGACCAATAATTTAATTGGTCATAAAAAAGAAAGAAAAAAACAATGACAGGACTAGAATTAGTCACCGCTTTTATCACTCTATTTCCTCATTCCCCAGCACGAAGTTGCATCATTGAGCGACGAGAATATATCGCACAAACACTAGAAGCATCACGGGTATCATACCCAGAAATGCCAATTGAGATGATTGCAACTATCGGATTTATGGAAACGCATCTAGGATGTGATCGAGGAGAAGGTGGAAATTGGGGAGCGCCAATCTCTGCACAGCAGCGGCATGTTGCTGGTACGCCACTGCAAGCCGCAAGAGTTTTATGGCGATCTTACGAAGTTTGTCATACCTGGGAAGGTGCCGCACGTCGGTTTCGCACTGGTCTTTGCCATGCAACAGCTACTGGAACTCCATATGCACGAAATGCGATTAGTATTTCAAATCGGATTCAAGTGGAAGTTGAACGAAATCGTGAAAATAGCAACAGGGTTTGCAGAGCTTTGCGACCACGTGTTTGCGGATAATAGGCTATCTAATCTTAGATTCTTCTAACAAAGAGCTATATATTTCTTTCAATATATCAGCATTATTTAATTTTTGATCGATATCATCAATGTTTTTGCTATTAGTTGCCATTGCCCTTATTTTAGGAGCAATAAAATATCGAAGCCCTCCGGTTCCACCGGAGCCAAATCTAGCCATAAGATATGGTTTATAATTCCCTAATTCTTCGCTAGGTAATTCAGAAATGAATATTTTACCATCTCCACCAGGAAATAATTCCCAATATTCATCTGTTAAATTATTTTTTTTCAACATGGGTACTTCATTTGAAAACATGACGAAATCATAGTTTTTTTCTCCATAGTCATGATAAAGAAAGCTTATGAATTCTTCTTCAATTTCTTTAGTCAAAAAATCTTTATATATTTGAGGTATTTTATCAGGATATATGCTGTCCTGATACGATTTAACTTTATTTACAAAATCCTGAAATACGTCAGATAATTTCTTGTACTGTTCAGTTTTTATATAAAACGCTAATTTTTTTATAAAACCTTTATATCTTTCTGCTATACTTTTGCCTTCTTGATGTTTGTAAGAAAACGAACCAATTTCTTTGCCTTTATTATCAATTATTAAAAAGTCAGCCCCACCCTGTACAAGATCATGTTTTTTTATTTGCGTTACGTTATAAAAAATTTTAAATTTTTCTTTTTCTACACTTGATCTAACGAGTATATTAATTGGTTTTTCAAATTTACCTATTTCGGTATTTAAGCTTTTAAGAAAAAGTATTTCTTTCCTCGTTACATCACTTTCATCCACTACCAACCAATCAACTTTTTTGCCTATATCAAATTTTTTATCGTTTAATGGAATTATTCGTTTGGACTCGTCTTGATTAGCACCTAAGAATTTTGATAATATTTTTTGTTTATCTGCCAAGTCTTCATCATTAATTTCTTTTAGTGTGTTTAAATTATAAGGCTCTTTTAAAACATGAATATTGAAATTTTGCGTGACCCTATTAACTTCTGCGAATATTTTTTCTGGAACGATTGCAATAAGCTTCTTGTTAGAAATTATTTCTTTCGCTTCCGTTTCTGATAAAGTATCATTGTTTTCCAATAGCCTATTGATGATATACTTTGGAACTCTGGTTGGGCTTACTCCATAAACTATTCTATAATCTCTAATTGTTGCCATATGATATCTAATTATCATGGCATATTCTTTGTTGTCTATCAAATTTTACAAATACAATCAATATTCATAGCAACTGACGTTATTTCAAACATTAATGGCGATATGTTAAATATTAAAGCATATGCAACAAAATATTATTGATAACGATAAGAATATAAAAATTCTTCATGGCGGCAAAGTTGTGGTTATATCTCCGCTGAATAACGATAAAATCATCATTCCATTCTTTTGCCCTACATGCGAATATCCAATGAAGCAAGCAGAAGATGCTGAAAGTTACAGAAACCATACTTGCTGCCATATGTGCGAACTAAATTGGGCCAGTAGCAACGAAACACCAGACAAAAGCAGCGAACGATGGAAATTATATATGGAAAGAAGACACTTAGTATTTTTGCCCCAAATAAACTTTAAATGAATTCAATACTTATCCAGCAAAAGGATTAAATTATTATGCCTATTCAACAACGTGCTCGCTATAGAATTCTTTCAGGTCTGCTTGATACAAGTTTCGGTAAATCTTCTGAAAAAGCTTACCCAAACCATTTTGTCAAAATGACCATGCCGCTTGAAAATACTATTCAAATAAAAGCTCAAATAATTGTTCGCCTCGGTGGTACAAACATGTATCACGAAATGAGACGCAAATATAGAGAAGAAATGCTGGAAATAATCAAACAAAGACTTGAAAGAATTGCCGATGAATATAAACGTGCAATTGATACAAAATCAAACCTACTTGAACCAAAAGTAGAAAAACATGAAGAACCAGCACCAAAAACAGTAAAACTAAGCCTAGATTCTTCCACAATCCAAGAAGGCATTGAACATATTGGCATGTCAGCATATAACACAGAGAAAACCTGCATTTTCAGATTGGAATGCTTGGCCAATATAAGCTGAGTTTTGAATAATTAAATTATCGAAAAATATGGCGTTAAATAAAAAAGAGCAAGTTGACGAAATAATGAAATGCGGTGAAGAACCAATGTATTTCATTAAAAAATACCTCTATATCCAGCACCCAACAAAAGGACGTTTGCCTTTTGAACTTTATAAATTTCAAGAGCAATGCATTGATGATTTTTTAAACTATCGATTTAATATAGTAGTAAAAGGTCGTCAGCTTGGTTTATCAACTACCACTTCAGCATATTGCTTGTGGATGGCATTGTTTCGTAGAGATGCCGAAATTTTGATCATGGCTACCAAACTAGAAGTTGGTAAAGCAATGATTCAAAAAATACGCACAGCATTCAAAATGTTACCAGCTTGGATGCTCAATATGTTGGACCTCACAGAGCCTGAAGCAGAATCTGTAAAATATATCAAATTCAATAATGGCTCAAGAATAACTGCAATCCCAACCTCTGCCGATGCGGGTCGCTCATCAGCGGTTACGCTTCTCGTGATAGACGAATGTGCTCATATTGAAAACTTAGAAGAGTTATGGCTTGGTTTAAAACCAACGCTTAGCACTGGCGGTCGAGCAATCATGTTCTCATCTCCAAAAGGTAAAAATTTCTTTTATCAATTATGGATGGGCGCAGATACCAATGAATATGAAAAAGATAAAATTGGCTTACATTGTACTTCTGTAGGGAAAAATGGATTCCACGGAATAAAATTACCATGGACGGTGCACCCAGAGCGTGATGATAAATGGTTTGAGGAAGAATCAAGAGCTATGTCTTCCCAGGGAATAGCTCAGGAATTATTATGTGTTGGGCCACAGTCTCGTATTCAGACATTTGATGGGTTTAAATTTGCCAGTGATATCTCCATTGGGGACATGGTACTTACTCATAAAGGAAGATTTAAACCAGTAATAAATGTAGGGTCTAGGCTAGTAGACCAAGAAGAAAACGTGTATCAAGTCTCAGTGCCATGCAATAGAGAAGAAGACCTTTTGATTACAGGAAATCATCCTTTGTATGGTAAAAAATTTCATTGCACTTCTACTGTATCGCCATGGAAAAAGATAATAGACGAAGGTATTAAATCTGATTTTTATTCTCTTGATGAGATTGATAAATTTCAGAAAACATATGCCGATAGATTTTTTTCTTCACTTCAGCCAGCAAATTATATTAATAATATCATTGGAAAAATTACGGATAAAATCGATTTATGGTCCTTTGATGTTCAAAAGAAGAAAATGATGCCAGATGGTAAAATTAGCTACTGGAGGCAACGCTCCGAAACGATAAACCGAATGGTAGATGTTGATTTTGACCTTGGTAGGTATATTGGTTTGTGTGTAGCTGAAGGATGTGTTAATAAAAATTATTCAAAGGGTCGTGCATTAACAGAAAATCTACAGTTAGCTTTTCATACCAACGAACTAGATACTCTTGGAAAATTTATAACAGACTTCTATGATAAACTTGGTGTAAAATATTGTGTAAATATTAGATCATATAGTAAGTGTTTTACGGTCCATACCAGCAACAAATATATTATTGAGCTTTATAGGAATTTTGTAAACGCAGGAGATGCAACAAAAAAATACCTGAAATTTGACACTTTTTTATCTACAAATATCGATTTCATTAAGGGTTATTTAGTTGGTCACTTTGATGGTGATGGCGATCATTTGGAGGCTGCTTCATCTAATAATTTTGGTAAAAAAATAAAGGTAGTAACACGATCTCCGAAGTTGCTTAGCCAAATTAAAATATTATTGGCGGCATTCGGCCATTATGGTAGAATAAATTATAAAACTGGATACTATGAAATAGATGGAGTTGACCTATTACCATCTCCTACTATACTTGAGGCATTGCAGACAAATAAAACATCATTAGAGAAATCCGGTAGCCGTACAAAATTAATTAATGATGAAATCATTGGCAATATACAATACAAACGATTTGATAAGGAAAAATGCCCCATCGTTTACAATATAGAGGTTGAAGAAGACCATTCATATATTGTTAATGGATTGGTCGTTCATAATTGTTCCTTCGAAAGTTCGGCGTTAACTTTCTTTTCTCAAGCAGATATTGACTATGTAAGAAACCTATCATATCCTCCAATTGGATATGCTGGTCCTAATGGCAAAGGCAATGACATGCATATCTGGAAGACTCCAATCCCTGAGCATAAATATGTTATTGCCGCCGATGTCGCTAGAGGAGATGCAGAAGATTATTCCACTTTCCATATATTTGATACCAATGAAAGCGAAGTGGTCGCAGAATATATGGGTAAAATTGCACCAGATAGATTTGGTGAATTTTTGATTGAAATTGGTAAAAAATACAATGATGCACTGATCGTAAATGAAAAAAATACAGTAGGGATCGCCACAGCAATCAAGCTAAGAGACTCAGAATATAAAAACGTATACTACGATCCAGATTTGGCAGAGAAGATGGTAGGCATGACGCCGGATGAGAAGAAGGATATTCTACCCGGTTTTACGATCACATCAAAAAACAGAGAGCCTATACTTGAGAATCTAGAGCAAGTTATCCGCAATCATCAGATAAAGATTTATTCTCTTAGATTTGTTGAGCAAATGGAAACATTTATCTGGAATGGTAAGCGTGGGCAGGCATTGAAAAAACGCCATGATGATCTTATTTTGGCAATGGGTGTTGGTTTGCAGATTTTTACACCAAGTGCTGCCCAGCAAGGATATCTTGGGATGATGGCTGCGAATCAAACTATGGCTAATTCTTTATTGGCTGGTATGAGCAGGGGCTATAAGGATATAGAAAATAAATTTCAAGGTAAAAAATTGCCTCATGGCGTTAATAAAAATGCGGTGAAATTTGATTCAGAATTGAAAAAAGAGTTCTGGTGGATGTTTAGGTAATCAATAGAAAAATTCAAAATATCTATTGCATTTATTGCATGAGCAGAAAACCCACAGGCTCGTCCTGTGGGATGAATGCGATTCAATTTAAAATAATTTAAACAAAAACATATTTTGCATAATAATTAAAATTATCGGAGCAATTAATTTTTCCGATATCGTTTGGAACGAACGATTACGAGCATGGAGAGAATATAAAACCAACTGGCTTGCCAGCGGTAATTTTCGGTGAAGTGCTTAAAGTTCTAGAGACAAACTCTTTAGAAGCTCATAGGCTTGTCCTGTGAGTAGTTCACCACAAATGGGTCTGTTTTTAACAATGATCATACCAGTAAATTTAGTTTTTTCTTTGCCACGAAGGATACCAGAAGAAGGCAGGATTATATTTCCTTCTTCTGGTAACTTATTGCAGCAATGGCAATAATCTTTTTGATCAATCATATTAATTTTTTCATTATATCGGATAGTGAATCACTGCGGCATTGCCAAGAACCATTAGTGAACCCAGTATAAATCCAGCCTATTCTTCCTGTTGCTATTACGCAGATTTTAACATATGATATTGTTCTCGGTAATTTTTCTATAATCATAAAAGTTTCACCGGGGGATACCATAGAGTTTGACCAAGTTGAAATATATTTTCCCCTTGGTTTCTGCATCATTGGTCTTTGCCATTTACAGACATATTCATATAATTTTCCCACTTCTAATGGGACATTTCTTACGTCTTGTATTTTTCTTTCTTCTGGTAATTTTATCATAGTTTATGATATAATAATAGGAAGAAAAATAATATTTGTAAAACACTTGATTTTAAAAAAGAATGTGTTATGATTTGTATAAGGAGATTTTATGAAAGAAAAAGAAGCAACGATAGATGATATAGATTTATTTAAATTCTATCAAACAACCAAGGTTCTTAGCGAGGAAGGTAAACTTATTACTTCTAACCAAAAAATTCGTAATGATTTAGCGCAAAGAAATGCAAAGCTTGTTACATTCGTTATTAATAAATTTTATAGCAAAAAGCCAAAACACAAGACATTACGCAATGATTTACTGCAAGAAGGCCATCTTGGATTGTTCGATGCTATCGATGGTTATAAACCAGAACTTGGTTTTAAGTTTTCAACTTATGCTACTTGGTGGATTCGTCAAAGTGTAAACTCTTATTTATTGGACGAAGAGCCTATCTTTCATATTCCGTCTCATATCCGAACAGCAAGAAATAAATTAGAAAATTTAGCAAAAGAGAGATCAATCCTAGTTAGAGATATTTCCAAAGAAACTCTCGAAGAAATCGGGATGACAGAAAAAATGTTTGCTTCGATCGAAGCTGCAAATAAAACTAAAACCTGGAATCATATTTGTCTAGATATGCCAATTTCTTCATCTGGCGACAGTGCTAATAAATCCCTAAGAGATATTATACCAAGCGATACTTCGGATTTTTCACTTGGTTTTGATAAAAAGAAAATAATCTTGGCAAGCGTTAAGGCATTTAAAGAGCTAAGCACAAGAGAAAAACACATCTTGTTGCAACGGTATGGCTTCGAAAGTGATAAAATTATAAAAATGGAAAGTGAAACAAGTAAATGAATAACAAATATATAACTATAACTGAAGGTGAAGACTATCGCACAATTGCCGCTAAGATGACTGATTTAGGATATAAAATGAATCACGCAACCGCCAGAAACATTCTTCTATCTGGTATGAAGAAGTTTATTCGTAGTGTTTCTAGCGAACTTGGTCATCCTATAGACGAAGATGAGGCATTGTCTTTAATTATGCGGCAGGACATTCATGAAGTTATTGGCGATATCCTAACTCTTAGCATACAAGAGGAAGATGAAAAATGCCAGCAGGTAAACCAAACAGTAAATCAACCGCACCAAACCTAGAATCTTTCCTAATAAGGAAAAAAATATCATTACAAAATTGGCTTTCTGTAAATTCAATTACTTCAAAGGAAGCTCTAGAGAATTTACTAGAGAATTCCTCTTGGAGTCTTAATCATTCTATCGCCGCAGTTCTACAAGAGCTTATAAAAAAAGCTGAGACAGACGTACCAGTTATTTTATTGCCAATAGAATTACCGGTTGAAAAAACCGACATCCCAACAATTCCAGAATCCGTTCATCAAATACTAGCAATACAACAGCATGAAATAGAAGTGGCTACAGAAGCAACCACTACCGTCAAGCCTATCAGTCAACTTGATACAGCGGATTCAGTCGCCGCAACAGAAGCAGTGGCTGAAGGAAATGTAATGAGTGAAGCAGAGGCAGTAGATACAAAAACCAAGCAAGATACACAAGAATCCGGAGAGGTCATTACATCTTCAGAAGAAACGCCTAATTTCAATACAACGCCTAACATAGTTCTTAACAAAGAAAGGAAAAAGAACAGGTACTAAATTATATGAGTTCACGACATGAAAAAGAAAAACGTTTGCGTCCAAAAAATAGCCCATACAAAAGAGATCGCTTCGTACAAGCAGAATATTTACGGATTTATATACCAATCATTGAACGTAAAGAAGAAAACTTAAAAGAAGAGCAAACCGAAGAGGACTTTACAAAAGATTACGAGCAAGATGAATAGACGCTACTAATCAATTGACTTATCATTAACACTATGGCATACTGTTTATCAGAAAGGGGCGCTACTTCGGCGTCCAAATAAAGGTAAAAAATATGTCAAAATATGAAACAACAACTACTTCTTACGATTCACTAGTTCGCATTGGCACTCGGCCAAACTCAACCTCACATCGCAATCGTATCAATCTTGATGCGTCAAATGCCCGTACAGTTGGTGTATCGATTGAACAACGTGGAGAGAAAAAGGCCATGCGTATGGAAATGATCGTTCCACTGTCCCGTACTCGTCGTGATAGCCGCCGTACAGCCCGTCTAGAACTGAACGGCTCACAGGCTCGGCGTCTTTATGAAACACTGGCTCGGTTTTATTCGGAGCGTGATGGCGAACAAGAAACAGAGTGAAGGTAATGGTTAGAAACCATCTATAGATTTTAGATGGTTAAAAACTGATTTCAGTTTTTTAAAGGCAAGTTATTATAACTTGCCTTTTTTTATTTTATGCTACTTATTATTCATGAGCAAAAAGATAGATTTGAATGATTTCGGTAGGTTAGTAAAACCAAGGATATTAACAGAAGCATTTTTGCTTTGTAATTTTGATCATATCGATCTGCACAGTTGGTGGAAACAAGTTCTTGTTTTGGACATGTTTTCTAAGTCATATAAAAAAGATACAATTATCAGTAATTATGGTATCAAATTAGATGAATTATTTGAAGATTTAGATATTGAAAACTATGTTGCAAAAATAAAATCTTTCATTGTTCTGCATGATGGAAAATATAAACTAATAAGCAACAAACAAGAAGCCGAAGTCCTATTCACTTTGAGAAAAAAATTCTATATTCGTGCCGTAGGAATTGAAATATTTAAAAAATATAATCATGATACAAAAGAAACTTATGAACCTTGGGAATCAACTCAAAAAACAAATATAACTTGGTTTTATAAGCTGAAACATATTATTCCAATCGAAATAGTAGAACAGCATAATGAAATTGAATCTGGTGATTTGATTGTTTTTAGTAAAACTCAGGCTATTGTGACAAATATAAAAATATTAAAAAGAAAAAAATTTTACAGTACGTGCAGCTGGACGAATAAGAAAATAACAGTTCTGAGCGGAAACAAGGCTTATCAAGTCAGGCTCGATATCAATAGGCCGTTTGAAATAATAAAATCGAATTAAAAATTATTTGTAATCGTCATCCTCTTCATCGTTACCGGATTCCAAATCTGTTTTTATACGATCTATAACAGAAATGGCATCATCAACAGTAGAAGCCTCGTCGGCATCCAATTCTGTCTTATATTCGTCAAGAAACTCTTCCATTCTTTCAATTAATCTTTGTAATGCTCTAGTGTTTGTCATCTGATTTCTCTTCTATTGTAAAATTCTTTTTACTTCCAATAATCCAGCCGCAACTGTCATTATATAGACAATGATAATAAAAACTTCCATTATCATCTTTTAGTTCTTCAATTAATAAAAATGTTTCCTCTAAAGATTTAAGCAATACTCTTTGCTTTGTAGGTAAAAATTTCTTTATATTAGCGGAAGTTGTCATGCACGGTAGCCAAGAATTATTTTTATTTCTTTGTTTTAGCACTTCGTCAATATCAGAATAAACAACCACATAAGGATTCAATGCATTCTTTTTGTTTTTTATAAAGCATAAACTGCCTTTTTTCATATTGTACCTTATTTTATTATATATAAAACTAACTAGGAGATAAAATGGAAACTACATTTCTAAATCAAGAACGTTACCTATTGCATACTTTTGTAAATTCTTCAAATTTAGCATTTGCGAAATATGACACACTGATGAATATTCTAGAGTTAACATTCCAAAACGGAACCCAATATTCATATCACGGAATAAACAAAGAAACATATGACGAATTAGTGACATCCAATTCTGCTGGAGCTTATTTTAGCACGGTTATAAGGAAAAATAAATATAGTCGTATCAAATAATATCATTCTAAATCTAACCATCACAATGTCACTAGTCAATATCCTTTATGAAGATAGTATGTTCGCAAACATACGAGATTGGTTGTTTCCAAGCGAACTACTCACAGGATGAACCCGTGGGTTTTTTGCTCATGTAATAAAATTTTAGATTTAAACCAATTGGAGAAAATTCTTGAAGAGTCGTCTGTGGCACTGATGATCAAAAAGTTATTGAAATACCAAAAATACCTACCGCATTCAAATATAATAAAGTCAACTTATCTATTCCATTTTCGCATTTCCGCTCGTTGAGCATCACTTCTTGCGGCGGGTGGCAATGTTGCGGTTGGTTTATTGGCGTCATCGACTTTTTTTAGAAGTTCTTCAACAACATCTTTATCTATTAATCCTTTAAGGTTTTTATATTTTTCTGGGTCTGTGGTTTTATACGGTTCAATTGCAGCTAGCATATTAGCTTGAATATTTTTATCAAAAGCAGAAAGTTGTATCATACCTTGCAAACCTATCTCCAACAAAATTTGTTTGATGATTGTTTTCAAATCTTTTTTAAAATTAGTTTTCATATTTTTTTATAAATATAGGATTTTTTTATTTTTATGAGCAGTTCGCTCACGGGAAAAGCCTGCAAGCAATTGACAAGCTACTGATCGGATGCAAAATTTCTGCACATGATCTAAGGCCAGATAATTGGGGAGTGAGAAATAGTGGAGAACTAGTAATTTTAGATTTTGGATTTGAACAAGGTGTTCTTGAAGAAAATTTTAAAATATAAAAACCATTACATTCCTCAACAATTGGCATATTTAAACATATGTCATTAAAACTTAGCAAATTATTATATAAAGAAAATTCTGGCGACTTCTCTGGCGCAGGTACGTTCCAAGGTGGCGCTTACGGCTTCGGCAATAGGCATCAGCTGGCAGATTCGGAGATCTGGCCGGGATTGGTCGATCCAGAAGAAGACCTCCCTAATGAGCCTTCTATGTGGCCTGCTGTGCGTGCTCAAAAAGGATCGGATCGTGATGAAAATGATTCATTGGAATCATCCGAAGTATATGATGATCGTCCTCACCTTTTGCCAGGACAAGACGAAGTTCGTGACCAACTGCTAGATCCAGAAAATGATATAGAACCTTCGTATTATTATGTCACTGAGCGTGGACCATCAGATGGAAACTATAGAGATTTACAAGGGTTTCCCGCAATGAATACTTTATCTAATCCAATAGAGCATATACCAGATGATGAAGACGAAGATAGAGATCCTGATGCGCCAGAAGAAGAAAGATATAATGTACCACAATTGCTTCCCGGTGGACGTGAAGCCGTGCGTGGAGAGCCTTTTGGTCATGGGCATTATGACAAACCAGAAGAGCTAAACATGAGCCTAAACTCAAAAGATACCAGCATGTATGATCCAATGGATGATGAAATTACAGATAACAATCTGAAACTTACTCAAAAAAGAAATAAAACATTGAACCGCTGGAAAGAAACAACCCCCACAGACAGAGGCCAAACTAACCGTGATGTCGTGTTTAACCATTTGGTGAATCCTGTGAATTGGATAAAAAAAGAATTCGGGCAAACAGACTATAAAAAAGAATTAGACGAAGAAGATGATGTACCAACACGTGCCGGATTTATGGGTACTGTGGCTCATCCAGTAAAACATGTCCCTGGATCAGTCGATATTTATAAAAAAGGTTCAGGCCCCGGCTACTACCGAAACGAATCAAAGGAAATTAAAATGTCAAAATCCGATAAAGAATCAACCAAAAGAAAATTAGTGGATTATCTACCAGCAGAATTAGATAAAAAAATGCCTGAAAAACCATATGGAACAGGCGGTTTTGCTTCTATTGTTAAGAAATTTGATCATGGCACAGAAGAACGTGATCTAAAAGAAATAGAACCACTTGAGCCAGAAGAAAATTATATCCCATATGATAATGGCAAACCACAAAAATTTGATGTTATCATGCAAACTAAACTATTCGATAAATTAGCAAAATTAGCAAAAAAAGATAAAAAATAATTATGTCAAATATTAAATGGATATTGCTTTCAATCGTGTTAGTTGTGTCCTTTTATTTTTCTCTCGGTAAAGAAAAATGAAGAAATTAAAAGACAAAGATGACCTAATACTTCTCTTTGCTCTTTCTCTTCATGTTTTATTAGTCATTGTATATTGTTTTATTTTACTGAAAGAACGATAGGCCATAATATTAATTCCGTCCATCGTCAATAAATTTAAAAAACAAAGAACAGTTTGACATCTGGGTAACTATCAGCTATAGTAACTCTTGTCACTGATAGTGATTGCGCCCATAGTCTAATGGCTAAGGCAACTGCCTTCTAAGCAGTATTATGTAGGTTCGACTCCTACTGGGCGTACAAAAATATCAAAATTATAGATTCGAACCTATATATTAATATGAAAAAATATATTTTCGAAGAAACCAAATTACGTGAAGCCGTAGCTTCATCAATTTCTTATATTGATGTTTTAAATAAATTCGGTTATAATAAAACTGCGAGTTCTGCAAGAAAAAGCTGTACTGAATGTATAAAAAAATTAAATTTAGATACATCTCATTTTATTTCTAGACCTATTTACACAGCCGAAATTAGAGCGATCATATCAAATAAAAGAAAAAAATTTCTAAAAGAAAATCCTGATAAACATCCATGGAAATATCATAAGTATAATAAATCTATACCCTGTGAAAAATTAAAACAAAAACTATTAGAAGAAGGTATTTTCTTCCAAGAAGAAATTCCTAATTTAATTCCTGATAGATTTTTCTCACCAGACATAGTTTTTCCTCAATTTAATCTAATAATAGAAGTAAATGGAAACCAACACTATGAATCAGGCACAGAGAATCTAAAACCCTATTGTCTAAAAAGAAGAGAAGAATTTATCAAACAAGGGTGGGATGTATTAGAGATAAAATATATTTGGATCTTTAATAAAAAAAAATTACTGAGCTAATTTCCTTTCTAAAAACAAAACCTATTTGCAATAATATAAAATTTATAAAATTAGAAAATGAAAAAAACTGTATCATTTGCAATGAAAAATTTATGTTGCTATCATCAGCACATAAATACTGTAAAAAATGTAAGCCATTAAAAAGAAAAAAGAAAAAAGTATTACTGTTGAATTTAACAGAAAATAATAAAAAAATGATAAAAGAATATTTTTTTACTTGTTTAAAGTGTAATAAACCCTTTGCAAGAAAAACATTACATGATTATAAATATTGTTCTTATGATTGCTCTCATAACAGCGCAAGAAAAATCGAAAGACCAACAAAGGATCAATTAGAAAAATTAATCTGGGAAAAACCAACGATTCAAATCGCAAAGGAATATAATGTATCAGATAAAGCTGTGGAGAAATGGTGTAAAAGTTATAATATATCCAAACCGCCACGGGGCTACTGGGCAAAAGCACGATCTATAAACAAAGAATAAAATCAATGAGCACAAAAAATTAATGATAAATCGCATATTGTTGATTTGTTTGATATTATTTTTTTCTGGATGCTTATTATTTTCTTCTGAGCCGCCATCTTATCGAACCCACATTGAAATTCACAACAGGTCTCAGAATCATATGACCACAAGTATTCGCAATCGTCTAATATCCTTGGGATGGAGGATTTTAGAACGGCGTTCTAGAGTTGGTCATATAGTTGCTGCGACCAATGAAACAACTGCAATGCGTGATGTTCTGCTTATGGATATATCTCAAAGTGGTGAGATCAAACTATGGATTCGGAGTGAGATAATAATGGATGGCCATTGGTTTGCTCCTGATTGTGTATGTCTTGGCTACACTTATTTTCGTGAGCAAGCTTTACTGCAAGAATTAATTCACTAATTTATTGTCTTTACAAATTAAATGCTAACATGTAGGATGTCATCTGTGGCGGACAAAAGATAATCTAAAGCGCAGCGACCTCGTTCTTTTGTTTTCGAAGCAAGTTAGCCCCTTGCTTGTGCCTGTATCAAGGGGAGTTTCTATCCATGAAAGGAATTATCAATGATTATTAAAAATAAAAAATATCGTATATTTCTGGATATTGAGACTACTGGGCTTGATTGCAATCGACATGAAATTCTAGAGATTGCTGTTATTAAGGAACTTATTGAGGCTCCTTATAATGCTCCTGGTATTATTGTTGAAGAATGGTGTAGGAAGATTATACCAAAAAATATTGTGGAAGCAGACCCAATCGCTTTGGGAGTTAATGGTTATTTGCAACAAGTATGGGACAAGGAAGCTGTTTCTTTTGTCAGTATTGCTGATGAATTATATTCTTTATTGTCTTTTGGAAAGATCATTGGCCAGAATCCTAATTTTGATTTAGGTTTTATTGCCGCAGAATATGCAGTGCTTGGCATAAAACCTACCTTTCTAAGATATGCAATTGACACAACAACTTCTTCGTATTTGGCATGGGGCCTTGATGGTGAGCAAAATCTTTCAATGGATTCAATGCGTGATTATCACGGATTAGATAAGGTCAATGCTCATTCGGCACTAAAGGATGCATTAGATTGTAGGAAGATATTCTACGAATCATTAGCTAAATTATATGATTTATATTGATTTGGAAATAATGGAGATTAAAAATGGAAGAAATTAAAATTATCAGTAAAGATCCTCTTGGTGATGAGGTTAAGAAATGGGAAAAGAGCGCAGAGCATTTATTGGATGCGAAATTGCCCGTAGTCATTCGTCTTGATGGAAGAGCATTTCATACTTTTACAAAAAATTTTCATCGACCATTTGACACTGTATTGCACAAAGCTTTTATAGACACGACAAAAGCTCTAATTCAAGAATCTGGCGCATGTTATGGCTATACGCAATCGGATGAGATTACTCTTGTACTACATCCAGATGTAGAAAACGGTGGTCAGCTTATTTTTGGTGGTCGTGTTCAAAAATTAGTAAGTTGTCTTGCGGCATTTGCTAGTATTACATTTAATAGCTTATTAGAAAAATCTGGTTGTGCTGTTTTCAATGGTAAAAAGCATGCTACATTTGATTGTCGTGTATTCAATGTTCCTTCTATGGGCGATGCATGTATAGCAGTATCATGGCGTGAACAGGACGCTTCAAAGAATTCCGTTCAAGCTTATGCAAGGTCATTTTTTAGTTCAAATGAGTTACATGGAAAGAGTGATTATGAACAGCGTAACATGATCGTTGCCGCAGAAAAACATTCTTGGGAATCTCTATCCGAGAATCAAAAATATGGCACGGCTATTCAGCGAAGGCTAGTAAAGAAGCCATTCACCACAGAAGAGTTGGAATTATTACCAGAAAAACATCAAGCTAGATTTGCTAGTTCCGGTGCTACTTTTGAACGAAATGAATTGTTTGTTCTTAAGTCTGCGACGGTAAGATATTGTAAAAATCCTATTGATGTTGTTTTTAACGCAGAAGAACCGGAGTTGCAGTGAAATGGCTAAAATTATATTTTTGCATGATCCATCTATCCTTGATGACGGAGAATTGGAAGCTGTTAAAAATCATACCTCATGGGTGATTACAGAGTCAATATTGGATATCCAGGATGGCGATTTGGTAATTGCCCGCCATACGATGTGGCCTTGGCCTAAACGTGTTCAGCGTGATGTAAAACGTCTTGGTGGAGTCCTATTAAATGGATTGCGTGAATATGTTTATGCAGATAGCTGTCCATCATGGTCATGGGATCTACAGGAATTAACTCCTAAAACTTATACAGATTTCTCTACTTTACCAGAAAATACATCCTTTATTCTTAAAGGTTCCAAGGCAGACAAAAGCTGCTGGAAAAAGATGTTTGCTGAAAACAAGAGGGCAGCAATTGATTTAATGATTTCCATGAATGCGGATTCACGATTTGAGGGTCAAGATATTGTGGCCAGAGAATATGTACCGCTTGAGAGGTTATCATGGGACGGTCAATCATGCCCTATTTCAACCGAATATCGTATTTTTGTTTTGGATGGCAAGGTATTATCTACTGGATTTTATTGGGTGATGGAAGATTGTGATGCGAAACCGACTTCTGCGGATCAAATCCCAAAAGATTTCTTGGAAGAAGCTATTATGCGTATTGGTGATCAAATTAGATTTTACACACTTGATGTAGCTAAAACGGCAGATGGATCATGGATTGTTATTGAGATATCAGACGGTCAGCGTGCCGGATTATCTAACAATGATCCCACTGTGCTTTACTCTAAAATGGCAGAGATATTAGAGTCTGCTGGAAACTCGTGATAGTTTTTGAATTATATTATTTAATATAATTGATTCTGTTATTACAACTTTTTCTAACTCCTTAATTGTTAATTTTGCTGCATTAGAAGTGATTTTATCAGGGCTAGATGATAACAAATTTAAAATTTCCAGAGGTGTATTAAGATTGCTTGCAACACCCACTAATACATCTTTATCGCTATCGTCTGATAATTTTTTTAAAATATCTGGCGAGGCTTTTTTGTTATAGGCTACATTAATTCTGACTTCTTCTTCTGGATGTTCTGAAAGTTCTAATAATGTCTGATATGGTGTTTTGCTATTTCTTGCAACACTCAGCAGCACATCGACAATATTATCTTTAGATAGTCTTGTTAACGTATTTGGATTAATTAGTTGACTACCGGCTGCTATTTTACGCATTTTCCATTCTTTACTCAGCGCTAATTTTTCCAGTGTATCAAGTGACAAATTTTTATTATTTCGTGCTGCTTGAAAAACCATCGAGTGTTTGTCTATTAATAATTTATCCAATGTAATACTATCCGTGTTTGAATTACCTGCAACGGCGGCACGCACAAAAGCGTTAGAGCTATTTGATAAAACGGCCAATACATCAGTTGGTGCATTTGGATGAGCAGCCAGTGTTGTTTGCATATCATCAATTCCGTGCTTGCTTATAATAATCCTTAAAGCTTCAGTGGGCGTATTATTATTAAAAAATAATTGAGTAGAAACAATTTCTCGTGGATCTCTGGCGAGTTCAATTAGAATTTGGGACGATGTTTTTATATTGAGGGCTACTCGTGAGCGAACATTGTATTCATCGTCTGTTGAAAGTTGTTGTAGTGTTTTTGTAGATGTATTTTCATTTGCCGCCACTCGTTCACGTACATAACTATTTTTATTAGATGCTAGCAAAGATAAAACTTCTGGTGTTATTGTTTTAACTGATAATATATTTCGTAAAAAGTCTTCAAGAAGTTCTGGCTTACGGAAGCTATCCATCTTTTGTTTTAATTTTTCAGGATTTTGCGCCAATACTTCCCATTCTTTGGAAGCAGGATGCTTGCCAGATATCTGGTTTATCCGTTCTTTCATTTTCTCTAAGAAATTTATTGCTGTCGGCGTTCCTAATAGCTTAAAAAATTTATCTTCGGTCAAACTCTCATTGGCCGCATTTACAGTTTCTGTTCCAAATCCTCGATCAAAAGCAGGCTCACCATTTATAAACCCAACAGAAAGTTTGCTCCATGGATTTTTGATTGGGTCAGAATCTGTTTTCAAAACATAAAACAGTACAGTCCTACTGCTTGGCATACCGACATAATTAAGAAATAGATTCTGCTCCCCTTCACCTTTTCTTGCCGTGCACCAAGTTGTGCCAGCACCTAAATCACAACTGGCCTCTGTTGTATGGGGCATTGCCAATTCCCAACCGTTTTCACGATAAAAAACATCTTTCTCCTCACTAGATGCTTCTTTAGTGATTGTTGTCTTTTTACTATCAATATCATAATGTAAATCAGACAATGATTTATATTCTTCTAAAGGCTTCAGCATGGAGGTATTTTTAATATATAATTTTAGTAACGGTAGATAGTCTTCTTGAATGGATCTCCATGATAGATTTGGTATTTCTTTAATCCGTGTAAGAAACCATTGTATTATATGTTTTCCGCTGGTTGCTTTTATCCTAAATTCTTCAAGCATTTCGGCAGATAATACGCTAAATTTCAATTCGGAAAAAGAATACTGTGTCGAATCTAATATCGTGAAATATGATTTATATTTTTCAAATTTTTTAAATATAGGCTCAGCTTCCTCTTTGGAAACTGGTGTTGGCTCTTTTTTCGCCTTGTTACGCAACCACACATCAACAGGGGCCTCTGTTAAAAATATTCTAGTTTTAATTATATCTTTAATAGATTTTTTTAATTGTTCCTGTATATTCGATTTTGTCATAAAATTAAATATTTGCTAAAATCGCTTTACACAGGAGATACGTCATAACTTTCATGGTATTTTTTTGGCAGTGAATTGTGAAAGCACACGAGGTGCTTCAGAACCGCCCCAGATATGCCAGGGAAGCTGGCTATACGAAAGATTGATTAGTTATGAGGAAGAGCTAGAAGAGGCCGCTAATGAGCTTTATAGGAGCTTGTTGAAGAAGCTATCCAGTAGAGCGAGCGATATTATCTACTATCAATCCCTAGCAACATCTCTCTAATTACGGATTTTATTATACCTTTTACGTTTTCTTGTAGGTTTATTTGATTTATAAACTGAGAGTCACGAATGTATTTTATATCTGGATTTGCATCTAATATCTTTTCTTTATTGTAGTATCCGAAGACCAATTTAGTTTTTTCCACAATGTTTTTTGGCTGCGGCTTAAACATTTTGAAATTGATTTTATCTACATCTTCTTTTGATATCATCTCATAGCTGTTTGTATAATATGTCTTATTATCACTTGTTACGAGCACATAATATTCGTCGTAATCGCTTTCAGTAGGGATTTTTTTTAGTGATTTTAATTTGTTTCCCAAGGCATATTTGAGTTTTAGGAATTTTGATTTTTCTCTATCATAATCAAGTTCTGCGCCCAATGTTTTTACTAAATCAATTACATAATCCGCATATTCATTTTTTACTGCGGTGCTTGCTTGACCTTCTACACCAGATATTCTTTTTTCATTTGGTGAATATGTAGCAACCACATGTGGAATATTTTGTTCATCGAATAATGTTAGCATGGTACGATCTTTATCCATGCTCATTATGCCTGTGCTGCCACAATTTTTCATCATTCCACCCACCAAGTCACATTTGGCACCTGCGTCAACCCAGCGCCATCCATTTGGATATTTTTTTATTGGTGTTTTATCGCTAAAAATTGATTTCTTTTCATATTTTTCGTTTGCTTCTTGAAATGTTAAATTTGCATATGGATGAAGGTCAATGATTTTACCTGAGTCGATACCGATGATTAGGTTTCTACTGAAAAATACTTTTTTGAAAAAATCTCTACTTATTTCTTCTCTTAGATCTTGTAATTTTTCTGATTTATTAAACTCTTGAGTATCATCTACTTCAAGTTCAAGTTGTTTTTTTATTTTATTATATTCTTCGAATGATATTTTAGCAGCATCATAAAGCATGATTAAATCAGTTAAGCCAAGTTGTTTTAATGAGTATTCTGTGTTTGCTCTTCTCCACCATGTTTTATTATCCATGGCCTCATAATCGGCTGTAAAATAATCTTTATACCATTTTGATACCACGAAAGCATTTTTTCCATATTTTTCATATAGTATGGAAGCAATAACTTCTGGGAATCCTAGATTTACAATTGATTGTTTTGATTCAATGAGGAGGGAATTTAGTTTTTTTACCGCAAGATTGATATTGTTCATATCAATTAATTATGGTAATTTTTTATATCATGAACAGAAAAATTAGGTAGATGGATGGAATGATGATCAGTGGTAAGTGATTTTGGAGAATCCAGAAGGAGCAAGGCTATTAACCTCTTCTACCGACTCTCGTTTTTCTTCTTCAAGCATTTGCTTACATACACGACGAAATCCACTAGGTAGTTTGTTTTTTGGATTGGCCGCTGCTTCTAGTACACGTTCTCGGAGTGTGTGTGCAGTATCATTCGCTAGCATTGAAACAGAAATAGTATCATTTTTACTTGCACGTCCACAAGCAATCTTACGAGCAGATCTGCGGGAAAAGACATCAATATTATTCCGAGAGCAATAACTCCAGCCGATCGTAAGCTGCTTACCGTTTGTTGTTTCATTTTGTACCGTTGCAATGCATCCTACAGGACGTTCTGATTTAACTGATCGAATGTACATAATTTTAATTGTCATAATGTATTCCTTTGGTTTGTGATGACTAACAGTAAAAGTTAATATAATAAAAGTCAAGACATTCTTATTGTTAAAGGCTATCGTGGAAGATAACCAATAGAAGAGGGCAAAAGACTAATATGAAAAGAATTAATTTAAAATCTGGTAAACTTTATTGGTGCAGTCGTCATCAAAGCTATCGTATGACAGATAAGTTAGAAGTCTGGAAATATGCAATGGATAATGATTTGGAAAAAAACAGCATTATTGATATTGTATATACGAACGATCAAAATATTTTTTGTTTTATTGAGACCATTCAGCACGATTTAGATGACAGCCTGTGGTGGCATAAAATAATAACTTCCAGAGGTAATGTTGGATATTTTCTTTTGGGTGATGAAGAATTTTACTATTTAGGCTTGAACTTTGTTTTGGCCAATCACTGATCTTCTGGCTTATATCTTTTATTAAACCAATCGCTTGCTGCTTTAGCTATTTCTTGATCGGAAACATTAAACTCATCCATTGCTGATCCAAGTATTTCTTTTATTGGAGTGAATGATGGTGCGCCTTGCATTTGAAAACCTAAATAAAATGGTTTATTTTCTTGTTTTGATTCTGGGTATTGATTGCTGATTTGTTTTTTGCGAACGAAATATGCGACTCTATTGATATCTTGTATTTGTTTTTTCTCTATGTCAGATCTGTTCATAAATCTATGATAAACGTCCAGTGCTTTTTGTTCTATTGGAACCGATGGAGTAATATAACCGTTTTCTGCGGAGATAAACTGCATTAATAATTCATATAGCAAAGAGCCGTAACTTTTTATTGCAGCTACAGAATTGACTTTATAGAGCCCATTTGAGATTTTTTTATAATTAAGTTGTCCGATTATACATTGAGCATTTACGTCATACGGAGTTGAATCTGTATATTTTTCTGCAACGCCATTTATAAACATTCTCATAAATTGAATTTTACTTTTTGCATTTTTTGTGGCGTCTGCGATGTTTTTGCTATTTAAAAGTAAAACTCGCTGATCATTTTCAAGATGCACTGGAACAATTCCTTTAGAGCCAACCTCTGAAATTGTTCTACGTGGTTTTTTTGCACTAATATCATGTTGTTCAAATAATATATCAAATATTCTCATAACAATAAGTATAATGGATGTTAGCTAGCTGAAAATATTCTTAGTTTTATGATTTATTTATTGTTTTTAAACGGCTACAATCGCATAAGAAAACATGATTAATAATAGATTGAACATGATTGAGTTGATGATTTTACTTTTTTGGTTATCAAACATGACACCGGGTTTGCTAAAAATAATATTAAATACTGGAGTTTTTTGTTTGATATTCTGGAATATCGGCCTTAGAACAGGAGGTTTTTTGGCAAAGCTATATTTCGACTCAGAACATTCAAAATAATTGTAGTTGACATTTGCTTTTATATCTATCATGCTCATGCAATAAAGAAATAAAGAAAAAATGGATATTAAAACCAATGCTATTAACAGAGCATTTATGATTATAAGTCAATATGCTAAAATTACTATGAGCAGTGATGATATTCATGATCAAATTCATGATCTAATGATAGACCTTTGTCATCTTCTTGATGATAGAAATCATGATCCACAGAAAGTATTTTCAAGTTCATTGTTAGCTTTCGAAGAAGAATCAGAAGAAAGTACACATTGAATGAATAAAAAAGAAATTGAGATTGGTAAGCTCTACAAATATATTGGTATAAGCGGAAAGGCTATATGGCTTCATATGCATTTGGGATATATTTATCCCAAAGAAATTGGCATGGTTCTTGAAGCAAACTTAACATACTCACCGCAAGATGGGCCAGATGGATATGGCTCCATTAAAATCATAAGCCAAAATGGAATTGTTGGATATGTATTTTATTCCAAAGAAGAATGGCAAAAAATACAATGATTAAAGTGGGCGATCTTTACAAGATCAATAAGTTAACGGTACTATGGAAAGAGTCGGGGAAAATAACAGCGACGACAAGCGTCCTAATTCCAGAAGATATAATATTGATTTTAGAGATCAAAGATATTCCGTGGATAGAAATTAAAACTGCTAAAAAAGAATATAGAGTTTTGACCGCTGATGGAAATATAGGCTGGATTCTTTCGGGTGATGGAAATATTTCAAATATACCAACAAGTAAACGCTCGATTAAATTAATAAAAAAAATTTCAAAATAACACAACAAAAATTTCGTAGAACATATCTTTCAATCAATTATAATTGATTGACATAACAAAAACCGGATGCTATCATCGCATCATATAAAGGATTGCATTTATAGAAAAATAATTATGAAACATGATCATTGGAATCACGAAGAGTGTCAATGCAGGACGGTAGATCCGCATTCTGATTTAGCGGAACTAAGTTTGGTTATTGAAGAGTATCTCAAGGCACTGGATGCCCGAAAGCGGCTTGATGATGGTTTCAAGGGAATGGGATATAATATTCTCGGTGAATCGGCAGCAAGAGCGCCGCAATGCATTCGCAAGATGAAAAAGCTGATTGGGTGGACAGAGGAAGAGAAAACAATATCAAATAATGATGAATATATGCCGCTATTCAAAAAATAAAGAACAATGATCTTATGACAACAACAACAATCAACTTTTCTGATCCCAAGTTCGTAACAAACCCAGAAGACCAGATTCTTCTTTTGCATAAACTTTTTTGGCTTCAAGCCCGAGATGTAGTGTTTTTAGATGATCAGGTAGAACAATCTACATATCATTTTACTTCCCTTACAAAAAAAGACATTCAGCAAGAAGATTTAGATTTTTTCATTGAACTAACAAGAAACTATCACAGTATTGGAAATATAGCATATCAAACTCTATACCCGAACGATTCATACTTTCCAGAAATAAAAAATAAACCTATTGAAGAAAAAAGCAAACATTTCGGCAGTTGGTTTAGCATGGAAAAATATCAAGAAGCTGAAAACTGGATCAAGGAAAACAAAAACAAAACGTTTGTAAGCCATTTTGATTTTATGCAAGTTTTACCTTATGACGGTAACGCTGCTGAACATTTAAAATATTTGAAAAAGCTATGTCAGCTATCACAAGATGAGTATGTGTTCTTTACCACTTATAGCGAATCTGATAAAGATTGGCTGGAAACCAAGGTTTTTCCTACGCTTCTTTGTAGTGATACGTTTGGTATGGCTTGTGCGGATTCAGAAAATTTCCAACGATCCGATATTGACTTGGTTCTTGACATGAAAGCAAAGTTTGGTTATACAGGTGTTGTTGCTTGGATTAGCAAACAGCGAAAAGAAAAACCATTGCTTGAATATGCGAGACTAGATCCACAAAAATATACAGAAGCTGTAGCTTACTTGGAAATGGAAACTCAAAATGAAACTAAAACTACCACTACCGTCATTTGACCGAACACCTCATCAGCATTCTGATATTCTTCGCAACAGATATGTGATTGATATTGATACTAGCGATTATTCTTTTTTCAATATAGTTCATGAAGCGTTGAATCCTAAGATGGAATGGCGTGTTGGTTACTCATGGTGGACTCTTGGAGTAAACACAGCAAAACGTTCCGAAGTTTGGAAAGATGAGATTCCAGATAAAGTGTTTTTGTTTGGATTATTGAAACGGTATGATGCTTACTACGATGGTCCGATTATCACATGGGAACTTGGGCCGTTGTTTGTGAACTATAGGTGGTGATATATTATGGGAATAACTGAAAAAACAAAAGATATTGGTTGGATTCAATGTAGCCAATGCGGTAATGGGTTTGAGGTTCACCGTTCAGAGGTTGAGGCTGGAGATTATGTAGATCGTCAAGTTTGTGATGAATGTGGAATCGGACCAATGCATATTGATTTTGATTACCCAGACGGGAGTGGGTGGGTAGCAGAAAAGCTTTGAATTGTATTTATCGGTATGATAAAAATATTCCCTATACTGTTCAATGAATCCGTCGAGGAGCCAATGCAAGTTATTGACAATGCTGGTTATAAAGACATAACAGGAGTTCGCCGCATTCCTGTTGCCAAGATTGTTGACCCAAGAACAAAAGAAGAAAAGGTTGCTGTTGGCAACGAAGAGATCGACAAAGCAAAAGCTCGCATTCCCGGCAAACCAACAATGACCGATGAAGAGATGGACAGCCTCTTCGATGGCTCAGAGTTGGTCGTGGAAGAAAAAGTTGACGGACACCCAATGATTATCGTCAAAGGTGGTTTTACCTTTTTCTGCGAATCCCTATCGATCAAACACAGCGTTGAATATGAGAACGTTCCATACTCCGTTGGTGGTTGGCCGGATATGACTGTTTGCTATGATGTGTTGGATGGAGAGTTTGAGCCTCCATATCAAAAAGGTCAAGGAACAGGCAAGTGGCTAAACAGAGAAGAAAAGGAAGCGGTGTGCGAAGAAGTGGGAGCGCCTGTTGTTCCTCTTGTTTGGAAGGGCATTGTTTCCCCAGAAGAGCTTCCAACATTGGCTGACCGTATATCTTCGTTTGGTTCCAAAATAGCCGAAGGCATTGTATTAAAGAACTATAGCTCCGGTGTGTTTGGTAAGTTCATCAACTTGGAGTTCCAGCAAAAGATATCCGATGAAGCTTTGCAGGGCGGCGTTCATCCAATGCGAGCAGGGATCAGAAACTTTCGCCGCTGACATATTGCTTGACTTTATCAATATTCTTTGATATTCTGAATCTATGAGCAAGCGAACAAAGATTCTTCACAACGTTGGATTGGCTCAACAGCCAATCAATCACAACATCACATCTACTGGTCCTCAAAGTACATTATATTTTGATCCAGATTCTGTCAAGCAAAAAGAAACTGCCGTACAGTGGGCAGATGTTATATGGACTTATGGGCCTCCAAGCTGTTGGGTTCCAAAAGGATATTGGTATCTTATTGCTCCTCCAATATCTAACGGTTCAACAGGATATACACCTATTGTTCTTGCAAATAAACCAATGACGGGATTGATTCTTACGGATATCGATGTTCGCATGGAAGGCAGCAGAGCTTATAAAGTAATCAATCCAGCAGATAATAGTTTGTTTGATATTCGTGAAGATCAGATGTTGCAAGCGATTATCAAATATGGCATTCAAGCTGGTGGATTGATTGGTGGTGAATGGGTTTGGGCCATGAATCACACACAAATCAAGTGTTATCTTGTTGATGGTAAAGAATATCTGGATATGCTAGCAGAACACAAGCTACCTACACACCCCGCAATCTGAGGAAGAATAAAAGGCTTAAGGAAGCTATAGAATATAAACGGGTAAACAAATGAAGATCGGTAGCTTGTATCAGTTCAAAAAGTATTTTTGGGTGCTTTATCCTTCAAAAGAAACAATTGTTCACCCCAAAGAAATCAAGGTTTCTTATGTCACAGAAAAAAGTCTTTTTGTTCTATTGGAACAGGATAAATTATCCTGTAAGATTCTAACAGCCGATGGAAACATTGGGTGGGTCGCCTATTCAGAATCAGAAGACGCTGAATGGTGCAAGGGTTGCATTGAGGAAATTAATCCCTGTAAAGAAGGCTAACTGCTTTACCTTACCAACGCAAACTGATATGATGTATGCATGAATAACACACACCGCATTGATTTGATTCTGGGCGACCCATCTGGTGATGGGCATGGTCAATCTCAAACTGTTGTCATCAACTCAAGTCTTTCCAATGGTGAGTTGCTGGCGGCATATCAAGTTGGCAGATTTATTGTTGGTTTTGATTTTATTAATGAGGTTTGCGAGCAATATGAAGACTGTCGCATGAAGCGAGAATACAAGACGAAGCTTTTGGATCTTGGGTTTCTTGATTTTTATGAGGATGGTCTTGAACAAGATACTTGTTATCTTGACCAAGAACTGTTTGCTCAGATCTTCTTGTTTATCTGCAAACTTGGAGACACAATGTTTGAATATCAGATTGTCGAGAGCAACAGCTACATCAATATTGGTGGTTATGGATTGTTTGGTAGTTGAGGTTGAAACAGTTATGGTTGAAAAATCAATTGTGAAAATAAGTAAATCATGTTAAAACAACTAAACCATTTACTTCTGTTGCCCATTCTGATATGATGGAATTATGAATAATAACAACGAGATTCTAGAGGCAGCAGCAGAGTTAATCGTCACTCTTCGTTCATGGGGAATGCACCAAAATGGGCCTTTACTCAGTCGAAATGCTGATACAGGTATGCTGGTTGGAGGCTGGGCCGGTGAAGAGCTTGAAAAACTAATTCTAAAATATCGTAGCGATGCGCTATAATCTTTGAAAGGAAATAATCAATGATCTATTATCATGTTACAAATAACCCCGGTTTATTGCTGACGACAGCTGGCATATATCCACAAGCTAAACTTACAAACTCTATTGGAGTCGCAATGGAAGAGATATTGGAAGATCCACGGCTAATGGAAAAACATCAGAATCTTTCTATTGTTGTAATAGACATGGAAGGCATCAATATGCAAGAGAAATCAGCAAACCATTTCTTTGTTGCTGATTCTATTCCACGTAAAAGGATCAAGAAAATTATCCAAATAAGTGCATTTGTGCCGGATTTCAGTTTTTATTGCATGAGCAGAAAACCCACAGGCTCGTCCTGTGGGATGAATGCGATTCATATAGAAAAATAAATTTACACCATACTTAATATTAGGTATAAAGTAAATGGTTCTGCAAAACAAAACATACCAATTTAGAATCTATCCAAACACAGAACAGCAAAATTTGTTTGCTAAAATGTTTGGATGTTCTCGTTTTGTTTGGAATTATTTTCTCAATAAAGAAAAAGAACATTTTCTAAAAAATAAAGAAAAAATCGAAGAAGAAAGAACAAAAAATTTTCTTTCTTATTTTGATAATGCAAAAGCTTTAACTCTTTTAAAGCAAAACCCAGAAACTAAATTTTTAAAAGATGCAAACTCACAAAGCCTTCAAGTAGCACTTAAAAATCTAGATATTGCTTACAAAAGATTTTTCAAAAAGCAAAGTGGTTTTCCAAATTTCAAAAAGAAATTTGGAAAACAATCTATTTGTATTCCGCAAAGCCTTTCAATCGAAAATGGAATGCTCCATATTCCAAAGTTTAAAACCGGAATTAAAATTAAACAGCACAGACCAATCAAAGGCAGGATCACAACTTCAACCATTACCAAAACACCAACCAACAAGTATTTTGTTTCTATTTCTGTAGAAGAAACCATTCATAACTTACCAAAAATAAACAATGCTGTTGGAGTTGATCTTGGAATCAAGAGTTTCGCTTTTTTGTCTAATGGAGAAGAGATATCGAATCCAAAATATCTTGTTAAGCATTCAAACCAACTAAAGAAACAACAGCAATATCTTTCAAGAAAATTGAAAGGTTCAAATAGAAGAAAAAAACAAAAGCTAAAAGTAGCAAAAATTCACGAAAGAATTACCAATCTCCGAAAAGATTTTCAGCATAAACTTTCTTCGAAATTAGTTCACGAAAACCAAGTGATTTGTATAGAAGATTTAAGTATTAAAAACATGTTGAAAAACTATAAATTATCAAAAGCCATTCAAGACAGTTCTTGGAGTAGTTTTGTTAATTTGTTAGAATATAAGTGCAAGTGGTACGGAAGAACATTAATCAAAGTTGATAGATTTTTTCCAAGTTCTAAAACTTGTTCGGACTGTGGCTACATCAACCAAAATCTAAAACTCAAGGACAGAGAATGGATTTGCAAAGGTTGCGGAGTAGTTCAACAGAGGGATTGGAATGCATCAAAAAATATTCTTAAGCAAGGCTTAAACCTTGTTGATAGATCGTTCGGAACGAACGATTACGAGCATGGAGGAAATATAAAACCAAGTGCAAACTTGGAAATTTCCGATGAAGTGCTTAAAGTTCTAGAGATAAACTCTTTAGAAGCTCACAGGCTTGTCCTGTGAGTAGTTCACCTGGATTTAACGAATTTGGTGAATTGAAAAAAGTCGTGGATACGATGGCTTCCAAAGGCCCATCGGCGGAATCTATTGGTCCTTTGAAGGTTGCTGTGCAGAATCTTGAGACTGCCATCACAACGCCAAAGAATTAATTAAATTCTACAATAATCAATGCTTCTGGCGTTTTTTGCGGTAGCTTTGTTTCGGTGACAAAGTCATTGATTTCTTTAATGAATTCCAGTACTTCTTCGGTTTTATATAGTTTAAGAATTGGCCGGATTGGTTGTTGATAATCATATCCATTTGTAATATCGACAAAGCTATTGGAGGCCCATAAAACATATTTATGGGTATCGTCTATTCGAGAGATGCTTACGGTAAAGTTATTGTTTTCATAGTATGTAGGATCAATATTTGCATCAGTTAATTCTTGTTTGGAGTATATTGCTCCGAATTTAATTTTAGTTGTTGGTTTAACGCCCATTTTGGTTCTCTTCTAGTTGTTTAATTTTGTCTTGCATGCGCTGCATTTCCAGTGCAATAGTTCTTCCGATGCGGATTGCGTGAGGGTTTCTTACATTTCTTGTATAATCATCATTTGGGAAATGAGTAATATCGAATCCTTGTTGATCTAGTTCGATTATTAGTTGTCCGAGCCATTCGTCCCAGAATTCATGATACATTTTTCTTAGGAATGATTCGATATGAGGCTCTGTAAATTCTGTTATATATTTTTCCATATAACGATATTATATAGATTTTTTTCGGTTGTCAAATGATAATATTTTTTACATTTTGTCCAGATACAAGAACGAAATTAACATGCTCATGGAAAAAATATGAAAAATGAATAATTTTATCAGATATCAGAAAAATATGATCTGGTTCTTCACTTTCAAAAATTTGTTCGTTTGTGCTACCGAGATATAATCCAATGGTTCCGCTATCAAATAAAATGATTAGATTTTTATTGATATGAGCAGAAAACTCACAGGCTCGTCCTGTGAGATGAATGCGATTCAATATAATTCCTTACAACGTCTTCTGCAACCTTGCCAACAGTTGAATAATATGTCCCTCTCGACCATAGACCAGAACCCCAAAACTTTCTTTCCTTTAATTTGGGAAATTTTGTAAATAAAAATATAGCTGATATGCTTTTAAATGTTCTGGCAATATCAGCCGGACTATCTGTAGGGTTCGCTTGGATAAATAAGTTTACATGATCCAAGTCAACTTCTAAACTTTCTATTTTCCAATCATATTCTTCTGCTATTTCATAAAAACATTTTCTCAAAGCAATACAATGACCTTCGGAAAGCATGCTTCTATATTTTGGACAAAAAATAATATGAAAGCCAAGAATGTGAGTTGTATGATTATTTGTAGTTTTTTCCATGTTGCTAATACTTATAAATATGCGAAGAGCTATTAAAATCAAACTCAACATTTCAGAGAATGATAAAAATACATTATTAAAAACAATGGAAACATTCGCTAATGTTTTTAATTTCTATTCTGCTTGGAGCATTCAAAATAATTCAACCTCAAAGCTCAAAGCACACAAAGAAACATATATCCAAGCAAAAGAAACTTTCGAATTACCAACTGCTTTGATCCAAGCTGCAAGAGACATGGCTCTTGAGTCTTGTAAAAATAAAAGAAAGAAACATATTCCCAAAAAGAAGCAAACAAGTTCGATAAGATATGATCAAAGAACTTTTACTTTAAGAGGAGAGCAATTAACCATTTCTTCTGTTAATAAAAGAATTAAAACAATCATAAAATTATCTGATTATTCGAAAGATTATTTTAAAAGTTGGAATCTTTTAAAGACAGGATATCTTTCCTTGAAAGGGAAAGAATTATATTTTACTTTTTTGTTTGAGAATAAAGAAACTTCAAACAGAGCAGCAGGTAAAACTGTTGGATTAGATCGAGGAATTATAAATACGATAGCAACCAGTGAAGGAGAATTGTATTCTGGTAAATCGTTAAGAAAAAATAAAAGAAAACATTTGTATTTAAAAAGTAAATTACAAGCAAAAGGCACTCATTCTGCTAAAAGGCTATTAAAAGCATTAAGCGGAAAAGAGAAGCGGTTTAGCAATAATTTTCTCCATTGTCTAGCTAAAAAGCTAGCAAATGATCCTGATGTTTCCATTTATGTTTTAGAGAATTTAACAAAAATAAAAAGCAAGAAATATAACAAAAAATCAAATAAAGTAGTTTCAAACTGGGGATTTAAACAATTTGAAATGCTTTTAAAATATAAAGCAGAAGCAAGTGGAGTAAAGATAAACTTCGTAGATGCTAGATTTACTTCACAGATTTGCTCTTGTTGCGGAATGATTGATAAGCAAGCAAGGAACAAAGGTCTTTACAATTGTTCAAGATGTAAATTATTAATTAATTCGGATATAAATGCAGCAATTAATATAAGGGATCGTTATATTTCCGAACAACTATTTCCAAATAAAACTTTGGAACAGGGTGAAGTCAAACACCCAGACGTGAATCGGGCAACTGATTTACAAGCTCACAGGCTTGTCCTGTGAGTAATTGACTAAATGCAAAAAATTTATTCTTTGAGGCATAGAATGAATATGATTTCTTAACATTAATTTCGTACAATTTTCCAATCAATAAAACCATTTTGATTATATCAATAAATAGAATATTTAATACTGAATTATTGAGGATGATTTACTAATATTAGTTCTTGTTTATCAAAGACTGACCAACCTATTATACCATCTTCTGATAAGACTTTGCATATTACGGAATTTCTTGTATGGTTTCTATGTTCTAGAATGGCAAACATATGCTCTGGTATAATATATCCAATTATTGATTCAATTATAAATAAAGAGTAGGCATTTTCGATGTCTTTGGTAATGGGCAATGTATTCCAAGAGCTTTTGCAAAGATATAATTTGCCATTTCTTATTTTTTCTTTTCTTTTCACAAAATATATTGTTGATGGTTCACACCCAGCCGCCATCATTTTTATGAAAAAAATTTAATCCAATATTTGGGTATCTTGCCCGGAAAAGTTTCAGTGTTGCTTCTAGTGCAGTTGCGCCAAAACAAGAGTAGCCATTTGATTTAGCGACGAATCGATTTTTCAATTCCCCATCACATCCAACGTATTCAACGGATAGATCGCCTTCTTTATTTAAGATTTCAACTGCTTTGTATACTGCATCAATATTTAACATAAATACTCGTGACATCTAAATAGTATATTATGCAAAATGCAGTTCCTTGATTGTAACAGCTACCCAACCTATAATGCCAGTTTTTGTCAAAATACGGCAAGAAAAATAACGATCATCACTAATAACTTCTGACAGACCCAATAGTAAAAAAGGTTCAAGTTCACTTAAACTACCAATAATCTCATAATCTCCTACAGTCATGCTTTTGAATATGTTCAATGAATGATGGTTTAAAAAATATAATTTTCCTAAAATTAGGTCGCAGACCTTGAGCGTATTTTTATTATTTTGCATAAGATTTAGAATTCACCAAAGTAATAATCAATTGGTGTCTCGTCTTTCCCTAGAGACAAACTAGCTTTGAAAACTGGTTTAATTTCGACATCAACTAAATAATATAGCGTATTTGCATAATGGTTATTCGATTCTTTGACTGCAATCTTAATCGTGCTAAATTTTTTATTTTTAAAATCCGCATGGAACTCAGCAAATTTTTCTGCTGCTTCTCTTGCATTATTTGCGACCAATGATTGGGAAAGCTTTTCATTTGCTTCTGCGTCAGAATGGACCCAGCATTTGTAAGATATTGAATTTTTATTCATGTTCTGAGCCTATACTATTTGATTAGCGTAGTCAAGCTATTGGATTATGTGGAATATGACTTATATCAACAATTAGAATTCTCTCGGCATCTTTAATAAGATCACCTTTTTTCTTAATATATTCTTCCGCCATTACTCGATTATCAAATATAGCAACCAGGGTTTGTATTGAAACGTTTGAGTGAAAAACTTTGTATAATTTAACCATTTGATATAATGATTATTCTGTTTCTTTATTTACTAGTAAAGAGTAATTTGCCCACATGGGAATATTTCTAATTACTTTATCGGAACAGAGCATGTCGAATGTTTTATTTTTATGAACTTCAATGATCATTCCATAATCATCGTTTATTATATTATAACTGTATGGACTAACCCTATAGCAGAATGTTCTATGTAGTTTATAAATTTTCCCTATTTGCGGTTTCTTTTTTGTGTTTTGGGCAAAACTAAAGTTTGCATCTTCCAGATCAGATCCATTAAAATCACAATTCATTAAATTTGCACGTTTTAAATTTACCGAAAACATTCTTGAATTAGATTTAGATTCTGTTAAATCCGAATAGGATAAATCTGTACGAAATAGATTACAGTTTATAAATTGTGTTTTTTTTAAACTTGCGCTCTTAAAAGAAGAGAATGATAAATTTACATTTTCAAACACTGATCCTTCTAGATTGCAGTTATTAAAATTTGCACGGCACAGAACTACATCTTTGAATTTTTTACCAGCAAGATTAAAACTGGATAAGTCAAGGTTTGACATTGATTTATTTAGCCTTGTTTCTAACTCTTCATCGGTAATTGTTTTATAGTTCATATTTTTTGATTATTATCTTAGATTGCTCGAAAAAGATATGTCCAACGATTCCTGTGTTGGTTAAAATTTTTATGCAGCACCAATCATCAGAAATAATTTTGTCGTTTGCTATTTTTGATTCCTTTAAAAATAAAAAATATTGGTGCAACTCTAAATCACCAACTCTTTTGTAACCAGAGCTTGATTCAAATATTGATATTACTTGTGCATGTATGGTTTGCCAAGGAAGAAAAGATATCTTATATAATTTTCCAATTTCTAGCTTAATCATTTTTATTAATCATGTGAATATGAATTTTGATTCCTTGTTTTTTAGCTGTTTCAATCATGTTTTTGCTACCTTTGCTATTTCCATCCCATATGCATATAAGTGCATCGGCATTTTCAGCCATTTCTTGATTTCTTATAGGGCCAGCGGATTTTCCATGACGATTCCAATCTGGATAATACCTTTTGATTGGGATCTTATTTTCCTCTGCCCATCGTTCTCCCCAGTAGTCTGCTCCACGTGCTGTTCCTGACACCACAAGGCTTATCTGTGCCATCCAAGGGCATGAGTTGATACCAGCAAGGGTATCACTTTCAAACGCCTCTCTTGAGCCTGCAATTATAGTTCTCATTATTTTAACCTATTTTTCTTATAATAATTGCTTGTGGTAATTCTTTTTCAATCATATCAAAAACGACTTCCCAGTCACCACCAGCAAGACCGCATCCTATTTTTTCTGGAATATAGATTTGTCCTTTAAACTTATCGGCAATCTTCTTAAATCCTTGCTTAAGAGCATCATAATTTGTGTGCAGCCCACTCCGTCCATAAGTTGCCTGGGCAGCAATGTTTGCTACAGTTAGTTCACCTGTAACTTTTACTGCCTGCACATCTCCCAATGTCCATAAATTTGATTTATATCTTTTGTTGTAACATTCAAATACGATTGGATACTTATCTCTTATTTGCTTTGCAAGACCAGCATTAAAAACACCACAGATATTGACTTGGTGACATATCAAACCTTCATCGATATCCAGCAAGTCTCCTTCTATTGTTTTCATGAATTTAATCTTTGTAATAACTTGATAATATCAACCGCTTTATCTTTTGTAATTATTGTTTCTTCAAAATGACCAAATTTTGAGGTGTGGCCGAATATATATTTCAACCCATGCATTAAGCGCTTAATAAAACGATCTTTTTTTAAGAAAAGATGAATATAGATACGGTTTTCAGATGGATCATGTTCTCTACAATACGAGAACCGTATCACGTGCTCAAGTGAGTTACATTCGCACTCTACGTAAACGGTTTCTGGATACGGAACATATCCTGTGTTATCAATTTCCACGGGATCATATCTTAATTCATCCATTAATATTCTCCTGTTCAAATTCTTTTAAAGAAAAAATTCTTCTTCTGCCACAGGAAGAACAGATGACGGGAGCAAAATTACCTCTGCTATCATCATTATAGTAATCCCATTCATAATCTAAAACATAGCCTTCTTTAAGGCTAAATATTGCAATACTTCTTAATAAGAAGTATTAACGCTCTAGAATCGTATCAGTTAGATCGGCATGAAAAAAAATAGCATTTTGGATATTGGCACCAATAAAATTGGCACCTTTTAGGTGGGCATGAGAAAAATCTGCCCCATGTAAATTTGCATTATAGAAATTTGCTCCAGTCAGATCCTTGCCACGCATATCTGCTTTGATCAGGCAAGCGCCAGAAAAATCTTTATCTTTAAAACGATGTTCCATATAATTTCTCCTTGATACGGGTAGCTAACTGCTATCCACTTATAGCTTATACCATAACACAGACCGAAAAACATTTCAAGCTCTTTTTGTTTTTATGCTTCTTTGATAAAACATATATCAGTGGAAACCCAACCTATTATCCCTTCTTTAGATAAAACTTTCACATCAATATATTTTTTATTACCTGTCGGTGGTAATAACTCTAAAACAATAAAATGATCATCATCATCAATAACGCAAATTATTTCACTATTGTCCGATATATCTTCAGCAAACCATGATGGCTGTGTGTTCCAAATGTGTAGCTTACAAGCAGTAGTAGGCTGATATAATCCACCGATTTTAATTTGTGATCTTTTCATGATTATAATAACAAATAATTTAATCAAATTTCACTTTAAAAATAAAGATAATATTTACTAAACATAACATGAGCAATATAAAAAATTTAAAATCAATCATTAAATTCACCGTAATGGAAGCGGTAAAATATAAAAAAGAAATTGGAGAAAACTTACCAAGATGGAAAGAGGAGTTGAATGATTATGAATCAAAAAAAGAATATTTCATTCATTTTAGTCATGTTCCTAGAATGGCTCTGTATGTAATAAATAAATTTGACACACCTATAGGTTTTTATGCTTATCCATTAGTTTTTTCTAAAATGAGAGATTTTGCAATTGAAAGACCATATGCAGTAATCATAAAACCAAAACCAGAAGCTCGAATACTAAATCTTAAAACATACACTGAAGATCAATATTATGATGATCTGAATAAACTTAAAAGTAAATATAAATTAGATGATGAAGAAATAGAAGATTGGGAAATGGATGCCAGAGTACAATCTCCATCTGGGTTTATCTGGAACGTGACCAGACGAATTTCTTTAGAACCATCATTGGCATTAATCACTGAAGCATACAATATACCTGAACCATCTGATGCCAATGAACAGCCAAGAACAAAAAAACTATTATCTCCAGAAGAGCAACAGAAAAGAGACAAATATGTCAGCAAAGTTCTTGCTTCCTATCGACCAATAGAGCCAGATGCTAGAGGCGGTGGACAAACTGGTAAGTGGTCCGTAATTCTTAATAAAATCTTAGGATACGATGGAGTAATAGATGATTGCCTTAAGATTATTCATACATCTGAACCATGTCAAGCTGTGTTTTTTAATACTACGGCGGTAGATCTAATAAAAATAATACAAAAACCCGTTAACACGGATACCGTATCTAGTTTAAAAATTAGTTACAATAATACAAAAATTATTAATAAAAATTTCAGTGGTAAAATTCTATCTAACATAGAATTCAATTATTCAAAATTTATAGAAACAAATTTCTCAAATGCTACATTAAACTACTGTGCTATGAGTTCAGTAAAAATTATTGATTCAAATTTTCAATCTGCTCAGCTTAAAGATACCTCACTTGGCAATGCCGAAATAAATAGTAGCAACTTCGAAAATGCAAACTTTACTTCTGCCTATCTCTATGGAGCTAGTTTTGATAATGTAAATTTAAAAAACACAAATTTCTCTGATGCAAATTTAGGCAGTGCAAAATTCTATAACTGTGACCTAGAAGGAACATATTTAGGCAGAATTGTTAACGCATCAAATATCATAGATTTCAAAAATGTAAACCTTAAAAATGCTAACCTTAAAAATGTAAAATTTGATGGCGCAAATATGGAAAATACAAATTTCCAAGGAGCCATTCTAGAAGGTGCATTTTTTTGGAATGGTAATTTTAAAAACTCTAACTTCACAAGCGCAGATATGAAAAATACAATAGTATCAAAAGCTAATTTTAAAGACGCAAACTTTTCAGACGCTGATCTCAGTGTAATAATTTTCAATAATACAATTTTAGAAAATGCCAATCTAACAAATGCCAATCTAGAACATTGTTATTTTAAAAATGCTAACCTAAAAGGAGCAAATCTAAAGGATGCAAAATTTAGAGAAACAATCTATAATAGAAATACAATATTTCCAGATGGATTCGACCCAGAAAAATTCGGGCTGCTAAAAGCAGAAGAACAGTGATTCAACTACTTCACTTCTCTTAAGTAAAAACCTTCCGCACAAATATTGCATTGACTAAAACTTAACCATCCCTGGCCTTCTGCCGCTAAAATATGAAAAACTGGGTCTAGTGGACCCTTGTAGTCATCAACATAATGGATACCAATTGCTGTTGTGGTGGCTTCTATAAGCATAAAAATTCCATCTGGGGCAAGAGATAATATCTTTATGCCTTCAAATATTTCACAATTAATATTTTGATATTCCATGACGACTCCAATGTTATCATCCCATACTTCTGTTTGCTTTGAAGTGTGACTTCGGCGTAAAAGCTGATAAAGCTTCCCAGGCTTTACTGACTTATGGCAATTGTTGTGTAAATTAATATGTATATCGTTTGCCGTTACAGTTATGGTCATATATTTACTCTTGAGGATATTATGGATTCTATAACAAAACAACTTAAAAGCATCATAAAAGAAGCAATTTTAGCCGAGATATCTATTAAAAATTTTGATGAGCTACATCGGGAAATCGATAACAAACGCAACCAGATGGATGATGTTCAGGAACAACAACTATTGAGTTTGTTATCAATTGCTATAAGCGAATTTGACCGTAAAAATAATCTGCTAAATAGCAAAATTAATCAAGCAGAAGATTCTTCCCGGTCTTAACAGTTCTCTCTACTTTAACTGCTTCAACTTCTGTGGCAGAATTTAAATCAATACTGGCAATGGTTTTATGATTATCATCTCCATTTCCCATAATAAATGCTGCATCCATTAAACCCGTAAGATATACTTGAACTTCTGGATTGTTAATTACTTTCTCTCTAAATGCAGATTTATTAAAAGTTATGTCATGGACTACTTCACCCGTACTGTTATCACTTACTGTGAAATATTTCCATGCCCCTCCACCATGGACTTTAACCTTCATACCATTTACAATTACAGTGTCTTTGCATTTTTCGCAATATTCACGTAACTCGTCAAAAATCTGTTCATCTTCACGAATACCTTTGCCGAAATGGATTTCAAAACTTACTTCTCTCCATGGGCGTGCAACCTTGTTCTTGATAGTCTTGCATGTCACGTTGATGCCAACAACAGCTTCTTTGCCGTTAATTGTCTGTTTAATTTGCTGTCCACCGGTAAGTTTGATGCGTGTAGAAGCGTGATAAGGGATTGCCATGCCTCCAGGAGTCGTGGTCGGGTCTGAAAACATGACCCCGATCTTAACTCTCTGCTGATTTAACAGCAATAAACACACATTTTTGTCTCCAATCACATGTGTAATCTTGCGGAAACCTTTCGACAATACACGAGCAGCAAGCCCAATGGTGTTTTGGTCGTAATCACCCTCAATCTCTGCTTTTGGAGCAGAAGCCGCTACCGAATCCCAAATAATAGTAACCGGCACATCTGCTTTAAGATTTCTTGCTTTTTCAATCGTGCTTTCAATGACCTTAAAAATTTCCTCAATACAGGTTTCTTGGATAAAAACAAATTTTTTGCGAATATCGATCCCAATAGTTTCAAGGTTTTCAACTGAAGTAGCATTCTCTGTATCAATATACACAACAATACCACCCATATGCTGGGTCGATTTGGCGATCTCATATGCTATATGTGATTTTCCAGAATTGTGATGAACTAAGAAATCATATCCAAGAAATAGATTATCAGAATCTACTGCAAAGCCATAATATTCATCCACCCCAACAGCTTCAATGTTAAATCCAACAAGAGAAAGATTTTTCTTTATATTTCTTACTTTTTGTTGTTTTCTGCTGAGCCGACTTGGAATTTCAATTTTATTATTAAACATGTAAAGACGATAATATAATTGATCAGCAACAAATTTATCTGATATTGTTACAGAAAAACCAAGACTTCTTGCAACGAATGCCACATCTTCACTTAGCTGCAATGATTTAGTTGAATATTCATAACTGCCATTTACATCTCTATATCCATCAGTATCAATTAAACCAGCTAGAAGTTCCAATCTGTTTTCTTTTGAACTAGTCTGGTAGTTTTTTGGAATAAATTTATCACCACTTTTCTTACCAAGCAAACCAATGCTTTCAAGTTTTTGCTGGAGGATATTATGGCTTAGTCTATTTTTATTAACATAAAGACCAATTGCTTTGGTTTTAGCTTTATTGTATAAAGCTACGGAATGCCCTAAATCTAGGATGTATGACGTAAATTCTGAAACAATTGGATTATCTGCCGTTGTTAATTCTATTCTTTGTTTTGAAAGAGAACCGTCACCGATCAAAAGCCCAAGAATATATGGCGGAATATCTAAAGTAGATTTTTTATCTTTATTAAATTCAATTAAGTTTGAACGATAAAGCTTATAGTTCTTCTTAAAAGAACGTGATGAATTTACATATTCTTTAACTGTAACGTTAACAACTTCTCCGTTACGCTTTTCTAGTTTCTTTTTGGTTGCTGCTCTCTTTAAAGTAAGAATATGATTTTGATTTACAGTAAATGGATTTGCACCAGTAAATGGAGTAATACGATACATTTCATCTTTGCCAGAATGCACCTCCAGAACTTTTCGGGGCTTACTGTCTGGTCCCATTAGAACTGTTTTAGTGGTTACTTCTTCTACTTTAATTGGATTGCCATCATATTTCAAAACCAAAGTACCTTTGGCATGACATGAAGCAGGGCCTTGAATTTCAATAATTCTACCCTCTGCAAGACCTCCGTTTGGACGATTTGAGACAATGTAATCTAGTTGTTTTGATCCGGTTGAGATCCAGCGTTTTATGTTTGTTGGCGCATCATCTGTACCAAGATTGAAAGCAATACGATTGCCAGCTTCTTTATTGATTTGCTTGATTAATTCAGCCGAGAAATCAATGTCCTCATTGTTTGCATTGGCCAATTCTTCATCTGATAATAGTGGTGGTTTTTTTGTTTTTGGTGGTGCCATGTGTTTTATCTCCTAAAAACATATTAGGAGATATGGTTATTGATGTCAATTGATTATCAACGAATTATAATATTTAATTGAATTAATATATTTTTAATTATAAGAAATACAAAAAGAAAGGGACACCATTTTAGATGTCCCTTTCAATCCCCCCCCCATCAATTTAAAATTTTGATACTATTATCAGAACATGCCGCTGAAGGCGTCGTCCAGTTTATCTTCTGCTGCACTAGCTTTCGCTTTACCGACAACAGCTTCAGTATGATCTGTGCCAGATTCAGTTGGTTTTGTAGTATTAGTAAGTGTTGCTACAAAGTTCTCTAGAAGTTCTACAAGCTCTTCTGGAGCCTTGCATTGACGTTTGAACGTCTCTTCTAGATTCGGAATGGCTTCCACCCATGCCTTTGCTTGTGCTTTATCCTTTGATAGAGGAGATGGCTTTTTGCGTGCCTGGAGATTGATTGCTTTAACTGGCAAACCATTGAAAGTTCGTGGTTTACCATTTTCAATAACAGGCGTTACTGCACACGTAAAATCATATCCTACTTCTGGTGAAAACATATCCTCGTCAATATTGTCTTTATTTGACAGGATGCTATAAACCATATCACGTGTTTCTTTGCTAAATTCCCAGACTTGTGGGCCTTTTGCTTCTTCGCCACGAACGATTACAACGCCATAATAGCGTTCCTTTGGACGAAGATGCTTGGCAATAGCCCAGCCTCCTGGGTGCTTTTTACTATTTCGCAATTCATCAAATTGCTCCTTGATTGGATCAGGAAGTCCAAAAGCATAAGGTGCTACAAAACGTCGTTCAGATAGCTCCCTTTTGTCATAAAAGAGTACTTCTTGAAAGGGTTCACCTGTTGATGATTGGATTGGCAAAAATCGTAGATCATGCTCACCGACTGTTGGCTTCCAGTATGCTTGTTTTGGTTTATCGCTTGTGGTTGTTTTGGCGGCTGTTTTGTCGCCTTTGGTTAGAGCGGAACGGATTGCGTCAATATTATATGCCATGATGTTTTTTTCCTTTTTTCTTACCACTATTTTGTTTAGTATTCAATATACTCTATTGGGGTGGTCTACCTAATAAGTATAGTACAAAAAGAGATTATTGTATGGGATTTACCTTGGTTTTACCTTTACCCATCAAACAAGCAGATTTAATTGCTTGTTGCAAAATAACTGTTAACCAAGGCTCTCCTTGCGTTGGCAACTCTTCTTGCCGGTGTTTATTACCAATCGCAGATATACTGTACCATTCATCCAGATCTAAGTCAACTGATTGTTTAGAAAGCCACCAAAGACTAATTTGAGATACAGGTACGTGTTGAAGTTTGTCGGTAATTACATAAAGTTGGCCTAGAGTTTCACGATGCCATTTAGAAGTGTTTTCAATATAATAATCTTTGGTTTCTGTGCCGATTTTTCCAATATCATGAAACAAAGAACAAAGAATTAGGCTAGGAGTAGAAATGGTTTCTGTTTGATTGTAAACCTGACGTAGCTTTGCTGCGTTTTGTAGCACACGCAATGAATGCTCGACTAAGCCTCCAACATGACAACAGTTATAATCAACTTTAGAGGATGCTGGCGAAAGCATAATACGCTCTGCGTTTGCATCAATAAATTCTAATAGTTTTCCGGCCTTTGGACCAAGTTTTGATGTTTGTGTTTTAAATAATTCAAAATTTTTGATAACTGTTTGTTCTGGTGTCATTTTGTTTCTTTCAGTAGGTTGTTTAAATGTTCTAAATTGGTAGTCATTTTAGATAAATGATTTTTAAGTTTTTCTATTTCCGAAGTTAGAATAGAGCTTTCATTGTTGATGGTTTTTAAACATCTGAGATACAAGTTCTCAATTGCTTCTTCTTCTGTATTTCCTCTTCCGTGCTCAATATCATTGAGATGCTCATTTTGGCAATCGTGCTTTTCAATTGCGAGTTGGGCAAAAGCACGATATTTTCCAAGTCTTTCTGCCAAATAATCTGAGTGAATTACGGAAACATTCGTACATTTCCCGTCCCCATATTCAGATGCTAGAAGCTTAATTTTATCTATGGTGTTCATGTGAGTGCGAATTCCTTATCAATCGACATATAGAATTTAGTATCTGCTAGATCCTTTATATCTGTAGATCCAACCTTACATAATGCATTTAACATTGTAAAAGCATTTTCGTTTACGTCTAAAATAATGGCATCATGTAAAATAAACAATGGAATGATATCTGAAAGACGATCCATGTCTTTGATGAATTGTAGGATATTTAAAAATCCTTGCAAAGATATATCCACAGCGGTTGATTGAATATAATGGTTTATCAAAGTATGAGTATTTTCTGTTTTCACTCTTCTGCCATAGAAATTAGTGATATATCTTTGACCGCTAGAGATCCATTCCGAATATAGTTTTTGTTTTAGCTTTTCAATACCGAAATAATTTCTGATTTCATTAACTACCCATGCTACGTCTTGCACATCGGGTAGTTTTTCTTTAATGGAATCTAATCCAGCGCCATACAATTCAGATAACACAACTTTTTTAACGGTAGTTCTGTTGATATTATTGATATCTTTAAAGAGATTATCCTTAATATTTGAATATACATCCTTCTCTATTGGTTGTCCTCCACAAGCAGCTAAAAGAGTTCGTGGCTCTAGAGAGCTATAATCTAATGAGATTATTTTCCCTTTGGTTCCCCAGCGGGATTCCATTAAACCTCGGTATATTTTGGGGAGAAGCAATAGTCGTGGACCAGAGATTGTTTTTAGTCTACCGGTTAGAGTGGATAGCCGATCATATTCTACGGGTCTGGCATAACCTTCTTCATTGGGTGCAAAGCTTTCGGTATGGCTGGTTGTATCCAATTGAATATACTGGTTATATTTTTCTGTGTTTATTTTTGCTGGCTGCAAGAAATCAAACACTTGGTTTGTTGGTTCATAGATTTGGTGAACATAACTGAGATCCAAGTTTTGTAGTTCTGCGGCATACGCTTCTTGATCCTTTTTAATCGCTCTATAAGCCTTCTCAGGAACCGCTAGTTCCCATGGAACGGCATTGCCTTGGAGCCTTGCTGAGAGCCCTTTAAAAGCCTTCTGGTGCGTCTCTGGAGCGAGTCGGGGAGAAGGTAAAAGATATAGTTGAGAAATGATATTACTTTCCATATAGGATGTACTATACAGCAATCCTTATCAAAAGCAATCAGATAAAATTATCTTCCAGATGGCTGCTGTGAAGTCGTTGAATTAGGTGCAGAGGTGGCGTGAGAATTTGCATCACTTAAGTAACCAGCTGCTGAATTAATTTGAGAAATCATGTTACGATATTGACCAAAAGCATCATTGGGAGTAAGTTTAATTGTGGTCTCATAGTTACCAGCCTCTATTTTATGAGATAAACCCGTTACATAATAAATGTTATCTGCTGTAGTATTTGTATTAAAATCAACAAATATTTCCTGCGAGTAACGAATAAATGGGCATCCCAAAGTTGTAATAGATAATTCGCATGGATAGACACTCAACGGTACGCCACCAGCTTGTTCGCCGTTTGCTGCGACTGGATCACCGTTAAGGCTTCTTAACATATTAATCGATGCAAGCTGTGCATTTTGCTGTGTCGATAAATTTGCAGATTTAACTGTTGAATACATGGACCCATAAATAATATGCGGCACATACTGCATAACCATTTCCTTTAATCTCTTTGGTCCACCTGTAAACCTAAATTGTGGATTTTGTGGTATGTTTGATATTTGTTGATTAATATTATTTAATAAATTTCTAGCGGCCTCATTGACAGGCACGATCATTCCAATATCATTTGCATGATCTAAAATAGTTCGATAAGAGCTTCTCCATGCACTCATCAATGGATGTGGATCTACTGTTGCTGGTGCTGGATTTCTATTTTGCCTATGACCATGATGATGATGTCTAGCGTTTGCTTGTGTTGAATTACTTTCCGCAGCATTTGCTTGTTCTTGCGCCTCTGCGGATTCTTGATTTGCGGGAAACGACGAAAGCGTTGACATGAGATTTTCTGTTGATAAAGATAATAGTTCTCTTAAAGGTGCTGTAGATGAACAAGCTTTATCATAAATGTGTAGTTTTAATATAGTTTTTTTTTCGTCATAAGCATAAGGAACAGCTTCAATGTCTAATGTTATCTGTGGCATCTGGAAATCTGGCGAATGTCCAATGTTATTACTTTCCATAACATTTCTCATTCTAAGATTAAAATTATCTTGTCTAACTTCTTCATTGCGTCCACTCGTAGCAATTTCTAATTCTCTACTTTCACTATTATATCTATATAAATCACTTATGCCGTAGGCTGGATTCATAGAGTCATCGACCATTTTATTAGCTAGAAAGTTGACAAATTCTATTACCGACATGTTTACTGATCTATTTAAATTCTCTAATCTTAATCGTGAATATTCACGTGCAAAAAAATCTATCATTATTGGAAATTGACTTATATTGCAGTGACTCATCCTGCTAGCTTTATTGTTGAAATTATAAAAATAAACTTGCACTTCTTCAAATTTATCTTGTGCTGTTGATGTGTCTTGTATCATTGCTAACGGTTTAGCCACAAATGCTGTAAATAAAGTTCCTAACGATACAACTTTTCTTCTATTGTTACCAAGATTATGATTTAATTCCGCAACATCTAATAATTGATTGTTCTCGTTTGTTTCTGCTCCACGTCTAATTGGAGGATCTCTTCTTGTTAATACGTTTGCATTGCTTTTAAAATAATTTTTTTGATTTTCAGGCATATTATTGAAAAATATATCTGCATCAAAATCATTCATATTAGTAGGATCTGTTTTATTTATATTTCTTAGAGATTCATAAATATCTCTATTGACCGATGACTGTATATTTCCTATTGCTCCCGTAACTACTTGAGTTGTGCTGGTAGAAGTACTTGGACCTAACAAAGAATTTATTTCACGCACCATTTGTTCGGAAGCACTTCTTACATTGTCCGATGATGCCGCATTTCCTCTCCCTGTAATACGAGAATCTAATGATTCTCTTAATTGGCGTAATGAATTCAGTAATTCTGCGTTCACAACAAGCATATTTGTGGCATCGCCTACAGCCCCCAGCATTTGATGGCCTCTAACTTCTTGTCGATGCGTATTTGTACCACCCTGAGTTTCTCTTTGATTTCCAAAAGCAACAGCTGATAAACGATTTATTGTTTTTGATATATTTTCTATAATCCTCAGTTGTTGTTTTAAATATTCCTGGTTTCCAGTAATTGATAATTCTGTCATCTCTGAAGCGCCACGAGTAACTAGATTTAAGGATATATTAACTTGTCCGACCTCATCAAAGCTAAAGGAACTATTGGTAATATTATAATGTTCTTTTGTACGAGTAAGATTTAATATATCGGCATAAGGATTTCCGTTTAAACTATTTGGGTCATGTTCCATTTGGTCTGGGTGCGACCATCCGTATTCTACTTCAATAAAAGAAGAGCCGTAACGATCCGGTTTAATAATATCCGCAAATTCTCCCATTCTTGATCTATCGTGTAATACAATTTCAAGTTTTGCTGTTTTAGTTGAAATAAGTCCCACGGCACTTTTAACATCCACATCAAAACTTTTTATTGATGCCAATGGTCGAAATGGGTCAATGACAGGAGCAAGAAAATTGCTTTTTATTTTTGTTGCATCTGGATTTACCATGGTTTGTGGAGCACGGAATAGTTCCATACCGGCAATAGAATAATTTTGAAAATCTAATGAGCTATCTCCAAATTGTGAAGAGGTTGTTTGGTTAGCGAGACCAATTGCCCTTAAAGCTGAATTTTGATTTGTTCCATCAGGTGCTTCAACGGCACCTTCTAAGGTTTTTTGCAGAGAAATAGCAGCAAGTCTACCATCTTGAAATACTTGTCGTGAAGAATACATTTTAATATCAAGTACTGGTGTAGCTCTTACTAATTCTAGTGTTGGGAAAGCATTAAAAAATATTGTCAATAAATCTGCATTTTTTTCACCTGGGGCTAAAAGTGGATGAATCATCCTAAAAACAGATAATTTTTGTTTTGATCTTTCATCATTATTATTAAATCCAATTCTATCTAGATTTGGAAAAAATGTTTTTTCTCCGGCCTGTGTGGTGTTTTGGCTATTGCAATAATGCATTTGAACATAATTTGAAAAATTTTGTGTAGCATGAGTATCGGCACCTGTAAAAAGATTAATAATTCTTCCTTTAATAGATGAATCTGTAGTCGTGCTGCTACCAGGACTAGCTGGTTGTTGATCAGCTATGGCTTTTAATGCACCTGAGCCACCATCAAGAAATATATTAAAAACCTGTGCTGCGTTACGGTCAGGAGTTAATGCAAGACGACCTGCTGGATTAACTGCACCACTTATTTCATTTTGTCTTTGGGAATTAATAGCTTGATTAAGTGCGAGTGCTTCCGATATACTTCCTGACACAACAAAACCAAAATATGGAGCAAAACGATCTCTTATTTTTCCTAAACGAATACTTTTTTGTTCTTTTGTGAGTTTTAAATCTAATTTAAGCATTGTAATTTATCTTAAGTACATAAAGAATCATAAGATATATTTTTTAACCTAAATATCTCAAAGATTGTTCTAAATTTGGTATCACAATTCGTGTATTTGGAGGCGTTTGAAGTGCCCAGCCCACGTTTGAACCGCAACATAGGAGCCAGTAGTACCTTCCGTCACCATAATATTGCCCAGCAAGAACATCCAATCTAACTATTTCTTTTAAGAAAATCACTTGTGTTGCTATTGCACCAGAAGCTATTCCTGCTCTTATTAAAGAAATTGTTTCACTGGTGCCATATTGAAAACCAAAATTAATTTTTGGTGATAAACTATATCTGCTTATTGCCATTTCCGTTACCTTCTGTTAATTAATGGTTTTTTGAAAACGCCAAGATTATCATCGTTCAAATAACTTCTATTTTGTAGTTTAGGTAATGGCTCAGTTATTCCTCCAAGTTGCCTTGACATATTACCCACAGACCATATTGGTGCATTCATGATGCCATTTGCATCAAGGCCAAGTGGTATGTCGTGAATTACTTGCATGCCTAAATTAATTGTGACGAACTTTGGTGCTCTTAAAAAACTATTACCATTTGTTCCCCATGCGCCTTTTGCTTCCCCGTAGTCAACCTTGAATTCAGTAACAACGCCTGCTAAACCTTTTCCATATGTTGAACTAAATGATTTGAGAATTGGGTTTTTTGTATCATCAAAAAATTGAGTTGGATTTAAATCCTGCAAACCCTGTTCGCCAGCAGTAGTAGTGTTTTGGGTATTTTCCGGTTGCGATTGTAATTCGGTGCGTAATGAAAACATAGTAAAATCAATATCAATATTTGATTTAAGGTATTGAATTTGTAGTATTATTATATTTTGCTTGCCATCTTTAGGTTCTAAACTATATCCAGAAGCAATATCCGTTGGTTCTTCCATGACTCTTTCAAAATTTAATCTTATTCCTGTCGTAATAGTTTCTACATATGAACATTCAATTAATTTTCCTTGGCCTAATGCCCATGTTGTGTTGGGTGGGCGAGGAGTAAAATTTTCATCCAAAATAGATTCTACGCCTGGGTAATCACCTTTTAAATATATTTTAGATCTATTTGCAGTAAAAATATCATTAGGATTAACTAATATAGCACCATTAGCCTGCGTGGTGGGCTGTGTGGCACTTGTTGTAAATCCGCCTCCTGGTTTCATTGCACATATTAATCTGTTTGTTTTATTTGCCGCATCGATTTGGGATCTGGCGCTAACGTCAGATCTAGTTCTAGCATTGGCTCCGAATATATTAAAATCTTCTCGTGTTGTAGCTCCGAAAAGTCTTGCGATAGATTGTTTACTATAATTGGATCTCCATAAGTCGCCAAGTCTCAGTCGAACTACGGGCGTAGCACCGGGTATTTGTGAAAATGGTTGAATAAACTTGATGCCACCAACATTCACTTCTCTGCCCTGTGTCCATTGTGGATAAATTGTCATTGCTAGCCGATTAATTTTATACCACATAAGATTATGATCTTCTTCATTGGTCGCAACCATTTTAAAAGATACGTTTATTTTTCTGGTAGTGCCTTTGTATATTTGCACTTTATCCATTCGACCATAGCCATCTTGCTGCGTATATTCGACGCTGAAATCTTCAGAAGAATCCTCTAGGAAAGCATGAAAAGATAATATCTCATTTGTTCTTAAGTCTTGAACATAAAAGGGCATATAATCTGCTTCCAGTTGTTCCTCCATTTTTTCCACTAAATCTTTTGATAATCTATTTTTTGTTGGAAATGATCCAATTTCACCTCCAAGATCAGTTGAGGCTGAAGAAATAATTTCTTGATGAAGTGCTGTTTGCATTAAATTATCATTAAGAATAAGAAAATCAAGTCCTGTTGTATCACTTATACCGGTTTCCAGCCTTGGCCTATGATCTGCCCCTGTAACAAATAACGATGTCAATGGGAGATGAAGCATTGGAGAGTTGCTATTTGACCATCCCAATCTTCCATCACTTAATCTTGATTTTGCTATTAAAAAACGCCTTGTGTCTGGCAGTGTATCTACAACACTTATATTGCTACCTATTTTTGTATTTGTTCCTTTTAGTTTTAATTCCCAGGCAATCTTATCTCCGATTTGTGCCAAAACATTAACAAATTTAAGAATTTTGCTATCTCTAATATCTCTTATAATTCGACCAGTCGCTTCAATACTATATGGACCTCCATTTAGATCGGAGCTAGTAATAATATCTATACCATTACGAATAACATCTCTCAGTACGGTATTTAATCTTCCGCTTTCCAACAATATTCTCAAAGCACCAGACGCCAATGCAGTACCAGTTCCATCTCTTAATCCTGGCACGCCAAAAAACTCTTCTAAGCCATTCTGCAAACAGTCATCGAATGCATGAAAAGTGTAAGTAAAAAGTCCCTTGATTCCGAGAAATTGTTGTAGGAACTCACCGCCAGACATTCCATCGGTTGGATATGCAGGTAGATTTGGAATGGTAGAAGTTCCAAGTATTTTATTATTTGCATAATCTATGGCTTGGGGATCGTACACTAGACGTTCTCTATTGTCATGTGGAATTGCAATAGAAGTTAATTCCAATATGACAACAAATGAGATTACCATCGCAACACAAACGGCAATTTGACCGAGTGAAACTAGTGAATCAAATTGAGAAAATGGGTTATAGAAATTGCCATATGTCATAGTAGGATTTTCACCTACTTCATTGTCAATAAATGACGGGTTATTTGGTTTATCTACGCCGAAAAGTTTTTTAGCTTCATATGATGGAGAAAATCTGCTTAGTCTTACTTTTTTACCAATTCTAGGCAATGATGGCACAGCCATCCCAGCTTCAGCTTCAGAAAAACCGCCATCTCCATTTGTTGGATCTATATCAGGACCAGCACCAGCTTGAACGGCATCATACAGAATATTTAGACCAATTTTCTTTAAATGCTCCAAGGACATACTTGTGGCAGTTACGGTTGAACCATTTAATACTGGTTGGCCGACGAAGCTGGTATTTTTATAAGCGCCTTTTTTATTATAATATATTGGACCAATTTTTAAACGATCATCGGGTTTTTCTTGAGTGCCATCGACGACAACAAACTGATTACTTTCCAGTGAATTGAATCCAGTGGTGCTAAGAAGTTGTTGATCTATCAGGGCTCCATGTTTTATAGCATCTGTGTTGATATTTTTTACATATCTGTTTATACTAAAAGTACGAGTAGTTATTTTTTTTGGTTCACTGACGCCTTTTCTATCAGTTCCTATAAAATTAAACTGGCTAGGAGTTACAAAGAAGTTTGTGATTGCATTTGGTACGCCGCTTGGATTATTTCCATCATTTGAAATATATTGTATCTGTTCTGGGTCTGGTGTTTCGTAAAAATGGCCCACTGAAGAGTTGGGTGCAATTGGAATAGAATTTTGTGCATTGATAGTTTGTTGGCTTAAAACTTCTACATATCTTTGTTTTATAGGATCTGCTATATCAATAGTTCCAAGCTGAGCCAATGGCAAACCAACGTCCGGCTCTTGATTGACATTATAATAAATTGTCATCCTTCGGCGTGATCCTCTTATGGATGGATCTGGATCTTGTAATTGTTCTGGTGTTGGAGGTAATGGCTTGCTCATAATAGTTTATCTTACGATAACTATTTAGGTGGCTGTTTTTTAGAAGCCTCTTGGATTGCTTTGGTCAAACCTTCTGATTTGCCTTGCATTTCTTCAAGCAATCCATTGATAACAGATAGGGTGTTTTCCTTTTCTGATGGATTCATTTGATTTAGTAGAGATAGCAAAAACTTATTTTCCATTACTTTTTCTTTTAAATTATTCATATTATATCAGTGTCCTGCTGTATCATGGCTTTGTGGAACGAAATTAGCTCTAGCTATGCTGCCGCCCGGTCCTGGTGCTGCACCTTTGTTGCTTCGGGTAAATAGAGCAGTTTCTATGTCTTCGGTTCTCAATTTAACATCTAGGTTAATTGTAATATTTGCCGCAGCATTTTCAATTTGGACCACACGATTCCGACCCAAGCCATCATTTAGTCTTGTCAACGAAGCATCTATGTCTATCGCATTCATACGAGCTAAATCTCTGGATAATGAATTGTATCGTTCCACGACTACGCTAAGATCATGACTTACTCTGCCCTTGGTATTTCTGTGAATATTGTCAAGCAAATTGTTGATCGATCCTTCTTGAACTGCTGGCCCAAAATAAGAATCTATTGTTCCAAGCACACTGGTCATGTTTGCTAAACTTGTTCCAAGATTTGGGCTGGGTGGCACAATGGGCTGTTCGGCAATTGATTTTGCAGAACTAAGCATCTCAGTAACAATGTTTTTAATATTCGTTAAGAGTGCTCCTTTACCGGTAATTCCTGGTAGCATAGCAGCCAATGGTCCAAAATATTCTCCTGGGCTACTCAAGGGATTATAATGTTTTGTGCCGCCGAAAAATATATATTTACTCTTAAGGCTATTTATCATAATAGCAAGATTGCTGAGAGGAATGTTCATTACATCTGCCCGCATTGGTGTTTGCGCCCCTGCACCACCCAGAGTATTTAAAGAAGCGGCGGCATCTGAAATGGTTTTTATTAATTCAAATAATGATTTCATTGAAGCAATTTTGGCCGTTAAACCACGGGGGAATGTAAATTCTGATAAGGCGTTTAACGCAAACCGCAAGGAATTGCCCAAACCAATAACGCCATCTGCATTTATATCAGTAAACATCGTAAGTAATAAATCAACAATTGGCTGCACAATTTTAGCTGCCATATCCGCAGCGCCGAGTTTGGCTTGCGCTACGTCTTGAATGCCTTTTGTTGCTGCGCTAATACTACCAACGAGATCTAGCACAGCCTTAACTGACGTGATTTTTCCCGCCAAGGCGTTTGGGTCAATACCGGACAGATCTATTGATGATATGGCTAGTACGAGAGCGGGTATTCCTCGCATCATATTTTGTGTCTGATTACTAAGTGTATTGATAAAATGAACTATCGTTCCTGCAATTCTATTCATTTCATCAGGGCTTTTTCCTTTCATCATTTCCATCGCATTGTAAATTATACCAGTAAAGCTAGATATAAAGCCGAAGAACACAGAAAGTATTGGGGTAACTGAATTGAGCGAGTCTATTTGTGCAGCATTAAATACGGTAAATGACTGTATTACTTCTATGACTCTATCTGTTAAACCTTTAATAAATGGAGTTATTACATCTAGCAGCAATGTTATTCGCCCTAAGTCTCTTGGCGATGTTGGATTTCGTGGTAATGCTGCCGCAGCCCCACCAATTCCGACTAAAATATTTCCGATACCTTTCATGATATCTCCAAGGGCCGCAACTGCTTTTAATGAATCCGCTGTAATATTGGGCGAACTTAAAAGCACTCCCATCGGAACAGTCACTGCTTCAATAACGTCTTTTAGATTATTTTTCAGCATTGAGAATATTGCTGTTATACCGCTTATTTTTCTTTGGAACTCCTGTTGATCAGCCCTTGCTGCTATCGTTTGACCAATTACAGTTCCGACAACGGCCCCAACTGGTCCCGCAAATGATCCAATTGCGCCGCCTATTCCTGCTCCTGTGGCCATCCTTCCTCCACTAAACACACTCATCAGTGTAATAACCACATCCATAACCGATTTTAATGTATACATTAAAACTTCTGCTACGGATTTTAGTTTTACGGGATCTACTGAAGCCGTTATTGCATTTAATTGTGTTAGTAATGTTGTTGCTAGAGTGCCAATTGATCTTAAAATAATTGGCATTGATATTCCAAGCTCCGTAATAGTTCTTGTTACATCGGCGCTGTTTGAAAAGAAACCACCAGCCGCAGTACCAATAGTTGATCCAAATGTTGATATTGGCGTAATGATTGCAGCGATTCCATTTAGTACAACAGAAAAGACTTCTGCTTTTGATTTCATTAGTCCTGGATCTGTGCCAAGATTGAGAGCGCCAATTTCCCTAACTATATTCTGAATACCAGAAAACATTGCAGTCATCATATGACTTAGCTCTACAACGATTCTTTCCATTTCCCCAGAATCAAATATTGAATCATTTTCGGCTAATGCTTTGCCAAAATTTGTTATTGGAGTAACAATTGCTGCGATTCCTAATAAGGCGGCAGAAAACACTTCTGCTTTGGCTTTTAACAAGTTTACATCACCACTTAAATCTATGGAGCGAATCATATCCACGACTGATACACTGATTTGTCGCACTAGAGTAGTAATTTTATCAACAATACTGAGAATTGTAGAAGGTCTTATTATAGCTAAAAGGCCCATTGAAACCATTGAATTTGCAATGACAGAATAAACATTTATTATATTTTTTATGGCATTTGTAGCAGTTGATACTTGTTCGGTTGGAATACCGTTGAATAATCTTACGATTTCAATTGTTTTTTCTCCTATTTTAGTCATTAACGGTGCTATTGCCAGCATACCAATAGCAGCCACACCTACAACTGGCAATAATGCTCCAATAATAGCGAGAGCACCAATCAATGGAACCATGACAAAAAATAAACCAGTCATTGCATACATGGCAATCATTGCAGTTTTTACTTGAGATTCATTGTAAACAGAAAATGTTTCTATCACTACAATGGCAGCCCCGCCCACTAAAACAAGTGCGGCAAGTGCGGCAAGCGCACCTAATAATAAATTACCGCCCCCTGCTTTAGCGGCATCCCCTAGTTTTGTTAATGAATCTAAAAATTTTACTTTTTCAATTCCGACGATAAGCGCAGTCATTCCAGCTACAGCCAACAAAGCAACGCCAATGTTCGCTGCTGTAATATTATTGCTATTTATAAATGAAAGAAGGGCAGTGAATGCGGGCATAAGAATATACATAATGCCAGCCAAAGCAGTGATTCCTAATAAAATACCAGATGCAGACCTAGCAGTATTTTTCAATGTATTCTGAAAGCTTTGAGCTACAGTTCTTTGTTCATCCGCCTTTTTATCTGCCGCATCTGCACCTCCTGTAAAATTAAATACTCTTCCAACGGCACCGGCAATAGCACTAAATATACCACCCCCACCGCCGCCAAGTAAGGCAGCAATTCCTGCCCTAATAAATGCTGGTCCAAATATCATTCCAAATAATGTTGCGCCAATAGCTACCGCATGTCGTCTTAAAAATGGTCCAACATAATCAGTGAGCACCGTCATCAACATTTCACCAACGGCGATACCAGCTTCTTTCATCACGGGCCATAGTTCTTTGTATGCATAACTAATTGCCTGTGCAATAGCTCCAGATATACCACTGCCAGCCTTGGAAGCTCCTTCCATGAAAGATCTTGGGTTTTTAAGGAAACCGGTGATGCCTTTAGCAGCATCCCTAATGGATTCAATCCCAAACCTCAATCCTTCAACTGCAATAGCGCCAAAAGCTTTCCAGAATTTTTTCATTCCATCAAGAAAGCTTCTACCTGCTCCGCTATTTGAATCAAAAAAACTAAAGAAGGCTTTCTTCATGTTTTTCATGAAATTTTGAACACCAGCTTTTGGATCTCGTTGTAAATCTATAAAGAATATTGCAAATATATTTTTGACAGAATTCATCATTCTTCTGAATTTTGCAGGAGCAAACATATCACCAAGAGCATCAAGCACTTGTTTTATTCCTGGAAAATAATGAACAAACATTCTTCCTACATCAACCCCGGCTCGATAAACAATACGCATATCACGCTGGATTTCTCTGGAGACTTTCCTAAATTCTCTTGTCCTTAACATACCTGCTTCAAATCCCTTGAAAAAAGTATCAAAGAATCCACCCTTCATTCCGCTGCCAGACTGCGTCAATCTTTTAATAGAATCCGCCAACTCGTGCATGGCCTGTTCTTGCGTTATCTGCGTTTTTTGGGACTTCTTCATCTGTGCATCTACTGCGGCACCTGTCAGTGCCCTGTTTTTTTGAGCAAATGCAATGCGTGTTTCTTCTTCGGATAAACCAGTAAGATTTGATAGATGCTTACGCTCAGCAATGCTCATTTGATCAATGTTTTTACCGGTTCGGAAGAAGGCTTCCCTTAATTGATCAAGCTTTTCTGCTGGTGTTTGTGCCTTCATCATTTTCATGGCATCAATATTCATATTGAATGCTTCAGCCAATCCACCGGCCATGTTTGCCGTATCCTCGAAATTTAATGTTTTATCCATTACCTTTTTCAAGGCTTCCATGGATAAACCAAGCTTACGAGCATAAACGCTGGTTTTAATCATGGTATCTCTGGACATGACACCAAAGGTGCCGACATCTTTCATCATGACTTCCAGGTCTCTACCCATTTCTTTTACAGAAATACCAAAAGTTCTTTGTGCTCTAACAAGCTCCACACTCATTTTCTGTACAGCAGTCGCAACACTTTCACCGCCATTATCCGCTGAGATTTGTAATGACCTGAGAGCATCTCCTGTGAGCCCTGTTGATTTAGTTAAAACTAATAACTGCCCAGAAACACCCTTCGTCGCATCCATAAATCGCATGGCCATAGGCCCCATTTCTTCAGCGACTTTCATGAACTCTTTCATGGCTGCTGCCGCACCAGCACGACCATATCCAAATACACGTCCAAGCCGTAGGCCAGAATCATTAAATTGATTCACATTATTCATCATGCCCAGAACAGCTTTACTTGTTCCTACCTGCAAGCTACCAAATTTATCACGCAATTCTTCGAGGGCTTCACGCCACGGATCTGTTCCTCCACCGGCATTACTTTGGAAAAAGTTCAATATGTTTCCTGGGATGGAAAGCAATGCTTTTCCAATACCCATAATACCACTAAGTCCTGTGCTGCCAATACGCATCAAACTTCCAAATAGTGCTTTTGTTAAATTTAGGCCAGATTGTAAGCCAGCTTTGAATTCATCTGCGATTAATACTTTTCTAGCTTCAGCAGCTAGCTCTGCGGTTTTGCTTCTTAGTTTTTCGGCTTCAGCCTCAGTGTTTACAAGTTCATCACTAAAAGATTTTGTATTTTCTTGAGCTGTTTTTAGGCCATCAGATACAGCTTTTATTTTATTGCTGTCAACTTTACCAAAACATTCTTGTGCTTTGCATAAGGATTCAACCAAATCTGCTTGCGCTCGATAAGCTTTGGTTTGATTTTCAAGCTGAACGGAGATTTGTGACATTGCCGATAAAAGCTGCTGAGCAATCTTGAGATTGTCTGCTGTCGGTCCTATGGGGTCTGCCATTATCTGATACTCCTAATTCTTATACTTAATTATCAACGATATCATTTTATGAGAATAATTATTGAAATGAGGCCATTAAAAAATGATCAATGAACAATTAGATATGCCAGCGACACCAGATTTGAATTCCCTTTTCGGTAAAAGTTATAAAATGACAACTCTTGGAAAATTATTTTTTGCCAGTTTATTAAGCAGCATGGCCACAGGAAGAAAGTCTCCTTTTGATGTTAGCGGCGATAAAGATAAAATTGATATATTGATGAAAGTTGTTCAAAGCACAAAAAAATTCCAAGATGAAATCAAAAATCCAGCTTCTACTGTTGATTCGGTGATTCGTGCAATGGACATGAAAAACATTGATGCAAGAAGGTTTCAAGATTCATTTAAATTCCCTTGGCCCCTTTGAAAAAGTAAAAGCTCATTTTTTTCTTCGTTGACTTGAACCAGATCCTGTGGCATACTTAGTATCAGAAAGGTTATCAAACAATATGCTAAGAATTACACCAATGCCTTCAATTTTCGGTCTTGTTAAGGAAAGCTACCAAATGACAACGACAGCAAAGGTTGCCATTGGTCTTACACTTGCTGAAAAGATTCTTGGATATATGTCAGAACGCCAACAGCAATCGGCAGCACCAGCACCAATGCAATCACATAGCGATGTTGTCGCAAATGCTATCAGCAATCTAATGCGTCAGATTGATAACGTCCCAGGTTTGCGTGCAAAGTATGAAAACCTCAATCAAGCAGAAAAGATGGAACTGATTCGTCAGCAGCTAGCACTAAAAGGCATTCAACTCTGATTGTACTTTTCAATATATTGCTACTAAAATAGTAGCATGCCAATAAATCCAATCCCACAGCCAGTCGATGTAATTATAAATCCTAGCGGTGAACCTCCGAAAATAAAGGATTTCATCATTAATGCTCCGTTGATTGTTCAATCAACAAACGTAAAAAATAAACTTGATAGTCTAGATTCCACTTCAGAAAACCTCTCGCAAAGAGTTGCTGTGTTGGAAACTCGACCGATTGCAACAGCCAGTGGCCCATCGGGAGGGGGAGGAGGATTGCATGGCAGTGGAACGCTTGCCAGCCTACCCATTTCTCCTTCGGTGGGCGATACATATGTTGTTACATCGGGTGAAAAGATTGGCGATTACTATCAGTGTTTTATAAGTGGAACTTGGGAGCTAGTTGGATATGATCATGCACCATTGGCACCTTACTGTGTCGCACGATGGAAACTGGAAGATTCTAACTCTTCAACCATCATTGATTCTTTAGGTACATATAATTTATCTTTCGCTGGTTCATTAACCACTCAAAATCAGTCTTCTCCATGGAAAACATGTATGGTTTTTAATGATAGCACATCAGTAAACTCTACTATCATTGGTGCATCTACCCTAGAACCTGCCGATATTACTATTTTAGTTTGGGCGTGTCGTTATGGCAGTTCAAGTTATGACTCATATATCGTCTTAAAAAGACAAGCAAGCACTTGGGGTGGGTCATCACCTAACAATGCGGCAATTGCTATACGTGTAACGACATCTAATACACTTAGTGCCTATATTTTTGATACCAGTTTAAGTATTAAAAACACTGAAACGCCTGCCTATCTAGCAGTGCCAGTGGGAAAATGGTTTAGGGTTGCGTGTACACATAGTGTATCTACTGGGTTAAAATTATATCTCGACGGTAGATTGGTTAGTTCGGCAGCTGCCGCTTTTCCCATTAATTATCAGGACCATAATTCATGGGGCATTGGCGCAAATATTCCAGGTACAGGTGTAGCCCTTCCTCAAGGATTTAATGGTTTTATCAGAGATGTTCAAGTTTGTAATCAAGTATTAACGGCAGGACAAATTTTAGAAGATTATGAGTGTGGGCTAGGTATAAAAAGATTTACAATTTCTTCAACATAATATATAATATCATACAAATTGCTAAATAAAGAAAAGGAAAATATAAAATGAAAACATTAATAGATCATAATGGCTGTGCAACTTACCCATACGGTAGTCCGTCGCTTGATGTCACGGTGCCAATGACTGTACAAGGTGTTGACCTTTTATCAGTAATAAAGGCATTAACTGATAGAGTATCTGAATTAGAACTTAAACTTGCTGCTCCACAGGTATTAGCCCAAAGCACTTCTGTGGCTGCTGTAGAGGATACAAAAACACCAGATGTAATTGTCCCTGTGGAAACAATTTCAGAGCCCGCACAGCCCGTTCTAGAAGCTCCTGTGGCTGATCCTGTTGTTGACTCAGTTGAAGCACCTTCTGTTGCGGTAAAACAAACAAAAAAATCTTCAAAATAATCTAATCGGTTATCAGCTATTCATGAATTGAAACGTAAATTTGGCTCATGAAAATAAAACACGATTCAGTACTTATTGATAATCAACAGTAGGTAAAATATGAAAAACTCAAAAGAAAATTTGATTCTAGCAATTCTTGAATCCATTCATGAATTAGAATATTCAAGTGAAAAACATGATCATGAGCATGAAAAAAGTATTCACGGTGAACCAAAGAAAAAATTTCATGGTAAAAATTTAATATTTGGATCAGATGAGCCTGAAAATGAAGAAACAGAAATTCTAGAGCTTGGAGCCAGCCTTGATGAAACAGGGGAAGCTGTTTGTGAGGGATGTCTTGTAGCTTACATGAATGAGCATGTTAGTATTTTACAAGAAGCAAAATATAAAGGTAAAGAAGTGTCCGTTGGAAAACCTTCCAAGGGCGATGTAAAAAAATACAAAGTGTTTGTTAAAGATCCCAAAACAGGAAACATCAAAAAAGTAAATTTTGGTGATCCAAACATGCGTATCAAGCGTCAAGATCCAAAACGTCGTAAATCATTCCGTGCAAGACATAAATGTAGCCAAGCTAAAGATCGCACAACGCCAAAATATTGGTCTTGCCGTTTTTGGAGCAAAACACCAGTTTCAAAAATGGTTTGATTTTACCATCCTTGTTCCAAGGAATGATAAATCATTCCCTTATCTATCTCTATGTCGTTTTTATTAATCCATCTCCGTAAATCAAAAATTAAAGCTTCTGCGGCAGATAGCCCATGCTCACTGTTTTGCAGTTCTGCAATCTCAGAATAGCTCCCTTCTTTTTCTAGAAGAATTTTAATTTTTCCATTATTTGTTTCTACTACTTTGAACATAATTTCCTTTTTACTGACATCAGAAGATATAGAACACTATATCACAATGTTGAAAATTTGTAAATCATAAAAATAACCTAGTTATAGCTATCATGAAATTATTATCTATTCTTTTTGAAAATATCAATGACAAAACCAGTAAATTTGGTCCTGTATATCACGGTGGAAACTGGGATGGTAAAACGCCAATTAAAACAACTGGAAGGGGAGCTTTAGGATCTGGTGCTTACTTTACTCCAATCAGAGAAGTTGCAGAGCAATACGCTACCCAATCTGGCGGTAAAATTACAGAAGCTTACTTGGATATTAAAAACCCTTTAGAAATCCATATGGGTAAAAATAGATACGAGCATCCGTGTGTTATGGCATTAGTGCAATTAGGAATGCCAGAAGAAAAAGCGCAAAACAAAGTAGAAAAAATAGAAGAACTAAAAGGATATGTTGGTAAAGAAATAAGTAGTGCTGCTGCGAAGCAAGGCTATGATGCTATTTTTCAATATTTTAATGGCGTGTTAAGAGAAGTGGTTATTTGGGATTCAAGCAAAGTTTTTCCGGTTATTGATTAATACTGAAATTATGGAAATATTTCCATCCATTTAATATTAGGATCATAGTAAATTTCTTTTTGATTTTCTATGCGTCCTATATTGATATATGACAATGTTCCATCAGGCAATAATAATTTATGACGAATAAAATCAACATTATTTTTGATTGTAAAATTATTTCTTTCATCAAAAACATCTGACGGTAATTTTCCCAGATATAAAAACATAGTATTACTATCTGGTTTAAGAATATCTATTACATTTCCATCTGAATATCTAAAAATTGCTATGTTCTGATCAGATAATATCTTATATAATTTTCCTGGTTTAAGATTCAACATGACGTTACTTCAACCCAATTTCTTGAAGCGTTATTATATACAAAAATATAGCCAACACAATCTTTTGTTAATATTTTATAGGTGATATATTTGTTTTTGCTTGGGGTACAAATTTTCTCTCCTAAATTTTCAACAATTAAAACAAGATCACCATCGAATATAGTGGTATATTGATCCAATTGATCTAAAGTAAATTTTTTATTTAAATCTGGGTGTTTTTTATGGACAAGAAAACCCCCACGTATTTTGGCAATATTTTTATAAAATTTACCCGGTTTTAACAAATTAGCCAAGGGATACTTCCTGCCAATCTTTTTCTAATCCTTCATAGATATTGATAAAACCAACCTTATCTTTTGTTAAGATTTTATATTTTGTAAATTTTATTTTTCTATTGATCTCTTGCCTAACCATTTCAATTATCATAATTATCTCATCTGATCTAATGCCAAAAGATTTAGAATTATTTTCATCGACAAAAACATTAAAGCCAAGTTTCCTAAATGCAGGATCTGTGTTGTACTTCAGGAAATTATTAACATATAATTTCCCTGGTTTAAGTAAAACCATTATATTTTAACTTCTTTCCAGAAACCCTTGATTGCATTGTCTGTTACTTCGATATAGACTATATTGCCATCTGGGCACAGAATGCGGTATATTAAGTATTTTGTTAATGATATATTAATATAGCTGGCTATATTTTGTAAATTCAGAATAAGTACTGGCGTACCTTCAGTGAGATATGTTTTATATCGTGTGGTATGTCCAGTGTATCGCTGTTCATTTTGGATATCGAATATTGAATATTTGAATGGTAGCACGTATAATTTGCCAATTTTAAGTTCAGTTGATATCATTCTGATATGATATCATTTTTATTGCGGCCAGTCAAGTATATTAAAAATAAAATCATCAGAAATTTAGCGTATTAATTATTGTTTTTTATAGAATACTATCGTGGACATTGTTGTATTCGATGATTTTCCTGTTCCATTATATTGATAAATAACTTCGTGCAAAACCCATTGATCTCTATTTAATAAATCCAAAAGGCCAGATGTTTTAATGGTTTCAAATAATTCTTCTGGCGAGCAAGTTTTATGTCTTGCTCTTGTGACGAAATTACAAACAACAAGGATGTCATTTTTATTTTTGGTTAGATTAATGATTTGTTTGAGATCGCCCATTGCTTTTTCTGGCATTACCGTGCAATCATAATTGATAATCCCTGGATTGAACCACTCTTCTCTTGCGATTCTATCAATTGCAAGTTTGAAATATCTACAATGCCAATTTGGCTGCTTTGCTGAGCCGACAAAATCGCTAATTAATTTATTCGCACTTATCGTGTCTTGATTGGCATCGATTCCATGATATTGCGATGGTGATTCTAATAAACGAGATTTAAGAACATGGTCTAATTCTGAGTCCTTTAGTAAAATATTTCCTTTGTCTACATCACAGCATAGCCCACAAAGAGAAATAAATTGCTTTTGCATTGGCAAGGATTGTTGTTTGAATATTTCTCTATACTGACCAATGACCGTCATCTCTCTTGCTGTAATTTTTTTATTGCATCCACTATACATGTGCTTAGTTATCATTTTATAGACCCAGTTGTTTTTTGCTTCCTAACCTCAAACATATCAGGATAACCACGACCTTTTGCATAATCATGTGTTTCTGCATAAAACTTACTTCTACCCTTTCCTTGCTTAGCTTTTTTTAAATCGGAAAGCTTTTTCCCCATTTTCTTTTCTGTTTGGTCTTTAGATCCCTGAGAAGGCAAATTTCCATTTTTTTCCTTAAAATCTATAATTTCTTTTACTGATTCTATTTGGTCTGCTTTTCTTGTTTCTTCCGTTTCAATCTCAAACATATCAGGATAACCACGACCTTTTGCATAATCCTGTGTCTCTGGGTAAAACTTGCACCCACGCCTATCCCTTCCTTGCTTGGCTGATTTTAAATCGGAAAGCTTTTTCCCCATTTTCTTTTCTGTTGGATCTTTAGATTTTTCCGAAGGATATTTTCCATTTTTTTCCTTAAAATCTATAATTTCTTTTACTGATTCTATTTGGTCTGCTTTTCTTGTTTCTTCTGTTTCAACCTCAAACATATCAGGATAACCACGATCTTTTATATACTCCTGTGTCTCTACATAAAACTTACTGTTACCCCTTCCTTGTTTGGCTGTTTTTAAATCGGAAAGCTTGTTCCCCATTTTCTTTTCTGTTTGGTCTTTAGAAGCGTGAGAAGGCCACTTTCCATTTTTTTCCTTAAAATCTATAATTTCTTTTACTGATTCTATTTGGTCTGCTTTTCTTGTTTCTTCCGTTTCAACCTCAAACATATCGGGACAACCACGACCTTTTGCATAATCATGTGTTTCTGCATAAAACTTACTTCTACCCTTTCCTTGCTTAGCTTTTTTTAAATCGGAAAGCTTGTTCCCCATTTTCTTTTCTGTTTGGTCTTTAGATCCCTGAGAAGGCAAATTTCCATTTTTCTGCTTAAAATCTATAATTTCTTTTACTGAATTTATTTGAGCATCAATTCCAGAACAAAAAGCGGTACGTAGTTTCTCGAAATCTTTAACTCCCACATTACCCGAAGAACAAGCGAACCAGAGCCCAAGTGGTGTTTTGTCCATAATATCAAAATTGATATCATTCACATCAAACATTGGCTCTTTTAATGCCTCTTTCGGCTTTGTGTTTTTAGTAGCGTTATTTCTTTTTGCCGTAAAATCATAGATTTCTTTAACGGCATCCTCAATAGATTCTTCGGCGTATGTTTTGTTTTTTTCAAGATTGATTATAATAGCTTTTTTTACAAGATTTTGAATTTTACCAAGTACAACATCTCCACCTTTATTAATTTCAGCTGAAGTTAACTCCTTTATGGATAATTCATTAAAAGTATCAATAATGTTTTTCTTAAGTGTAATGGCCTTATCAGGGCTACCAGCGAGTTCAAGGATTGGATGATACTCTTTGACAACTTCCTCTAGCGCACCAGTGATTTTATTTACTACATTAATTCGCCTTGTGATTTTACAAGGCGGCATAAGAATCTCTTCGATCATCATTGAAACAAAGACAGTTTTAAACGTTGTGTTTGAACGTTCCAAGAATTCATCTTCAGTGCTTGTTGGATCAAAATATCGATCTACAAAATAAAATGTAGACACTGATTCTTTACCGGCCACATCACGATAGAGTCTACCGTTAATTTGCACAAGCTCTACTAGCGATCTACGCTCTCCAATGATATAGCAGTTCTCTGCCCATTTCCACGAAGCCCCTTCTTTGAAAACTCCAAGGGCAATAATACCATGGATATTTTCTTCTAAGTCGGCATCGTGAGAGTCATTGATAATTTTCTTTTTTTCCTTGCGATTTGGCTCTGAGACAAAATCTACAAAGCGCAGTGTTTCTCCGTTTCTAGTAATGCTAATATAAATATGATTATCATATGTCGTTTTTTTCAATGATTCATTTAGGAATTGATAATCGATATCCTCAACAATAAATTGCTTACCGGAAATGCCTTTAATGATATTTAAGACATCATTTTTCTTACCAGACGAAGAATGTGACATTACTGATGGAATAAAGAATATTGATTTTTTAAACTCGCCCTGTGTCTTGATGCATTCGTCAATTTGCCGCCAGTAATCTTTTGAATAGAATACGGAATTAAATGAAAGTGAACGCAGATGCGTCAGTGAATTAAAAAATTTATCGAATGGTAGAAAGAATGTAGAAAATTTATCATTCTTGGTCCCAGCCGGAACAACTGATGCGGAATCACTACGAAAAAATGTTGCCGTCGTTAATCCAATCTGGAAATTTTTATCTTGATTATTATCTTCTAGTGCGTAACTTACAATTTCTCCAAGGCCATTCCAAATTAGCTCTTGATTTTCATCCTCTTCATCGCACTCATTTTCCGATTCAAGTTCTCCATCGTCTTCTAAATCTGTGTATACAATTTCGTTTCTAACATGGTGCGCTTCATCCACGACAACGAGAACATTGTTGAATAAACTTCTATTTGCCTTGAATGCTGCAACGAGAGTTGCATGCGTACAAATGACAACGTTTTGGCTTTCCATCCCTACAGAAACCGGGGCAGTATTGCCGAGAAACCCAAGAAAATCTCTGACAGTGCCTTCGTTTGTATAGTCACTGCAAAGATTTGCGTGCGGGTTAAAATCTACTTTATCTCCAAAGGCACTCACAAAAGTTTTATCAACGAATCCGCTGGCAATAATTGTTTGCGGCACTGCAAATACAACTTTTAATTGCCTATCATTTTTAATTTTTTCATATGCTAGCGAGCAAAGCCCATAGCTTTTCCCTGCCCCTGTAGGGGCTTGAATAATGAAATATTTTTCATTATTCAGTTGAGTGACGGCTTCTACTTGCCATTCTTTTAGAGAATGATATTTTGAATCATTTACTCTTGGAATGATCCTAGAAGGCTCAGAAACCTTAAACATAAAGTTGCCATCTTGGATAGCATTACCATAAATTACTTCAATTTTATTTTTAATTTCCATTTGTACTTGGATTGATGATAGCATTACATACATAACCAGTCAATCACCAAATTAATTATTTTAATTGATAGCGATGAGATGGTTCAGATAATTTCGGCGGCAATAAAGCCAACATCTCTATCGGTTGGTATAAAACCGACTAATCCATCACAGGTTAAAAACTTATAATCCAGCTTAATTAATTCGCCCCAATCATTTTCGATTGTCGGATTGTGACAAAACCCAAGATATACGATAGGATCTTTTAATTTTACACGCCCTACTTCTTCGCCATTTTCGTCTCTTATCCCAACGGTTTCATATCCAGAAACCATTTGATATAATTTACCAATTTTTAATTGGTTAAAAGGCATTGTTTCTTTATGGTAGTATTCACAATATGCCATGCCTCTAGCACACATTGGTACAGGATCTGATTTTAAAAACCAGATGTCATTGTATGCGTAATCAATATATCTACGACTCCATTCACCGCCAATCCATTTTCTATATATTTTATAATCAGATAGGAACGGGTGAAGAAATGAATTGATTATATACTGTTTCATGCCAATTAATATTTGATTGATTTAATTGTTTGCATCATGGCTTCTAGTTTTCTTTGCCGCTCTATTAAAAAGAAATAGAAACGCAGTGTATTAAAAGCATCTACATCAGCCCTGTGTGGTTTGCCAATAAAATCTAATTTATATTTATTCATGCAAGAGCGTAAGCCACCGGCAAGAGATCTATCGTTAGCAAGTTCGATGAAAACAAAAAATGTTTTTACATCGATTATTCTATGACCAAAGTAAGGAAATTCAATTTGATTATCTTCAAATAACTTCTTTAATTCATCAGCATCTCCACCGCCCCACTGAATGGGATTCACAAAGACCTTTTTTGATTGAATCAATTTACCAATTTCATCGGCAATCTGATTGATTGGAGTAGAGCCTTGCTTAACATTGTTTTCGGTAATCCCAGTGAGTGCTTGGATATGTGGTGATAATGGCTCTTCTGGATTAATATACCAGCTTTTTATCAATATGTCATCTGGTTGTTCTGCATTACCAATCGCAATACCCACTTGAATAATCTTAGTGGTTTGTCCATCGGTATCAGTATTTAGTTCTAAATCAATAGCCATGTAATTTTGTGATTTATCCATTGTAACCACCTATTTTTTCACATAAAATGAACTTTCCTAGTAATTCTTTTTCTGATCCATCCAGAATCCGTTTAAACTTTGTTGGCCCAACAATACCAAACATTGCTGGACAAGGCATTTCTGGAGTTCCTCTGAACTTATAGAACACGATTGATTCCCTTTGACAATCGCCGCAATGATTATCCAGTGATTCGCCTTCCATGCTCACCACAAGGAATCCCCAGTTGTTTGAATCTGTTTTATCTTTTAATAGATAAACCGCTTTATCCTCTGGATTGGTGGCGATAATCCATTGTGCATGTTTTTTGAACGCTGCAAGCTTCGTATCATCTTTTTCTTCTTGTGTCATTGTTCTTATCTCCTTGCGGGCAATGTGATGTTTGCTATCATAATGTAATAACTTTTTGCGTGCAAGGAATCTTGTCTTCTGGATATCCCTTGCCAGATGCACCATCCAAAAAAGAACAGAAGTGATCATGATTAGAAAATACAATGGATTCCTGCTGGTCCCAGAAACCGATATCTCCATTATCTCTAATTTCTCTCTGCCAGTTGCCATACGGCTTTGTTTTGAGAAATATTTCAAACTGGTCAGATACAGCCTTGTGATCTTGCAACTCAAGGACTACCGCACAGTCTCCGTCTCCTCCTTCAGAAATTACGGCATCATATACGAACTCGAATAGTTTTGTATTGTCTGTTATCATTGTTTTCTTCTTCTTTCTGTCATCTCAGCAAACGCTTTTATGAAAGCTTCTTTATCAACCGCAGTGGATGGATCTGTTTGGTGTTGCGCTGATATCAGCGCATTCGCAACATCTTCTTGTTCGTTTTCTTTGCTGATATCTTCCATCAGAAATTCTTGCAGTTGTTTTCTTACAACTTCTCCCAATATCTCTCGCTCTCGCTCAAGGTCTTTGTCTTTGTCTTCTTCTCCCGCCGCACTGTTCCTCCAGCGGGCAACCAGCCTTCTTCTAACCGGAGCAGCTGCAACGAGCTTTGAAGGGGCCGTCTGTAGCCTCTCATGCTCTTCCTGCCCAATGACCAATGTTGCACGATGGATGGCACCAGAAGGGCATATAGACTGCCTTATGTCGAACATATGAGCGTAGCTGGAGTTCTCTGGGAATGTTTCAACGATATCGCCATCGGAGTCAAGTAGCACATATAGTTCTTTATGATTCATGGTTTTAGTTATAGCCTATAGAAATCAAGTTATCAAGTATATTGGTTGAAGAACTTTGGTCACTAACCAAAGTTTAGCCTATACATCTACTGTGATTTCCTTTTCACAGATCTTTTAACAACACAGATGGAATCCAGCCAATCAATCCATTTGCGGTTAACACTTTTGCTTTTTTGTGTTCTGGAATGAGTTCAAGCAAGACTACCCAATCGTTTTGTTTGAGATTAGCAAGTGGCGGGATGTAGTTATGATCACATAAATTACTCATCACGGGCCATGAATGCCTATTCATGGCATTTACGTGTGTGTCGTAAAGTTTCCCAATCTCAAGGTTGATGGATTTCAGTTTTAGCACTTTCATCAACTGCGGTTCTTTGTCGGTCCAAATGCTTTTGTATGGTGCCATCACAGCTTGACCAAAATAATAGTCCAAATATACCATCCATGGATGATCTGGTTTTTTGGATTTCTCGACCTTTGTTGGTACAAAGCAGGTACGAGCTACAAGTGAACACCAGTTGTCTGTTACTGACAACATTGCAAAGTTGGTGGTTGGAAAGAAACATATGATTGCTTGGGTAGGATCATCATAAGGATGGTTAAGCAATTCCATGGCATCTGTTTCTTCAAATTTTTCTTGTTCACTCATTGATTTTCACCAGGGATCTTCAGAATACACTCTGATCTTGTATCTATATAACCGACAATACCTTTTGCCGATAATATCTTGCATCTAAAGGTGTTTAGGTGCATCTTTCCGATTTCCAGTAGAACAAATGGTTCGTTTGCTGAAATTAGTTCGTCTTGCTTGTTAGAGATTAAAAGACTACCTTTCGGCCCATAAAAAATAATGCGCCTTCCGACCGTATAATGGTATAATCCTCCAATTTCTAGGTTTTCGTACTCACTCACAGATCACCTCTGCTTCGCCTACACAGTCAAACAGACACTGTGGGTTTTTGCTAATTACTTTTTCAATATAATCTATCAGGAATGATTCGAAATTATCATATCTGGATTTGTCAACCGTTGTTCCATTGGCCCAAATACATTTTTTCCAATAAGCCATTGCATTGCTGTAAACTGAACTATTCTTTGTTTCAAGTAACGCTTTTACAAGTAGTTCTTTACTTGCATAGACGCTATGTACTCCACAAACATCAACTTCAAGCCATTCCAATAAAACATATACTTTTTTCATATTATTTTTCTTTTCTTATTATTTTAAGGAACTTAATTGGAACATAGCCGACACATCCTTCGGCACATAATACCTTAGCCATTCCTTCTGAATTTGAGGAATACGATGGAATAACATGTGGAGGTGGCCTGTACTCTAGAATCATAACAATTTCATTGTTATTTACATTTCTCACAAATTGTCCTATTGCATTACACATTGGCCAAGAAGAACAAAATGTGATTGTAAATAAATCACCAATATTTTGGTTGTAGTTTGTCATATCGTTAATATAATTGATTATCACTATACATGACGAAATATTATTTGTAAAGTACATAACAGCCTGTGTACGAACATCTGTTACACAGCTAGGAGACAAAATGGAAAAAGAAATTATTACAACGGCTGAGCAACGGTTTGTATGTTCAATTGAAGGAATTGATGCATTTTTGGTAGAATCAGTTGAGGCATCAACAACCAAAATAGATCTTGTGATGTGGGATTGCCAGATTCCTTCAACAATCAATCAACTCCAGCAATGGAGAAAAGATAAAAATCCACGAAAAGCTGAACTTAAGTTTCTGAACGAAGACGGTTCAACAAAAGTTAAGTTTGATTATATCAACTGCAAAATTGCAGACTTTAGAGTCAAAGGAAGTTACAACAATCGAAAAACATCTTTAAACTCTGATTTAATCAGAGTTTGGGTTGAGTGCGAGATGATTTAGTGGAAAATTATCAATATCTACCTTTAGATGCTGACCTGATCTCATATATTTCTTGAAATTTTTCGATCATAGAGTCAAATCCTGGCCCATAATCGGAATCTTTAAAAGATTTGTAATAATTTAATACTAGTTCCATGTGTTGCGGTAAAAGATTTTTAAATATTTTACCAAATTTCTCTATATATTCATCAGAAAAACCCATCCAACGGTAAACTGATCCTGTGCGTTCTGAATCGTCATTTTGTGCTTTTATTTCATTTCCGATAAGTAGCCATAGACTTCTTGTTTCGGGAATTTTTGAAATATCTTGAACATCTTTAACTTTTTCTGGTACATCTTTTGGTACGCTTCTTGGTACATCTTCTGACTTACTAAATAAACCCTTAATGCCTCTTGCCATATTGCTTATATGGCCTTCGTTCACATCACCAATGATTTTCACCAAAATAGATTCTTTAATAATTTGTTTTAATAATTTTTTTTCACTAAGTTTCATGGCATCATCCTTATGTAGCATAAGTAGATGGTTTTATGTTTTGTTAGCAGGTTAGGATCGTTGGAACATTAATGATTGGCAGATCTTTTGCTTCTAAATTTTTGCAATACACTTTACATAATGGGCAAGTGCGACCAATATGATCTTCAATTTTTCGTGAGTTTGGACAGATGACTACACATTCTGTGCATAGGTGAGTAGTAAGATTTAATATATTTTCGGCGGGTACTGCTTTAAGGGATTCATTTTTTTGGCAAACCTTACAAGTGCCACCTTCTTCTGAGCAAGTTTTTCCACAACTTCCACAAATAACACCTGGGAATAATCTTATTTGTTCTTGAATATATGCGTTACGGCCCATGTTTTTAATGGTCCGCTCAACATCAAATGGCGGTATAGTTAATGGGCTTTCATATGATGTCGGAGTGACCTTTGTTAAAGTCAGAGCAATATGCTCTTTGATAATTTTAACCTGTTTTTCGTCTAGTGTGGTTGCCCCCGAAAGCTCAAAAAACCCGTTTAGCCAATATACGAATGAGTTGAAATGCATGATTATTCTTCCTTTCGTATATTAAACAAGTTTATTTTCTTTTTGTACACATATTAATTAGAATCCAATTATTTTTTTATATAAAACTAATTAAGTGTTATGGAAAACGAACTAGAATATCTTGAAGAGGGCGAGAACTCTCCAACAAATCCTGCCTTGTGGTCTAGAGCAAAAGCTGCTGCAAGTAAAAAATTTACAAAACATTCTGCTTATAAGATGGCTTGGGCTTCAAGATGGTATAAAAGCAAAGGTGGCGGCTGGAGAAAAAAGAAGAAAGCTAATGAATCTTATGATCAACTCAAAGATATTATCAAAGAAGAAATCATGAAATTATGGAATCACTAGAAGAATCTATTAAAACTATCATCAAAGAGATGATTGAAGAAGATTTACGCAAATGGTTCAAGCAAAAATGGAAACGTGTAACCTCTTCTGGTAAGGTTGCTGGTGAATGTGGGACAAGCAAGAATAAATCAAATCCAGATCGTTGTCTTCCTGCCGCCAAAGCTTATTCATTGAGCAAAAAACAGCGTGCAGCTACCGCAAAGAAAAAGAAAACAAAGTCAAAAGGTGGCCGCAAACAATTTGTAGCAAATACAAAAAAAGCTAAAGTTTCGACTTAATTGATTTCAATCTCTTGACCAGTAAAAGGTTGTACCGTCCCATCCATAAAGATTTTCTCCCCATTTATCGTAGCTATGCACTTCTTGTACAATTTTGTACACTAAACTAGCATCAACATCTGCTACAATATATTCCGAACTTGTATCACGAGGAAAGTGCACATCAATCTTTGCTCTTGTGAAGATCCTTTGAAAATATCGAATTGAGGTTTCTCCTTCTTCATGATCTTCCCAATAACGAAACATGATGCATGGCTGTTTTGATTTGTTTAGTTTAAGCCACGCTTCAGCCAAATGGAATTCCAAAACTTGGTTCATGTATTTAATCCTTGCAATCGTTCCTAAATAATTTTAGAATATTTAAAACTACTATAGCACATCAAATAAATGAAGTAAAGAGATATTTTTGGTTATTTGCCGTGGATCTTTACTTCCTCAAAGCAACCAAGATACTGGTCATATATAATAACCCAACCGATCGTTCCATCAGAAGTCAGTAGCTTTTTTAAATCTCCATCTTCTTCCAAAAAAATAACAAGACTATTTTTTCCGAATGTACTAACATTGTCTCGTAGCGGCAAAGTTATACCCTCATCAGTGCCTATTGCAGCCAGTTCCTTTGATGGAAATATAAACCAATATTTTGCTTTAAGTTCATATATTTTACCAATATTCATGACGTAAAACTTTCTTCTATATTTCTTTCAAAATAATCAATATAATGGTATTGATATACTGGATTGTTTTTTGTGGTGTTCTATCGTTTCAGTTTCTGCGGATTCTGAAGAAAAGATATGAGCAATTTCTGTACCGCCATATGATTCATGGCTAGCAACAACATAAACAGTTTTCATGTTATTTATCTGTTCCTAGTATTGCTTCTTCTTGAGTATTGTGAACTACTCACAGGACAAGCCTGTGAGCTTCTAAAGAGTTTATCTCTAGAACTTTAAGCACTTCATCGGAAATTTCCAAGTTTGCACTTGGTTTTATATTTCCTCCATGCTCGTGATCGTTCGTTCCGAACGATCTATCAACAAGGTTTAAGCCTTGCTTAAGAATATTTTTTGATGCATTCCAATCCCTCTGTTGAACTACTCCGCAACCTTTGCAAATCCATTCTCTGTCCTTGAGTTTTAGATTTTGGTTGATGTAGCCACAGTCCGAACAAGTTTTAGAACTTGGAAAAAATCTATCAACTTTGATTAATGTTCTTCCGTACCACTTGCACTTATATTCTAACAAATTAACAAAACTACTCCAAGAACTGTCTTGAATGGCTTTTGATAATTTATGGTTTTTCAACATGTTTTTAATACTTAAATCTTCTATACAAATCACTTGGTTTTCGTGAACTAATTTCGAAGAAAGTTTATGCTGAAAATCTTTTCGGAGATTGGTAATTCTTTCGTGAATTTTTGCTACTTTTAGCTTTTGTTTTTTTCTTCTATTTGAACCTTTCAATTTTCTTGAAAGATATTGCTGTTGTTTCTTTAGTTGGTTTGAATGCTTAACAAGATATTTTGGATTCGATATCTCTTCTCCATTAGACAAAAAAGCGAAACTCTTGATTCCAAGATCAACTCCAACAGCATTGTTTATTTTTGGTAAGTTATGAATGGTTTCTTCTACAGAAATAGAAACAAAATACTTGTTGGTTGGTGTTTTGGTAATGGTTGAAGTTGTGATCCTGCCTTTGATTGGTCTGTGCTGTTTAATTTTAATTCCGGTTTTAAACTTTGGAATATGGAGCATTCCATTTTCGATTGAAAGGCTTTGCGGAATACAAATAGATTGTTTTCCAAATTTCTTTTTGAAATTTGGAAAACCACTTTGCTTTTTGAAAAATCTTTTGTAAGCAATATCTAGATTTTTAAGTGCTACTTGAAGGCTTTGTGAGTTTGCATCTTTTAAAAATTTAGTTTCTGGGTTTTGCTTTAAAAGAGTTAAAGCTTTTGCATTATCAAAATAAGAAAGAAAATTTTTTGTTCTTTCTTCTTCGATTTTTTCTTTATTTTTTAGAAAATGTTCTTTTTCTTTATTGAGAAAATAATTCCAAACAAAACGAGAACATCCAAACATTTTAGCAAACAAATTTTGCTGTTCTGTGTTTGGATAGATTCTAAATTGGTATGTTTTGTTTTGCAGAACCATTTACTTTATACCTAATATTAAGTATGGTGTAAATTTATTTTTCTATATGAATCGCATTCATCCCACAGGACGAGCCTGTGGGTTTTCTGCTCATGCAATAAAAACTGAAATCCGGCACAAATGCACTTATTTGGATAATTTTCTTGATCCTTTTACGTGGAATAGAATCAGCAACAAAGAAATGGTTTGCTGATTTCTCTTGCATATTGATGCCTTCCATGTCTATTACAACAATAGAAAGATTCTGATGTTTTTCCATTAGCCGTGGATCTTCCAATATCTCTTCCATTGCGACTCCAATAGAGTTTGTAAGTTTAGCTTGTGGATATATGCCAGCTGTCGTCAGCAATAAACCGGGGTTATTTGTAACATGATAATAGATCATTGATTATTTCCTTTCAAAGATTATAGCGCATCGCTACGATATTTTAGAATTAGTTTTTCAAGCTCTTCACCGGCCCAGCCTCCAACCAGCATACCTGTATCAGCATTTCGACTGAGTAAAGGCCCATTTTGGTGCATTCCCCATGAACGAAGAGTGACGATTAACTCTGCTGCTGCCTCTAGAATCTCGTTGTTATTATTCATAATTCCATCATATCAGAATGGGCAACAGAAGTAAATGGTTTAGTTGTTTTAACATGATTTACTTATTTTCACAATTGATTTTTCAACCATAACTGTTTCAACCTCAACTACCAAACAATCCATAACCACCAATATTGATGTAGCTGTTGCTCTCGACAATCTGATATTCAAACATTGTGTCTCCAAGTTTGCAGATAAACAAGAAGATCTGAGCAAACAGTTCTTGGTCAAGATAACAAGTATCTTGTTCAAGACCATCCTCATAAAAATCAAGAAACCCAAGATCCAAAAGCTTCGTCTTGTATTCTCGCTTCATGCGACAGTCTTCATATTGCTCGCAAACCTCATTAATAAAATCAAAACCAACAATAAATCTGCCAACTTGATATGCCGCCAGCAACTCACCATTGGAAAGACTTGAGTTGATGACAACAGTTTGAGATTGACCATGCCCATCACCAGATGGGTCGCCCAGAATCAAATCAATGCGGTGTGTGTTATTCATGCATACATCATATCAGTTTGCGTTGGTAAGGTAAAGCAGTTAGCCTTCTTTACAGGGATTAATTTCCTCAATGCAACCCTTGCACCATTCAGCGTCTTCTGATTCTGAATAGGCGACCCACCCAATGTTTCCATCGGCTGTTAGAATCTTACAGGATAATTTATCCTGTTCCAATAGAACAAAAAGACTTTTTTCTGTGACATAAGAAACCTTGATTTCTTTGGGGTGAACAATTGTTTCTTTTGAAGGATAAAGCACCCAAAAATACTTTTTGAACTGATACAAGCTACCGATCTTCATTTGTTTACCCGTTTATATTCTATAGCTTCCTTAAGCCTTTTATTCTTCCTCAGATTGCGGGGTGTGTAGGTAGCTTGTGTTCTGCTAGCATATCCAGATATTCTTTACCATCAACAAGATAACACTTGATTTGTGTGTGATTCATGGCCCAAACCCATTCACCACCAATCAATCCACCAGCTTGAATGCCATATTTGATAATCGCTTGCAACATCTGATCTTCACGAATATCAAACAAACTATTATCTGCTGGATTGATTACTTTATAAGCTCTGCTGCCTTCCATGCGAACATCGATATCCGTAAGAATCAATCCCGTCATTGGTTTATTTGCAAGAACAATAGGTGTATATCCTGTTGAACCGTTAGATATTGGAGGAGCAATAAGATACCAATATCCTTTTGGAACCCAACAGCTTGGAGGCCCATAAGTCCATATAACATCTGCCCACTGTACGGCAGTTTCTTTTTGCTTGACAGAATCTGGATCAAAATATAATGTACTTTGAGGACCAGTAGATGTGATGTTGTGATTGATTGGCTGTTGAGCCAATCCAACGTTGTGAAGAATCTTTGTTCGCTTGCTCATAGATTCAGAATATCAAAGAATATTGATAAAGTCAAGCAATATGTCAGCGGCGAAAGTTTCTGATCCCTGCTCGCATTGGATGAACGCCGCCCTGCAAAGCTTCATCGGATATCTTTTGCTGGAACTCCAAGTTGATGAACTTACCAAACACACCGGAGCTATAGTTCTTTAATACAATGCCTTCGGCTATTTTGGAACCAAACGAAGATATACGGTCAGCCAATGTTGGAAGCTCTTCTGGGGAAACAATGCCCTTCCAAACAAGAGGAACAACAGGCGCTCCCACTTCTTCGCACACCGCTTCCTTTTCTTCTCTGTTTAGCCACTTGCCTGTTCCTTGACCTTTTTGATATGGAGGCTCAAACTCTCCATCCAACACATCATAGCAAACAGTCATATCCGGCCAACCACCAACGGAGTATGGAACGTTCTCATATTCAACGCTGTGTTTGATCGATAGGGATTCGCAGAAAAAGGTAAAACCACCTTTGACGATAATCATTGGGTGTCCGTCAACTTTTTCTTCCACGACCAACTCTGAGCCATCGAAGAGGCTGTCCATCTCTTCATCGGTCATTGTTGGTTTGCCGGGAATGCGAGCTTTTGCTTTGTCGATCTCTTCGTTGCCAACAGCAACCTTTTCTTCTTTTGTTCTTGGGTCAACAATCTTGGCAACAGGAATGCGGCGAACTCCTGTTATGTCTTTATAACCAGCATTGTCAATAACTTGCATTGGCTCCTCGACGGATTCATTGAACAGTATAGGGAATATTTTTATCATACCGATAAATACAATTCAAAGCTTTTCTGCTACCCACCCACTCCCGTCTGGGTAATCAAAATCAATATGCATTGGTCCGATTCCACATTCATCACAAACTTGACGATCTACATAATCTCCAGCCTCAACCTCTGAACGGTGAACCTCAAACCCATTACCGCATTGGCTACATTGAATCCAACCAATATCTTTTGTTTTTTCAGTTATTCCCATAATATATCACCACCTATAGTTCACAAACAACGGCCCAAGTTCCCATGTGATAATCGGACCATCGTAGTAAGCATCATACCGTTTCAATAATCCAAACAAAAACACTTTATCTGGAATCTCATCTTTCCAAACTTCGGAACGTTTTGCTGTGTTTACTCCAAGAGTCCACCATGAGTAACCAACACGCCATTCCATCTTAGGATTCAACGCTTCATGAACTATATTGAAAAAAGAATAATCGCTAGTATCAATATCAATCACATATCTGTTGCGAAGAATATCAGAATGCTGATGAGGTGTTCGGTCAAATGACGGTAGTGGTAGTTTTAGTTTCATTTTGAGTTTCCATTTCCAAGTAAGCTACAGCTTCTGTATATTTTTGTGGATCTAGTCTCGCATATTCAAGCAATGGTTTTTCTTTTCGCTGTTTGCTAATCCAAGCAACAACACCTGTATAACCAAACTTTGCTTTCATGTCAAGAACCAAGTCAATATCGGATCGTTGGAAATTTTCTGAATCCGCACAAGCCATACCAAACGTATCACTACAAAGAAGCGTAGGAAAAACCTTGGTTTCCAGCCAATCTTTATCAGATTCGCTATAAGTGGTAAAGAACACATACTCATCTTGTGATAGCTGACATAGCTTTTTCAAATATTTTAAATGTTCAGCAGCGTTACCGTCATAAGGTAAAACTTGCATAAAATCAAAATGGCTTACAAACGTTTTGTTTTTGTTTTCCTTGATCCAGTTTTCAGCTTCTTGATATTTTTCCATGCTAAACCAACTGCCGAAATGTTTGCTTTTTTCTTCAATAGGTTTATTTTTTATTTCTGGAAAGTATGAATCGTTCGGGTATAGAGTTTGATATGCTATATTTCCAATACTGTGATAGTTTCTTGTTAGTTCAATGAAAAAATCTAAATCTTCTTGCTGAATGTCTTTTTTTGTAAGGGAAGTAAAATGATATGTAGATTGTTCTACCTGATCATCTAAAAACACTACATCTCGGGCTTGAAGCCAAAAAAGTTTATGCAAAAGAAGAATCTGGTCTTCTGGGTTTGTTACGAACTTGGGATCAGAAAAGTTGATTGTTGTTGTTGTCATAAGATCATTGTTCTTTATTTTTTGAATAGCGGCATATATTCATCATTATTTGATATTGTTTTCTCTTCCTCTGTCCACCCAATCAGCTTTTTCATCTTGCGAATGCATTGCGGCGCTCTTGCTGCCGATTCACCGAGAATATTATATCCCATTCCCTTGAAACCATCATCAAGCCGCTTTCGGGCATCCAGTGCCTTGAGATACTCTTCAATAACCAAACTTAGTTCCGCTAAATCAGAATGCGGATCTACCGTCCTGCATTGACACTCTTCGTGATTCCAATGATCATGTTTCATAATTATTTTTCTATAAATGCAATCCTTTATATGATGCGATGATAGCATCCGGTTTTTGTTATGTCAATCAATTATAATTGATTGAAAGATATGTTCTACGAAATTTTTGTTGTGTTATTTTGAAATTTTTTTTATTAATTTAATCGAGCGTTTACTTGTTGGTATATTTGAAATATTTCCATCACCCGAAAGAATCCAGCCTATATTTCCATCAGCGGTCAAAACTCTATATTCTTTTTTAGCAGTTTTAATTTCTATCCACGGAATATCTTTGATCTCTAAAATCAATATTATATCTTCTGGAATTAGGACGCTTGTCGTCGCTGTTATTTTCCCCGACTCTTTCCATAGTACCGTTAACTTATTGATCTTGTAAAGATCGCCCACTTTAATCATTGTATTTTTTGCCATTCTTCTTTGGAATAAAATACATATCCAACAATTCCATTTTGGCTTATGATTTTAATGGAGCCATATCCATCTGGCCCATCTTGCGGTGAGTATGTTAAGTTTGCTTCAAGAACCATGCCAATTTCTTTGGGATAAATATATCCCAAATGCATATGAAGCCATATAGCCTTTCCGCTTATACCAATATATTTGTAGAGCTTACCAATCTCAATTTCTTTTTTATTCATTCAATGTGTACTTTCTTCTGATTCTTCTTCGAAAGCTAACAATGAACTTGAAAATACTTTCTGTGGATCATGATTTCTATCATCAAGAAGATGACAAAGGTCTATCATTAGATCATGAATTTGATCATGAATATCATCACTGCTCATAGTAATTTTAGCATATTGACTTATAATCATAAATGCTCTGTTAATAGCATTGGTTTTAATATCCATTTTTTCTTTATTTCTTTATTGCATGAGCATGATAGATATAAAAGCAAATGTCAACTACAATTATTTTGAATGTTCTGAGTCGAAATATAGCTTTGCCAAAAAACCTCCTGTTCTAAGGCCGATATTCCAGAATATCAAACAAAAAACTCCAGTATTTAATATTATTTTTAGCAAACCCGGTGTCATGTTTGATAACCAAAAAAGTAAAATCATCAACTCAATCATGTTCAATCTATTATTAATCATGTTTTCTTATGCGATTGTAGCCGTTTAAAAACAATAAATAAATCATAAAACTAAGAATATTTTCAGCTAGCTAACATCCATTATACTTATTGTTATGAGAATATTTGATATATTATTTGAACAACATGATATTAGTGCAAAAAAACCACGTAGAACAATTTCAGAGGTTGGCTCTAAAGGAATTGTTCCAGTGCATCTTGAAAATGATCAGCGAGTTTTACTTTTAAATAGCAAAAACATCGCAGACGCCACAAAAAATGCAAAAAGTAAAATTCAATTTATGAGAATGTTTATAAATGGCGTTGCAGAAAAATATACAGATTCAACTCCGTATGACGTAAATGCTCAATGTATAATCGGACAACTTAATTATAAAAAAATCTCAAATGGGCTCTATAAAGTCAATTCTGTAGCTGCAATAAAAAGTTACGGCTCTTTGCTATATGAATTATTAATGCAGTTTATCTCCGCAGAAAACGGTTATATTACTCCATCGGTTCCAATAGAACAAAAAGCACTGGACGTTTATCATAGATTTATGAACAGATCTGACATAGAGAAAAAACAAATACAAGATATCAATAGAGTCGCATATTTCGTTCGCAAAAAACAAATCAGCAATCAATACCCAGAATCAAAACAAGAAAATAAACCATTTTATTTAGGTTTTCAAATGCAAGGCGCACCATCATTCACTCCAATAAAAGAAATACTTGGATCAGCAATGGATGAGTTTAATGTTTCCGATCAAGAAATAGCTAAAGCAGCAAGCGATTGGTTTAATAAAAGATATAAGCCAGAAGATCAGTGATTGGCCAAAACAAAGTTCAAGCCTAAATAGTAAAATTCTTCATCACCCAAAAGAAAATATCCAACATTACCTCTGGAAGTTATTATTTTATGCCACCACAGGCTGTCATCTAAATCGTGCTGAATGGTCTCAATAAAACAAAAAATATTTTGATCGTTCGTATATACAATATCAATAATGCTGTTTTTTTCCAAATCATTATCCATTGCATATTTCCAGACTTCTAACTTATCTGTCATACGATAGCTTTGATGACGACTGCACCAATAAAGTTTACCAGATTTTAAATTAATTCTTTTCATATTAGTCTTTTGCCCTCTTCTATTGGTTATCTTCCACGATAGCCTTTAACAATAAGAATGTCTTGACTTTTATTATATTAACTTTTACTGTTAGTCATCACAAACCAAAGGAATACATTATGACAATTAAAATTATGTACATTCGATCAGTTAAATCAGAACGTCCTGTAGGATGCATTGCAACGGTACAAAATGAAACAACAAACGGTAAGCAGCTTACGATCGGCTGGAGTTATTGCTCTCGGAATAATATTGATGTCTTTTCCCGCAGATCTGCTCGTAAGATTGCTTGTGGACGTGCAAGTAAAAATGATACTATTTCTGTTTCAATGCTAGCGAATGATACTGCACACACACTCCGAGAACGTGTACTAGAAGCAGCGGCCAATCCAAAAAACAAACTACCTAGTGGATTTCGTCGTGTATGTAAGCAAATGCTTGAAGAAGAAAAACGAGAGTCGGTAGAAGAGGTTAATAGCCTTGCTCCTTCTGGATTCTCCAAAATCACTTACCACTGATCATCATTCCATCCATCTACCTAATTTTTCTGTTCATGATATAAAAAATTACCATAATTAATTGATATGAACAATATCAATCTTGCGGTAAAAAAACTAAATTCCCTCCTCATTGAATCAAAACAATCAATTGTAAATCTAGGATTCCCAGAAGTTATTGCTTCCATACTATATGAAAAATATGGAAAAAATGCTTTCGTGGTATCAAAATGGTATAAAGATTATTTTACAGCCGATTATGAGGCCATGGATAATAAAACATGGTGGAGAAGAGCAAACACAGAATACTCATTAAAACAACTTGGCTTAACTGATTTAATCATGCTTTATGATGCTGCTAAAATATCATTCGAAGAATATAATAAAATAAAAAAACAACTTGAACTTGAAGTAGATGATACTCAAGAGTTTAATAAATCAGAAAAATTACAAGATCTAAGAGAAGAAATAAGTAGAGATTTTTTCAAAAAAGTATTTTTCAGTAGAAACCTAATCATCGGTATCGACTCAGGTAAAATCATTGACCTTCATCCATATGCAAATTTAACATTTCAAGAAGCAAACGAAAAATATGAAAAGAAATCAATTTTTAGCGATAAAACACCAATAAAAAAATATCCAAATGGATGGCGCTGGGTTGACGCAGGTGCCAAATGTGACTTGGTGGGTGGAATGATGAAAAATTGTGGCAGCACAGGCATAATGAGCATGGATAAAGATCGTACCATGCTAACATTATTCGATGAACAAAATATTCCACATGTGGTTGCTACATATTCACCAAATGAAAAAAGAATATCTGGTGTAGAAGGTCAAGCAAGCACCGCAGTAAAAAATGAATATGCGGATTATGTAATTGATTTAGTAAAAACATTGGGCGCAGAACTTGATTATGATAGAGAAAAATCAAAATTCCTAAAACTCAAATATGCCTTGGGAAACAAATTAAAATCACTAAAAAAAATCCCTACTGAAAGCGATTACGACGAATATTATGTGCTCGTAACAAGTGATAATAAGACATATTATACAAACAGCTATGAGATGATATCAAAAGAAGATGTAGATAAAATCAATTTCAAAATGTTTAAGCCGCAGCCAAAAAACATTGTGGAAAAAACTAAATTGGTCTTCGGATACTACAATAAAGAAAAGATATTAGATGCAAATCCAGATATAAAATACATTCGTGACTCTCAGTTTATAAATCAAATAAACCTACAAGAAAACGTAAAAGGTATAATAAAATCCGTAATTAGAGAGATGTTGCTAGGGATTGATAGTAGATAATATCGCTCGCTCTACTGGATAGCTTCTTCAACAAGCTCCTATAAAGCTCATTAGCGGCCTCTTCTAGCTCTTCCTCATAACTAATCAATCTTTCGTATAGCCAGCTTCCCTGGCATATCTGGGGCGGTTCTGAAGCACCTCGTGTGCTTTCACAATTCACTGCCAAAAAAATACCATGAAAGTTATGACGTATCTCCTGTGTAAAGCGATTTTAGCAAATATTTAATTTTATGACAAAATCGAATATACAGGAACAATTAAAAAAATCTATTAAAGATATAATTAAAACTAGAATATTTTTAACAGAGGCCCCTGTTGATGTGTGGTTGCGTAACAAGGCGAAAAAAGAGCCAACACCAGTTTCCAAAGAGGAAGCTGAGCCTATATTTAAAAAATTTGAAAAATATAAATCATATTTCACGATATTAGATTCGACACAGTATTCTTTTTCCGAATTGAAATTTAGCGTATTATCTGCCGAAATGCTTGAAGAATTTAGGATAAAAGCAACCAGCGGAAAACATATAATACAATGGTTTCTTACACGGATTAAAGAAATACCAAATCTATCATGGAGATCCATTCAAGAAGACTATCTACCGTTACTAAAATTATATATTAAAAATACCTCCATGCTGAAGCCTTTAGAAGAATATAAATCATTGTCTGATTTACATTATGATATTGATAGTAAAAAGACAACAATCACTAAAGAAGCATCTAGTGAGGAGAAAGATGTTTTTTATCGTGAAAACGGTTGGGAATTGGCAATGCCCCATACAACAGAGGCCAGTTGTGATTTAGGTGCTGGCACAACTTGGTGCACGGCAAGAAAAGGTGAAGGGGAGCAGAATCTATTTCTTAATTATGTCGGTATGCCAAGCAGTAGGACTGTACTGTTTTATGTTTTGAAAACAGATTCTGACCCAATCAAAAATCCATGGAGCAAACTTTCTGTTGGGTTTATAAATGGTGAGCCTGCTTTTGATCGAGGATTTGGAACAGAAACTGTAAATGCGGCCAATGAGAGTTTGACCGAAGATAAATTTTTTAAGCTATTAGGAACGCCGACAGCAATAAATTTCTTAGAGAAAATGAAAGAACGGATAAACCAGATATCTGGCAAGCATCCTGCTTCCAAAGAATGGGAAGTATTGGCGCAAAATCCTGAAAAATTAAAACAAAAGATGGATAGCTTCCGTAAGCCAGAACTTCTTGAAGACTTTTTACGAAATATATTATCAGTTAAAACAATAACACCAGAAGTTTTATCTTTGCTAGCATCTAATAAAAATAGTTATGTACGTGAACGAGTGGCGGCAAATGAAAATACATCTACAAAAACACTACAACAACTTTCAACAGACGATGAATACAATGTTCGCTCACGAGTAGCCCTCAATATAAAAACATCGTCCCAAATTCTAATTGAACTCGCCAGAGATCCACGAGAAATTGTTTCTACTCAATTATTTTTTAATAATAATACGCCCACTGAAGCTTTAAGGATTATTATAAGCAAGCACGGAATTGATGATATGCAAACAACACTGGCTGCTCATCCAAATGCACCAACTGATGTATTGGCCGTTTTATCAAATAGCTCTAACGCTTTTGTGCGTGCCGCCGTTGCAGGTAATTCAAACACGGATAGTATTACATTGGATAAATTATTAATAGACAAACACTCGATGGTTTTTCAAGCAGCACGAAATAATAAAAATTTGTCACTTGATACACTGGAAAAATTAGCGCTGAGTAAAGAATGGAAAATGCGTAAAATAGCAGCCGGTAGTCAACTAATTAATCCAAATACGTTAACAAGACTATCTAAAGATAATATTGTCGATGTGCTGCTGAGTGTTGCAAGAAATAGCAAAACACCATATCAGACATTATTAGAACTTTCAGAACATCCAGAAGAAGAAGTCAGAATTAATGTAGCCTATAACAAAAAAGCCTCGCCAGATATTTTAAAAAAATTATCAGACGATAGCGATAAAGATGTATTAGTGGGTGTTGCAAGCAATCTTAATACACCTCTGGAAATTTTAAATTTGTTATCATCTAGCCCTGATAAAATCACTTCTAATGCAGCAAAATTAACAATTAAGGAGTTAGAAAAAGTTGTAATAACAGAATCAATTATATTAAATAATATAATTCAAAAACTATCACGAGTTTCCAGCAGACTCTAATATCTCTGCCATTTTAGAGTAAAGCACAGTGGGATCATTGTTAGATAATCCGGCACGCTGACCGTCTGATATCTCAATAACAATCCATGATCCATCTGCCGTTTTAGCTACATCAAGTGTGTAAAATCTAATTTGATCACCAATACGCATAATAGCTTCTTCCAAGAAATCTTTTGGGATTTGATCCGCAGAAGTCGGTTTCGCATCACAATCTTCCATCACCCAATAAAATCCAGTAGATAATACCTTGCCATCCAAAACAAAAATACGATATTCGGTTGAAATAGGGCATGATTGACCGTCCCATGATAACCTCTCAAGCGGTACATATTCTCTGGCCACAATATCTTGACCCTCAAATCGTGAATCCGCATTCATGGAAATCATTAAATCAATTGCTGCCCTCTTGTTTTCAGCAAACATCTTTTTCCAGCAGCTTTTGTCTGCCTTGGAACCTTTAAGAATAAAGGATGTATTTTCTGGTAAAGTAGAGAAATCTGTATAAGTTTTAGGAGTTAATTCCTGTAGATCCCATGACCATGATGGACAGCTATCTGCATAAACATATTCACGCAATCCATTTAATAGGACTCCACCAAGACGTTTTACATCACGCTGAACACGTTTAGGCCAAGGCCACATCGTATGGCGGGCAATTACCAAATCGCCATCCTGGATATCCAATATTGACTCTGTAATCACCCATGAGGTATGATTTTTAACAGCTTCCAATTCTCCGTCATCAAGGATAGATGGATCATGCAAAAATATAATTTTAGCCATTTCACTGCAACTCCGGTTCTTCTGCGTTAAAAACAACATCAATAGGATTTTTACAATATCTTACCGTCGCAGACTTAAGAACAAACAATTCATTTCGTTCAAAAGTAGCACCGGAACTAGCAAATCTAGCTTGATGTTTTTCTGGTAATAATTCCAACTCTTCTGTGGTGAATGGCTTCTTTACTAGCCTTCGCTGAATAGCCGTGCCATATTTTTGATTCTCGGATAGAGATTCCCAAGAATGTTTTTCTGCGGCAACGATCATGTTACGCTGTTCATAATCACTCTTTCCATGTAACTCATTTGAACTAAAAAATGACCTTGCATAAGCTTGAACGGAATTCTTTGAAGCGTCCTGTTCACGCCATGATACTGCTATACATGCATCGCCCATAGAAGGAACATTGAATACACGACAATCAAATGTAGCATGCTTTTTACCATTGAAAACAGCACAACCAGATTTTTCTAATAAGCTATTAAATGTAATACTAGCAAATGCCGCAAGACAACTTACTAATTTTTGAACACGACCACCAAAAATAAGCTGACCACCGTTTTCTACATCTGGATGTAGTACAAGAGTAATCTCATCCGATTGCGTATAGCCATAACATGCGCCAGATTCTTGAATTAGAGCTTTTGTCGTGTCTATAAAAGCTTTGTGCAATACAGTGTCAAATGGTCGATGAAAATTTTTTGTAAAAGTATGAAATGCTCTTCCATCAAGACGAATGACTACGGGCAATTTCGCATCCAATAAATGCTCTGCGCTCTTTTCCCATTTCTTAACCTCATCACCAAGAGGATCTTTACTGATAATTTTAATTTCTTCCATTTTTAATCTCCATTATTTCCAAATCAATATAAATCATATAATTTAGCTAATGATTCGTAGAATATCTTCCTACAATCTAATGCATCCTTTAGTGCCGAATGAGCATTGACCTTATCTAATCCGTGATAATCACGCATTGAATCCATTGAAAGATTTTGCTCACCATCAAGGCCCCATGCCAAATACGAAGAAGTTGTTGTGTCAATTGCATATCTTAGAAAGGTAGGTTTTATGCCAAGCACTGCATATTCTGCGGCAATAAAACCTAAATCAAAATTAGGATTCTGGCCAATGATCTTTCCAAAAGACAATAAAGAATATAATTCATCAGCAATACTGACAAAAGAAACAGCTTCCTTGTCCCATACTTGTTGCAAATAACCATTAACTCCCAAAGCGATTGGGTCTGCTTCCACAATATTTTTTGGTATAATCTTCCTACACCATTCTTCAACAATAATACCAGGAGCATTATAAGGAGCCTCAATAAGTTCCTTAATAACAGCAATCTCTAGAATTTCATGTCGATTGCAATCAAGCCCAGTAGTCTCAATATCCAGAAATATACGATATTTTTTATTTTTAATAATCATTGATAATTCCTTTCATGGATAGAAACTCCCCTTGATACAGGCACAAGCAAGGGGCTAACTTGCTTCGAAAACAAAAGAACGAGGTCGCTGCGCTTTAGATTATCTTTTGTCCGCCACAGATGACATCCTACATGTTAGCATTTAATTTGTAAAGACAATAAATTAGTGAATTAATTCTTGCAGTAAAGCTTGCTCACGAAAATAAGTGTAGCCAAGACATACACAATCAGGAGCAAACCAATGGCCATCCATTATTATCTCACTCCGAATCCATAGTTTGATCTCACCACTTTGAGATATATCCATAAGCAGAACATCACGCATTGCAGTTGTTTCATTGGTCGCAGCAACTATATGACCAACTCTAGAACGCCGTTCTAAAATCCTCCATCCCAAGGATATTAGACGATTGCGAATACTTGTGGTCATATGATTCTGAGACCTGTTGTGAATTTCAATGTGGGTTCGATAAGATGGCGGCTCAGAAGAAAATAATAAGCATCCAGAAAAAAATAATATCAAACAAATCAACAATATGCGATTTATCATTAATTTTTTGTGCTCATTGATTTTATTCTTTGTTTATAGATCGTGCTTTTGCCCAGTAGCCCCGTGGCGGTTTGGATATATTATAACTTTTACACCATTTCTCCACAGCTTTATCTGATACATTATATTCCTTTGCGATTTGAATCGTTGGTTTTTCCCAGATTAATTTTTCTAATTGATCCTTTGTTGGTCTTTCGATTTTTCTTGCGCTGTTATGAGAGCAATCATAAGAACAATATTTATAATCATGTAATGTTTTTCTTGCAAAGGGTTTATTACACTTTAAACAAGTAAAAAAATATTCTTTTATCATTTTTTTATTATTTTCTGTTAAATTCAACAGTAATACTTTTTTCTTTTTTCTTTTTAATGGCTTACATTTTTTACAGTATTTATGTGCTGATGATAGCAACATAAATTTTTCATTGCAAATGATACAGTTTTTTTCATTTTCTAATTTTATAAATTTTATATTATTGCAAATAGGTTTTGTTTTTAGAAAGGAAATTAGCTCAGTAATTTTTTTTTATTAAAGATCCAAATATATTTTATCTCTAATACATCCCACCCTTGTTTGATAAATTCTTCTCTTCTTTTTAGACAATAGGGTTTTAGATTCTCTGTGCCTGATTCATAGTGTTGGTTTCCATTTACTTCTATTATTAGATTAAATTGAGGAAAAACTATGTCTGGTGAGAAAAATCTATCAGGAATTAAATTAGGAATTTCTTCTTGGAAGAAAATACCTTCTTCTAATAGTTTTTGTTTTAATTTTTCACAGGGTATAGATTTATTATACTTATGATATTTCCATGGATGTTTATCAGGATTTTCTTTTAGAAATTTTTTTCTTTTATTTGATATGATCGCTCTAATTTCGGCTGTGTAAATAGGTCTAGAAATAAAATGAGATGTATCTAAATTTAATTTTTTTATACATTCAGTACAGCTTTTTCTTGCAGAACTCGCAGTTTTATTATAACCGAATTTATTTAAAACATCAATATAAGAAATTGATGAAGCTACGGCTTCACGTAATTTGGTTTCTTCGAAAATATATTTTTTCATATTAATATATAGGTTCGAATCTATAATTTTGATATTTTTGTACGCCCAGTAGGAGTCGAACCTACATAATACTGCTTAGAAGGCAGTTGCCTTAGCCATTAGACTATGGGCGCAATCACTATCAGTGACAAGAGTTACTATAGCTGATAGTTACCCAGATGTCAAACTGTTCTTTGTTTTTTAAATTTATTGACGATGGACGGAATTAATATTATGGCCTATCGTTCTTTCAGTAAAATAAAACAATATACAATGACTAATAAAACATGAAGAGAAAGAGCAAAGAGAAGTATTAGGTCATCTTTGTCTTTTAATTTCTTCATTTTTCTTTACCGAGAGAAAAATAAAAGGACACAACTAACACGATTGAAAGCAATATCCATTTAATATTTGACATAATTATTTTTTATCTTTTTTTGCTAATTTTGCTAATTTATCGAATAGTTTAGTTTGCATGATAACATCAAATTTTTGTGGTTTGCCATTATCATATGGGATATAATTTTCTTCTGGCTCAAGTGGTTCTATTTCTTTTAGATCACGTTCTTCTGTGCCATGATCAAATTTCTTAACAATAGAAGCAAAACCGCCTGTTCCATATGGTTTTTCAGGCATTTTTTTATCTAATTCTGCTGGTAGATAATCCACTAATTTTCTTTTGGTTGATTCTTTATCGGATTTTGACATTTTAATTTCCTTTGATTCGTTTCGGTAGTAGCCGGGGCCTGAACCTTTTTTATAAATATCGACTGATCCAGGGACATGTTTTACTGGATGAGCCACAGTACCCATAAATCCGGCACGTGTTGGTACATCATCTTCTTCGTCTAATTCTTTTTTATAGTCTGTTTGCCCGAATTCTTTTTTTATCCAATTCACAGGATTCACCAAATGGTTAAACACGACATCACGGTTAGTTTGGCCTCTGTCTGTGGGGGTTGTTTCTTTCCAGCGGTTCAATGTTTTATTTCTTTTTTGAGTAAGTTTCAGATTGTTATCTGTAATTTCATCATCCATTGGATCATACATGCTGGTATCTTTTGAGTTTAGGCTCATGTTTAGCTCTTCTGGTTTGTCATAATGCCCATGACCAAAAGGCTCTCCACGCACGGCTTCACGTCCACCGGGAAGCAATTGTGGTACATTATATCTTTCTTCTTCTGGCGCATCAGGATCTCTATCTTCGTCTTCATCATCTGGTATATGCTCTATTGGATTAGATAAAGTATTCATTGCGGGAAACCCTTGTAAATCTCTATAGTTTCCATCTGATGGTCCACGCTCAGTGACATAATAATACGAAGGTTCTATATCATTTTCTGGATCTAGCAGTTGGTCACGAACTTCGTCTTGTCCTGGCAAAAGGTGAGGACGATCATCATATACTTCGGATGATTCCAATGAATCATTTTCATCACGATCCGATCCTTTTTGAGCACGCACAGCAGGCCACATAGAAGGCTCATTAGGGAGGTCTTCTTCTGGATCGACCAATCCCGGCCAGATCTCCGAATCTGCCAGCTGATGCCTATTGCCGAAGCCGTAAGCGCCACCTTGGAACGTACCTGCGCCAGAGAAGTCGCCAGAATTTTCTTTATATAATAATTTGCTAAGTTTTAATGACATATGTTTAAATATGCCAATTGTTGAGGAATGTAATGGTTTTTATATTTTAAAATTTTCTTCAAGAACACCTTGTTCAAATCCAAAATCTAAAATTACTAGTTCTCCACTATTTCTCACTCCCCAATTATCTGGCCTTAGATCATGTGCAGAAATTTTGCATCCGATCAGTAGCTTGTCAATTGCTTGCAGGCTTTTCCCGTGAGCGAACTGCTCATAAAAATAAAAAAATCCTATATTTATAAAAAAATATGAAAACTAATTTTAAAAAAGATTTGAAAACAATCATCAAACAAATTTTGTTGGAGATAGGTTTGCAAGGTATGATACAACTTTCTGCTTTTGATAAAAATATTCAAGCTAATATGCTAGCTGCAATTGAACCGTATAAAACCACAGACCCAGAAAAATATAAAAACCTTAAAGGATTAATAGATAAAGATGTTGTTGAAGAACTTCTAAAAAAAGTCGATGACGCCAATAAACCAACCGCAACATTGCCACCCGCCGCAAGAAGTGATGCTCAACGAGCGGAAATGCGAAAATGGAATAGATAAGTTGACTTTATTATATTTGAATGCGGTAGGTATTTTTGGTATTTCAATAACTTTTTGATCATCAGTGCCACAGACGACTCTTCAAGAATTTTCTCCAATTGGTTTAAATCTAAAATTTTATTACATGAGCAAAAAACCCACGGGTTCATCCTGTGAGTAGTTCGCTTGGAAACAACCAATCTCGTATGTTTGCGAACATACTATCTTCATAAAGGATATTGACTAGTGACATTGTGATGGTTAGATTTAGAATGATATTATTTGATACGACTATATTTATTTTTCCTTATAACCGTGCTAAAATAAGCTCCAGCAGAATTGGATGTCACTAATTCGTCATATGTTTCTTTGTTTATTCCGTGATATGAATATTGGGTTCCGTTTTGGAATGTTAACTCTAGAATATTCATCAGTGTGTCATATTTCGCAAATGCTAAATTTGAAGAATTTACAAAAGTATGCAATAGGTAACGTTCTTGATTTAGAAATGTAGTTTCCATTTTATCTCCTAGTTAGTTTTATATATAATAAAATAAGGTACAATATGAAAAAAGGCAGTTTATGCTTTATAAAAAACAAAAAGAATGCATTGAATCCTTATGTGGTTGTTTATTCTGATATTGACGAAGTGCTAAAACAAAGAAATAAAAATAATTCTTGGCTACCGTGCATGACAACTTCCGCTAATATAAAGAAATTTTTACCTACAAAGCAAAGAGTATTGCTTAAATCTTTAGAGGAAACATTTTTATTAATTGAAGAACTAAAAGATGATAATGGAAGTTTTTATTATCATTGTCTATATAATGACAGTTGCGGCTGGATTATTGGAAGTAAAAAGAATTTTACAATAGAAGAGAAATCAGATGACAAACACTAGAGCATTACAAAGATTAATTGAAAGAATGGAAGAGTTTCTTGACGAATATAAGACAGAATTGGATGCCGACGAGGCTTCTACTGTTGATGATGCCATTTCTGTTATAGATCGTATAAAAACAGATTTGGAATCCGGTAACGATGAAGAGGATGACGATTACAAATAATTTTTAATTCGATTTTATTATTTCAAACGGCCTATTGATATCGAGCCTGACTTGATAAGCCTTGTTTCCGCTCAGAACTGTTATTTTCTTATTCGTCCAGCTGCACGTACTGTAAAATTTTTTTCTTTTTAATATTTTTATATTTGTCACAATAGCCTGAGTTTTACTAAAAACAATCAAATCACCAGATTCAATTTCATTATGCTGTTCTACTATTTCGATTGGAATAATATGTTTCAGCTTATAAAACCAAGTTATATTTGTTTTTTGAGTTGATTCCCAAGGTTCATAAGTTTCTTTTGTATCATGATTATATTTTTTAAATATTTCAATTCCTACGGCACGAATATAGAATTTTTTTCTCAAAGTGAATAGGACTTCGGCTTCTTGTTTGTTGCTTATTAGTTTATATTTTCCATCATGCAGAACAATGAAAGATTTTATTTTTGCAACATAGTTTTCAATATCTAAATCTTCAAATAATTCATCTAATTTGATACCATAATTACTGATAATTGTATCTTTTTTATATGACTTAGAAAACATGTCCAAAACAAGAACTTGTTTCCACCAACTGTGCAGATCGATATGATCAAAATTACAAAGCAAAAATGCTTCTGTTAATATCCTTGGTTTTACTAACCTACCGAAATCATTCAAATCTATCTTTTTGCTCATGAATAATAAGTAGCATAAAATAAAAAAAGGCAAGTTATAATAACTTGCCTTTAAAAAACTGAAATCAGTTTTTAACCATCTAAAATCTATAGATGGTTTCTAACCATTACCTTCACTCTGTTTCTTGTTCGCCATCACGCTCCGAATAAAACCGAGCCAGTGTTTCATAAAGACGCCGAGCCTGTGAGCCGTTCAGTTCTAGACGGGCTGTACGGCGGCTATCACGACGAGTACGGGACAGTGGAACGATCATTTCCATACGCATGGCCTTTTTCTCTCCACGTTGTTCAATCGATACACCAACTGTACGGGCATTTGACGCATCAAGATTGATACGATTGCGATGTGAGGTTGAGTTTGGCCGAGTGCCAATGCGAACTAGTGAATCGTAAGAAGTAGTTGTTGTTTCATATTTTGACATATTTTTTACCTTTATTTGGACGCCGAAGTAGCGCCCCTTTCTGATAAACAGTATGCCATAGTGTTAATGATAAGTCAATTGATTAGTAGCGTCTATTCATCTTGCTCGTAATCTTTTGTAAAGTCCTCTTCGGTTTGCTCTTCTTTTAAGTTTTCTTCTTTACGTTCAATGATTGGTATATAAATCCGTAAATATTCTGCTTGTACGAAGCGATCTCTTTTGTATGGGCTATTTTTTGGACGCAAACGTTTTTCTTTTTCATGTCGTGAACTCATATAATTTAGTACCTGTTCTTTTTCCTTTCTTTGTTAAGAACTATGTTAGGCGTTGTATTGAAATTAGGCGTTTCTTCTGAAGATGTAATGACCTCTCCGGATTCTTGTGTATCTTGCTTGGTTTTTGTATCTACTGCCTCTGCTTCACTCATTACATTTCCTTCAGCCACTGCTTCTGTTGCGGCGACTGAATCCGCTGTATCAAGTTGACTGATAGGCTTGACGGTAGTGGTTGCTTCTGTAGCCACTTCTATTTCATGCTGTTGTATTGCTAGTATTTGATGAACGGATTCTGGAATTGTTGGGATGTCGGTTTTTTCAACCGGTAATTCTATTGGCAATAAAATAACTGGTACGTCTGTCTCAGCTTTTTTTATAAGCTCTTGTAGAACTGCGGCGATAGAATGATTAAGACTCCAAGAGGAATTCTCTAGTAAATTCTCTAGAGCTTCCTTTGAAGTAATTGAATTTACAGAAAGCCAATTTTGTAATGATATTTTTTTCCTTATTAGGAAAGATTCTAGGTTTGGTGCGGTTGATTTACTGTTTGGTTTACCTGCTGGCATTTTTCATCTTCCTCTTGTATGCTAAGAGTTAGGATATCGCCAATAACTTCATGAATGTCCTGCCGCATAATTAAAGACAATGCCTCATCTTCGTCTATAGGATGACCAAGTTCGCTAGAAACACTACGAATAAACTTCTTCATACCAGATAGAAGAATGTTTCTGGCGGTTGCGTGATTCATTTTATATCCTAAATCAGTCATCTTAGCGGCAATTGTGCGATAGTCTTCACCTTCAGTTATAGTTATATATTTGTTATTCATTTACTTGTTTCACTTTCCATTTTTATAATTTTATCACTTTCGAAGCCATACCGTTGCAACAAGATGTGTTTTTCTCTTGTGCTTAGCTCTTTAAATGCCTTAACGCTTGCCAAGATTATTTTCTTTTTATCAAAACCAAGTGAAAAATCCGAAGTATCGCTTGGTATAATATCTCTTAGGGATTTATTAGCACTGTCGCCAGATGAAGAAATTGGCATATCTAGACAAATATGATTCCAGGTTTTAGTTTTATTTGCAGCTTCGATCGAAGCAAACATTTTTTCTGTCATCCCGATTTCTTCGAGAGTTTCTTTGGAAATATCTCTAACTAGGATTGATCTCTCTTTTGCTAAATTTTCTAATTTATTTCTTGCTGTTCGGATATGAGACGGAATATGAAAGATAGGCTCTTCGTCCAATAAATAAGAGTTTACACTTTGACGAATCCACCAAGTAGCATAAGTTGAAAACTTAAAACCAAGTTCTGGTTTATAACCATCGATAGCATCGAACAATCCAAGATGGCCTTCTTGCAGTAAATCATTGCGTAATGTCTTGTGTTTTGGCTTTTTGCTATAAAATTTATTAATAACGAATGTAACAAGCTTTGCATTTCTTTGCGCTAAATCATTACGAATTTTTTGGTTAGAAGTAATAAGTTTACCTTCCTCGCTAAGAACCTTGGTTGTTTGATAGAATTTAAATAAATCTATATCATCTATCGTTGCTTCTTTTTCTTTCATAAAATCTCCTTATACAAATCATAACACATTCTTTTTTAAAATCAAGTGTTTTACAAATATTATTTTTCTTCCTATTATTATATCATAAACTATGATAAAATTACCAGAAGAAAGAAAAATACAAGACGTAAGAAATGTCCCATTAGAAGTGGGAAAATTATATGAATATGTCTGTAAATGGCAAAGACCAATGATGCAGAAACCAAGGGGAAAATATATTTCAACTTGGTCAAACTCTATGGTATCCCCCGGTGAAACTTTTATGATTATAGAAAAATTACCGAGAACAATATCATATGTTAAAATCTGCGTAATAGCAACAGGAAGAATAGGCTGGATTTATACTGGGTTCACTAATGGTTCTTGGCAATGCCGCAGTGATTCACTATCCGATATAATGAAAAAATTAATATGATTGATCAAAAAGATTATTGCCATTGCTGCAATAAGTTACCAGAAGAAGGAAATATAATCCTGCCTTCTTCTGGTATCCTTCGTGGCAAAGAAAAAACTAAATTTACTGGTATGATCATTGTTAAAAACAGACCCATTTGTGGTGAACTACTCACAGGACAAGCCTATGAGCTTCTAAAGAGTTTGTCTCTAGAACTTTAAGCACTTCACCGAAAATTACCGCTGGCAAGCCAGTTGGTTTTATATTCTCTCCATGCTCGTAATCGTTCGTTCCAAACGATATCGGAAAAATTAATTGCTCCGATAATTTTAATTATTATGCAAAATATGTTTTTGTTTAAATTATTTTAAATTGAATCGCATTCATCCCACAGGACGAGCCTGTGGGTTTTCTGCTCATGCAATAAATGCAATAGATATTTTGAATTTTTCTATTGATTACCTAAACATCCACCAGAACTCTTTTTTCAATTCTGAATCAAATTTCACCGCATTTTTATTAACGCCATGAGGCAATTTTTTACCTTGAAATTTATTTTCTATATCCTTATAGCCCCTGCTCATACCAGCCAATAAAGAATTAGCCATAGTTTGATTCGCAGCCATCATCCCAAGATATCCTTGCTGGGCAGCACTTGGTGTAAAAATCTGCAAACCAACACCCATTGCCAAAATAAGATCATCATGGCGTTTTTTCAATGCCTGCCCACGCTTACCATTCCAGATAAATGTTTCCATTTGCTCAACAAATCTAAGAGAATAAATCTTTATCTGATGATTGCGGATAACTTGCTCTAGATTCTCAAGTATAGGCTCTCTGTTTTTTGATGTGATCGTAAAACCGGGTAGAATATCCTTCTTCTCATCCGGCGTCATGCCTACCATCTTCTCTGCCAAATCTGGATCGTAGTATACGTTTTTATATTCTGAGTCTCTTAGCTTGATTGCTGTGGCGATCCCTACTGTATTTTTTTCATTTACGATCAGTGCATCATTGTATTTTTTACCAATTTCAATCAAAAATTCACCAAATCTATCTGGTGCAATTTTACCCATATATTCTGCGACCACTTCGCTTTCATTGGTATCAAATATATGGAAAGTGGAATAATCTTCTGCATCTCCTCTAGCGACATCGGCGGCAATAACATATTTATGCTCAGGGATTGGAGTCTTCCAGATATGCATGTCATTGCCTTTGCCATTAGGACCAGCATATCCAATTGGAGGATATGATAGGTTTCTTACATAGTCAATATCTGCTTGAGAAAAGAAAGTTAACGCCGAACTTTCGAAGGAACAATTATGAACGACCAATCCATTAACAATATATGAATGGTCTTCTTCAACCTCTATATTGTAAACGATGGGGCATTTTTCCTTATCAAATCGTTTGTATTGTATATTGCCAATGATTTCATCATTAATTAATTTTGTACGGCTACCGGATTTCTCTAATGATGTTTTATTTGTCTGCAATGCCTCAAGTATAGTAGGAGATGGTAATAGGTCAACTCCATCTATTTCATAGTATCCAGTTTTATAATTTATTCTACCATAATGGCCGAATGCCGCCAATAATATTTTAATTTGGCTAAGCAACTTCGGAGATCGTGTTACTACCTTTATTTTTTTACCAAAATTATTAGATGAAGCAGCCTCCAAATGATCGCCATCACCATCAAAGTGACCAACTAAATAACCCTTAATGAAATCGATATTTGTAGATAAAAAAGTGTCAAATTTCAGGTATTTTTTTGTTGCATCTCCTGCGTTTACAAAATTCCTATAAAGCTCAATAATATATTTGTTGCTGGTATGGACCGTAAAACACTTACTATATGATCTAATATTTACACAATATTTTACACCAAGTTTATCATAGAAGTCTGTTATAAATTTTCCAAGAGTATCTAGTTCGTTGGTATGAAAAGCTAACTGTAGATTTTCTGTTAATGCACGACCCTTTGAATAATTTTTATTAACACATCCTTCAGCTACACACAAACCAATATACCTACCAAGGTCAAAATCAACATCTACCATTCGGTTTATCGTTTCGGAGCGTTGCCTCCAGTAGCTAATTTTACCATCTGGCATCATTTTCTTCTTTTGAACATCAAAGGACCATAAATCGATTTTATCCGTAATTTTTCCAATGATATTATTAATATAATTTGCTGGCTGAAGTGAAGAAAAAAATCTATCGGCATATGTTTTCTGAAATTTATCAATCTCATCAAGAGAATAAAAATCAGATTTAATACCTTCGTCTATTATCTTTTTCCATGGCGATACAGTAGAAGTGCAATGAAATTTTTTACCATACAAAGGATGATTTCCTGTAATCAAAAGGTCTTCTTCTCTATTGCATGGCACTGAGACTTGATACACGTTTTCTTCTTGGTCTACTAGCCTAGACCCTACATTTATTACTGGTTTAAATCTTCCTTTATGAGTAAGTACCATGTCCCCAATGGAGATATCACTGGCAAATTTAAACCCATCAAATGTCTGAATACGAGACTGTGGCCCAACACATAATAATTCCTGAGCTATTCCCTGGGAAGACATAGCTCTTGATTCTTCCTCAAACCATTTATCATCACGCTCTGGGTGCACCGTCCATGGTAATTTTATTCCGTGGAATCCATTTTTCCCTACAGAAGTACAATGTAAGCCAATTTTATCTTTTTCATATTCATTGGTATCTGCGCCCATCCATAATTGATAAAAGAAATTTTTACCTTTTGGAGATGAGAACATGATTGCTCGACCGCCAGTGCTAAGCGTTGGTTTTAAACCAAGCCATAACTCTTCTAAGTTTTCAATATGAGCACATTCGTCTATCACGAGAAGCGTAACCGCTGATGAGCGACCCGCATCGGCAGAGGTTGGGATTGCAGTTATTCTTGAGCCATTATTGAATTTGATATATTTTACAGATTCTGCTTCAGGCTCTGTGAGGTCCAACATATTGAGCATCCAAGCTGGTAACATTTTGAATGCTGTGCGTATTTTTTGAATCATTGCTTTACCAACTTCTAGTTTGGTAGCCATGATCAAAATTTCGGCATCTCTACGAAACAATGCCATCCACAAGCAATATGCTGAAGTGGTAGTTGATAAACCAAGCTGACGACCTTTTACTACTATATTAAATCGATAGTTTAAAAAATCATCAATGCATTGCTCTTGAAATTTATAAAGTTCAAAAGGCAAACGTCCTTTTGTTGGGTGCTGGATATAGAGGTATTTTTTAATGAAATACATTGGTTCTTCACCGCATTTCATTATTTCGTCAACTTGCTCTTTTTTATTTAACGCCATATTTTTCGATAATTTAATTATTCAAAACTCAGCTTATATTGGCCAAGCATTCCAATCTGAAAATGCAGGTTTTCTCTGTGTTATATGCTGACATGCCAATATGTTCAATGCCTTCTTGGATTGTGGAAGAATCTAGGCTTAGTTTTACTGTTTTTGGTGCTGGTTCTTCATGTTTTTCTACTTTTGGTTCAAGTAGGTTTGATTTTGTATCAATTGCACGTTTATATTCATCGGCAATTCTTTCAAGTCTTTGTTTGATTATTTCCAGCATTTCTTCTCTATATTTGCGTCTCATTTCGTGATACATGTTTGTACCACCGAGGCGAACAATTATTTGAGCTTTTATTTGAATAGTATTTTCAAGCGGCATGGTCATTTTGACAAAATGGTTTGGGTAAGCTTTTTCAGAAGATTTACCGAAACTTGTATCAAGCAGACCTGAAAGAATTCTATAGCGAGCACGTTGTTGAATAGGCATAATAATTTAATCCTTTTGCTGGATAAGTATTGAATTCATTTAAAGTTTATTTGGGGCAAAAATACTAAGTGTCTTCTTTCCATATATAATTTCCATCGTTCGCTGCTTTTGTCTGGTGTTTCGTTGCTACTGGCCCAATTTAGTTCGCACATATGGCAGCAAGTATGGTTTCTGTAACTTTCAGCATCTTCTGCTTGCTTCATTGGATATTCGCATGTAGGGCAAAAGAATGGAATGATGATTTTATCGTTATTCAGCGGAGATATAACCACAACTTTGCCGCCATGAAGAATTTTTATATTCTTATCGTTATCAATAATATTTTGTTGCATATGCTTTAATATTTAACATATCGCCATTAATGTTTGAAATAACGTCAGTTGCTATGAATATTGATTGTATTTGTAAAATTTGATAGACAACAAAGAATATGCCATGATAATTAGATATCATATGGCAACAATTAGAGATTATAGAATAGTTTATGGAGTAAGCCCAACCAGAGTTCCAAAGTATATCATCAATAGGCTATTGGAAAACAATGATACTTTATCAGAAACGGAAGCGAAAGAAATAATTTCTAACAAGAAGCTTATTGCAATCGTTCCAGAAAAAATATTCGCAGAAGTTAATAGGGTCACGCAAAATTTCAATATTCATGTTTTAAAAGAGCCTTATAATTTAAACACACTAAAAGAAATTAATGATGAAGACTTGGCAGATAAACAAAAAATATTATCAAAATTCTTAGGTGCTAATCAAGACGAGTCCAAACGAATAATTCCATTAAACGATAAAAAATTTGATATAGGCAAAAAAGTTGATTGGTTGGTAGTGGATGAAAGTGATGTAACGAGGAAAGAAATACTTTTTCTTAAAAGCTTAAATACCGAAATAGGTAAATTTGAAAAACCAATTAATATACTCGTTAGATCAAGTGTAGAAAAAGAAAAATTTAAAATTTTTTATAACGTAACGCAAATAAAAAAACATGATCTTGTACAGGGTGGGGCTGACTTTTTAATAATTGATAATAAAGGCAAAGAAATTGGTTCGTTTTCTTACAAACATCAAGAAGGCAAAAGTATAGCAGAAAGATATAAAGGTTTTATAAAAAAATTAGCGTTTTATATAAAAACTGAACAGTACAAGAAATTATCTGACGTATTTCAGGATTTTGTAAATAAAGTTAAATCGTATCAGGACAGCATATATCCTGATAAAATACCTCAAATATATAAAGATTTTTTGACTAAAGAAATTGAAGAAGAATTCATAAGCTTTCTTTATCATGACTATGGAGAAAAAAACTATGATTTCGTCATGTTTTCAAATGAAGTACCCATGTTGAAAAAAAATAATTTAACAGATGAATATTGGGAATTATTTCCTGGTGGAGATGGTAAAATATTCATTTCTGAATTACCTAGCGAAGAATTAGGGAATTATAAACCATATCTTATGGCTAGATTTGGCTCCGGTGGAACCGGAGGGCTTCGATATTTTATTGCTCCTAAAATAAGGGCAATGGCAACTAATAGCAAAAACATTGATGATATCGATCAAAAATTAAATAATGCTGATATATTGAAAGAAATATATAGCTCTTTGTTAGAAGAATCTAAGATTAGATAGCCTATTATCCGCAAACACGTGGTCGCAAAGCTCTGCAAACCCTGTTGCTATTTTCACGATTTCGTTCAACTTCCACTTGAATCCGATTTGAAATACTAATCGCATTTCGTGCATATGGAGTTCCAGTAGCTGTTGCATGGCAAAGACCAGTGCGAAACCGACGTGCGGCACCTTCCCAGGTATGACAAACTTCGTAAGATCGCCATAAAACTCTTGCGGCTTGCAGTGGCGTACCAGCAACATGCCGCTGCTGTGCAGAGATTGGCGCTCCCCAATTTCCACCTTCTCCTCGATCACATCCTAGATGCGTTTCCATAAATCCGATAGTTGCAATCATCTCAATTGGCATTTCTGGGTATGATACCCGTGATGCTTCTAGTGTTTGTGCGATATATTCTCGTCGCTCAATGATGCAACTTCGTGCTGGGGAATGAGGAAATAGAGTGATAAAAGCGGTGACTAATTCTAGTCCTGTCATTGTTTTTTTCTTTCTTTTTTATGACCAATTAAATTATTGGTCTTTGTTTTGGCAATTTTTAATTTGCCATATTAGCGTACCTAATATTGACACCCGCTAGGTGTCAATGGTTAGGCGCATATGATACGATCGATATTATCGATTTGGTTAACTTAACAGAATTACTGTTATCAGTAATTATTCGTGGACCGTGGCAGAGTCGAACTGCCGAAAACTGTATGCGTGCCAGTTTATTTTCCAACTAACTTAACGGTCCAATGTTATAGAAGCCTTTGTTTCGGAAGCGTAAAGGCTTGTTTCCAGCTTCTATACCATATCATCTATATAGTGATCTCAGAATGATTCTACACCTTCTTGAACACGTTGCGTAATAATTTCAACTGCATGATTCAGATGCCCTTCATCACCATGAAGTCGGTATGCGCTCCAACCATCAGACAGAGCGGAATATTCATGAAGAGTTACTTGACCACTAATTTCTCGTAGAAGACCAACGGCTTCAATATCATTGTGATGATTCACACTATCCCAAGAAGAATGCCTAGCTCGAATTGAGAATTTGCCAAGGCTCTCAAGGAGTGATCGGTCTTGTTCGGATAGTTTGCGTGTACGTGTCTTAGCCATTTTGATACCTATTATTTCTAACTGTTTTAGTTATGTGGCTACCACCTTGGCGGCCACATACACACATTAGCATTGATATTTTAAGGAGTCAAGTAGTTGTTTGTAAGAATGGTCAGTTAGAAATAAAAGACTCTGAGCCATTGTCATGAATGGAGAGTATCGTGCTTGCCGCTTCTTTTATTTCATCGACATGAGTGATAATCAAGATAGCTTTAAAGCGGTTTTTGATAGTATTCAGCAATTCAATTACTTTTGAAATATTGTTGCCGTCGATTACTCCCATGCCTTCATCTTGTATAAAGATGTCAGGCTTAGGAAGGCTTGAGAGGCTTATTAGAGCCACCCGAATAGCGACGCTTGCAATCATCTTCTCCATGCCACTAGCAAGCTCTATGACCCTCCTAGAGTCCTTATCTTCAATGAAAACATCTAGAGTATTTGATCCGACTTCTGTTTCAAGGAAGATGCGAAAAGGTACAATTCCGGCCAAGATATTATTTAACTCAGCGTTAATGGCTGGTAATTGGCTTTTTAGAATAAAGGCAGGGATTCCATTTTTTGAAAAAGCTTGAACGATACTATCATATACCCTTTGTTCTTCTATTATTTCCTTTGCCTCTGCCGCTTCGGCATTTAGGTGCTCTAGTTTATTTTTATCTGCTCCAATATTTTGATATATTGTTTGTAGTTGCCCCTCTAACTGAGATATTTTGCGGGCTAGTTCTTTCTCTTCTTCAATTTTTTCATTAAATGATTTAGTACCAAATGATTCAAGTTCGATTTTTAGTTTATCTTGCTCTTTTTTAGAAACATCCAATGTATTAGTTAGCGATTCTATGTTGCCATTGATTTGCTCAATTTGCTTGATTGCGGCTTCAAGCTTAATAGAATTTGACTGAATAGTCAATTGTAGCTCATTATGCTTTTGTATGCCTTCTTCGATTTTCTCGTTCTGTAATATCTCATATTCTTCACGAACACCATCGAAGGATGCTATTAGCTTAAGGACTTCTTCTTTTTGTGTTTCATGTAAGTTTTTATCTTCATGGCTATCTTTTATATAATGGCATGATTGGAATGATGTTCCGCATGGGACCAAATCAAGTTTTCGGATTGACTTAACTTGGCTGTCTAATTTTTGTTTTTCTGCGCCAAGTCTTGCTTTTGTTTCATGGTATTGCTTACCAATTGTTTGCAGTAGCTCTTTTTTAGCTTTTAAATCATCTACAGATAGAAGTTTAATCTGCTCCTGATATTGTTTTAGATTATTTTCAAATATGTTACGTTTTTGTTCTACTGTAATTTTTTCTGCTGCGGCAAGACTTATTTTTCTTTCTATGTCTTCTACGGCTCGATTGGATTTTTCCAATGTTTTCTGGATATTGTTTAGTTTGACAATTCCTCGCTGCTGCAAAAACATTAGCAAATTTTCTCTAGACGTTTTAACTTCTTCTAATTCTGTTTTTAGAGTTGTAATATTATCTTGTTTTGATTGCACGGCTTCTTGAAGAAGTTTACCGGCTTGATCCCAGTCTACATTTTGAAATTTCTTAATTTTAGCATTATATCCAGATAATTCTTCGCTGGCCATTTTATTTAATTTTTCGAATATATCAAGATCCAAGAACCGATTAAGGATAGACTTACGTTGTGTGGCACCTTCATCAATAAATTTATTCATTCCTCCTTGATTAGAGAATGCAGTGAGCAGAAAATCTTGTGAGTTTCCGATTAATTTGCGGATAACTTTGTCTGTATCGGTTCGTGTATCACTGTTTTCGTTAATTAACTCTTCTCTGCTTCCATCTTTATTAACCTTTGAAAGTTTTAAGGTAGTTGCAGCTTTTTCTTCGTCAAAAATACCACCACGCTTTTTTGCTTTTTCCACTTTGCGTTCAATGACATATTCTACGCCACTTACCTCAATGGTTACACTTGAAGAACCAGCAGTTTTATTTTTATTAATAATGTACGCACTTTTAACAGGGCCACGATCTGTCGTGTTATACAAACCAAACATCAGTGCGCCAACAATGCTACTTTTACCTAGTCTATTATTTCCAAAAATACCAGTAATACCACGAATTTTTTCAAAATCGATTACATTGTTTTCACCGTAACGATAAAGATTACTAAATTCTAATTTTTTAATTGTCCAAGACACATCCCGCACAGAGTCTTCTTCTGATGAACGAACTTTTTCCAAAGAAGCTTTAATATAATCCTTTGCTTTAATTTTTTGATCTTCGGACAATGTGGATTTATAGTCTCTTACAATGAAATTATCATAAAGATCAAACAAAGTGCTTGGATCATTTCTTAGGCTAATTTTTTGTATGCCGCCAGCAATATCTAATTCACTAATGTTCGTTGCTACATCGGCTTTAATAACAACCTCTGAGGCTTTGAGAGAATTTTTTAATTTCTGATGTAGTTCTTTGATTTGAACGTCAAATATTTTTTCGCTTGAGGCTATGCGAATTCTTTTGTTGAGAAGATTACCATTGCAAACATCAATTGCACTATCTACCGTTTCCTGAACGCTTCCCATCCATGGGACTGTGTTAAAAGAATATTCGTTAGGAATATCTTTAAAAGAAACATCCCAATCATTAGCAGAACGAATATCCCAAACAAGATATCCTTTTGTTTTCATTTCACCATAATTTTGCTGTATGAATGATCCTGGGTATCCAATCCAGGGTTTTAGATCTCTTGTAACGCCAGAATGGGGTCGGTGTCCTAAGAATTGGACTTTATGAATATCTCCAAGCATAGCAAAATGATATTTTTCAAAAATTGAGCGATCTACCTCGCCATTGGACATAACCCAATCACTATCCACTTCACAACCAGTTACGGAACCATGAAATAGGGCGATATTAATCATATCTTGTTTTGGCGAGACGGATTGCCAGCCATCTTTATCAAAACAAGACAAAACGCAAAGATTAATGTTTGTGTTTGGGATGGTATGGTTTACGCTTTGCTTGAAGAGCGTAATATTTTTATTGTTCATGGCTGCGATAATTGGCGAAATAGTATCTTGACGGTTTTCATTTGTAAGATTGCCGTCATGATTTCCAAGAATCAAATACAATGGAGCTATTTCTGCCAACTCACGAAACATCCATGTAATTTTATCAATCACTTCTGGTGTAATGCCAGTAGTTTTTGTGTGAAAAAAATCTCCTGTGCCAATAATATAATCTGGTTTTACATCTTCACGTAGTTGTGAAAAAAAGTTATTAAATGCATTGGTATATTCTTCATGACGTGTAATACCACGCCAGTGAACATCACTAAATTGAACTATTTTTGTCATTAAGTTTCTCCAGTTTTACTCTAGATTAGAGCATTAAGTTTCTCAAATAATAAAGATCATCAAACTCTACAACATGTTTTCCATCATTGATTAGATCAATAAATCTATCTCTTTTCATTTCGCCAGGATCTTTTATTTCTTCTGGCAATATTAAAATACGAACATTTACATCGTAATCATAAAGCGATTTAGCTATATCAAGACTGGCACGTTTTGCATCGCTATCAAGACAAAGCAAAACTGGTGTTTTATTTGTTGCGATCTTCTGGAATAATGCATACTCTTTTGTTAACTCTTTCCCAAGCAAACAAGTTGCATTATCATTCACTTTAAATAAATCAAATGGACCTTCGACGATCGTTAATTCTTCTGACCAATCTATATTGATTTCATTTATAATAACCGTTTCTCTATGAAATCTTGGATTAAAATACTTTGGTTTTACGCTTGGTCTGTGTGTTCTAGAAGTGAAAAAATTAAGATTACCATCTTGATCGTGTGATGGAATAAGAATTCTATTTTTATAATTTAAATCCAAGGCGGTAATGCCAAGTTTAAAATACCAAAAATCTCTATATGTAACACCCCTTTGCTTTAGATATTTTACTGCTTGACGAATATAATATGGGGCCTCTGGGTTATCGTAGTATTCCGCAAGAAGTTGAAAGCCTCTGGGCAACTCTATTGCCTGTTCCTGAGCTTTAAAGGCTGCTTCTTCGGCATCCGATATCAGAGACGCAGCATTGAACGTTTTAATGAACTCATCGGCCTGATGGGGCTTATAGCGTTTTAGAAGGCCATAGATTGTTTTTGATTTATAATTACAAACCCAACATCGGGTGAGCCAATTATCGGTTCTGATGGCTAATTTCTTTTTTTCAGTTTCGCCCGTTTTTTCGTGGCAAATAGGACAAAGAACATTGGCATTTAAACCAGCATTTGATAGTTTTGCCGGTCCCCAACACTTCTCTAAAAAATCTATAGCTTGACCTTGTGTATGCATAGATTCAGCATACTATAAGATATAGCTTTGTGTCAAATGTTTTGAATTAGTTTTCTAGGGCTTTACTTCCTCATTACCATTAAGGCAGTCGATAATGATAATCCCCCCCTGTTTTCTTCTTCGCTGTCTTCAATTTTTTTCTTAGGAGGCGCACCAGAAACATATTCAATCTCTAAATACAAATATTCTTGTTCAAACGTGAATTTTTTCATTTGCATGAGCAGGAAACCCACACCCTCGTGGTGTGGGAGGAATGCGAATCAATAATTTCATACATTGAAGTTTTTTCAAAAAAGATACATACTTATCTGTATGCCAAGCATAACGTACAATA